GTGTTAGAATAGGTTACCGTAACTGTGTTAGCGATAGTAACAGGAACCGGAGCCATGACAATAACAGGCTGTGGATTCGTGTTGCTGTATGGAATACCATTAGCTGATGCTGGTACTTGAACTGCGACACGGAAGCCATCCGCGCGCGTGATATCAGCAAATGAATAGGTGTTCTGCGTTGCGTCTCTAATGTTATAAGACATTTGTTATCCTTTAAAGTGCTGAAACTTTAGCTGCGTTCTCGGCTTCCCTACGGTCGGTGTACTTGCCACCCTTGCGTTGGAAAGATTTCTTACCACTATTCCAAGAGAATCGACCATAGAACTTACGGTCGATCTTCCTGATGTAGAACTTCTTTCTTTTGGCGTCGGCTCCGCCTGTGTCGAATGATTCTGATAGAATTTCACACAGACGTTTTGCCATTATGCCTCTTCTTCTTCCTCTTCAGCTGCGGCCTCTGGCTCTTCAGCTGGTGTTTCTACTTGTTCTTCTTCGGCTGCAGCATGCACATCTTGTGCCTGGGCGAAGAAGCTTTGAGCAACTTCTTCACGCTTCGCTTCAACTCGTGCCGTTACCTTAGCTCCAAGAACGTCTAGTACGGCGTCCTCAAACTCTACAGGCTTAGCATTCAGTGCGAAAGCGACTGCGTCCTTCGATTCATATTTATCCATTACTTCGTATCCTCATTCGGCATTTCTGGTAGTTCTGGTTGATCAGCCATTCCTTCGTGGTCTGGATCCAGAACACCTCTGTTGTATTGTGGGTTAAGTAGCTCATCAGCGATCTGCATGTCGATCTCCTCGATCTCCTCATCATCCTGTCGTAGAATGTTCTTACGGATCCACTGATCCGAGAAGTAGATACCACGATAAGGGAAGACTGCCTCAAGTACACCGAGACGGTTATTGATGACTTCACTCTCCTTCAGCTCAGAGAAGTAGTTATCTCGAGCGAATTTGAAGGTGATTCCGTCCTTGATAACCAGCCAATCATCATAGGTTGCAATACCCTTTAGAATGATCTGCTTCTCAAGTACATGTAGGAATAGACGTGAGAACTTAGTACGCAGACGGTCGATGAACTTAGCGAACTTGATCTCGTCACGAGAGATTTGAGTAGCACGACCTAGATCGAACATTGCCTCAGAGTCTAGACGAGTAACAGGAACGTTGAGTGAACGGTATAGCTGCTTCTGGAAGTAAAGGACGTCATCCATCTCGCCAAGGTTCTGGCCGCCTGGAAGAGTCGTCACTTCAGTACCACGACCACCTTCACGACGAGGTAGCCAGAAGTCTTCTAGCATCGTCATGTACTTGCGATCATCACGGATCTCGCCCGAGCCGGCATCATAGACAAGACGATTCTTATGCTTCGTCATGATGTCTTTTAGATACTGCTCACCCTTCATCTTCGGAAGGTTGCCGATGTCCACATACCAGATACGACGTTCTGGGGCGCGTGATAGACGGTAGATGATGGCTGCGTTTTCTAGAGTACGTAGCTGGTTGCACTCACGGATACACTTCTGCATGTGAGATAGAACCATCGTACCATTTGGATCAGTCAGACCTGAGCTTACAAGAACGATAGAGTCGCGAGCAATCTTCAGACCATTTTGGTTAGATACTGCAACTCCAGGAGTCTGAGACTTAGTCGCAAAACCCTGCTCATTGTAGACGTAGTACTCACTGACAGTCTTAGTAACTGCCGCATCTGACGGCATACCTGGACGACCAACAATTGGAGTCTTCTTGACTTCGCGTACTTTACGGACCTTACGAGGATCCAGATAGCGGAGCTCTTTAATTCCCAGCTTCGGATCTTCTACGATTACGTGATAGTAAAGACGGCCATCGATATACCAACGACGGAATACATCGTATGGATTGTGCTTGAACTCAAGTAGTCGGAGGACCGTCTTGAACTCTTCTGCTAGGGCTTTCTTTACTTTGTCGCTTGCCACGACATCATCTAGTACGATATCAACCACGTCCTGGTCGTCGTCTAGGGTAATAGCTTCATTGACGATCTCGTCGACAGCAGAATCTACTTCTGGCTGCTGAGCTACTTCGCGATACTTACTGATCAGATCAGCTTCATTACGTACAGTGCCATCGAGATCGATGGCAGTTCCATAAGATCCACCGGTCGCCGTGGATGTAACAGTGACGGCACCATCGTCGTTAACTTGGGGTGCGAATGAGACAGCCTCGTTGTCGAGCTGTGTCTTCCTCTTGAATTCGAAGCCAAATAGCTGCATTAGTGTCTCCAGGGCAATGAGAGGGGCTTTTGGCCCCTCTCATCTAATCATAAAAGTGACCTTCGGATCTATTTATTAGAGTCCGAAGAAGCTACCAGTTGACTCTAGATCCCACCAATCGAATGCGAAGGTGCAGTCGAAGGTCTCGATCTGGTTCTTATTGTCCCAGCTCAGCTCGATAGGACCAACGTTGGTTGGGAAGATGCCGACCATCTCATACTTACGTAGGACGTCGCCTTCCTTACCGAACTGAGTGATGACTGCATTCTTCTTGTAGTCACGATCAGTACGTAGGTTCTCTACCATTGAGTTCTGGTACGTTGACCAACGCTCAAGCATATCACGAACTGCGAAGTCTTCATCATTCATGATGTTGACGTTCCAGTCTGGGAATGTACGGTCGCCGGATACCTTGATATCACGACCGAAGTAACCAACAGGAATCGACTCGACGATAGCTGGTGGAAGTTGGGTTGCACGGCACATGAACTTGAACTTTTCAATAGCGACGCCCGAAGCAGTTCCTGCAGGTGGATTGTTGATTTCCACCTGGAAGAGCGTAGGACGAGCACCATGGAAAGTCAGACCACGTGACTTAAAGTCTTGCACGTTAAATGCCATTGGTTTTCTCCTCTATACTACTTATTAGAACTGGCCGACGATCTCATTAAACTGAACACCGCTACGAACCGCAACGAAGTTAAGCTGAATGTTATTGATTGCCCTGTTTGGCTTGACGTAGATATCACCAACGAAGCTCTCTGAATCGATTACTTCAGCAGTGTTATTGGTAGCGTCGCAAACCACTAGGAAGTCCGTTACACCACGACGGCCCTGGATATCACGAAGATATGGAACGATCTTGCTGCGGAACTGTGCACGGGTGAAGTCATCATTGAACTCGAATAGTAGGCTCTTGCTGTAGTTAGCGATTGCCTTCTCGATCGTGATGAATAGACGACGTACGTTGATGTGCGCGAACGGTGAAGCCTTACGCAGTAGCGTCTTATCGCCGAACAGGATAGTACCTGAACCTGGCTGGACGATTACTGGGTTGATCGAGTGCTTGTAAAGGATGTCACGCTGAGCCTTGTTTGGGCTATACGCAAGCTTTACAGCATTCTTGATCTGTCCACGGTTCTGACCCGCTGGTGACCACCATGAGTCATTCGTGTGATCAGTACGGACACAGAGTCCAGCGATATCACCGTTTAGTGGGATCCAACGATAGATATCATTGTACTTGTCGTACATGTACTTGTAGCCTGAGTCCATGAAAGCGTATGAGCTTGCACGTACTAGGTTAGCGAACTCTACAGCAGCATCTACTTCACGTCCAATGTTGCCAACCACAGCCTCCTTAGGAGGTGAGATGAAGCTCATGCAGTCCTTACGAACTTCAGTGATATTGTCGATGATGTAGTTGGTTAGAGTTGCATAGTCCGAAAGACGAGCCTTACCGCTTAGGATTAGACTTACGTCGATGTCCTCTGCGTTCTTAAAGATGTCGTAACCCTGTGCTAGGTTAGCAAGAGCGATAACATCCTCGCCGTCACCATCAGTACCACCAGCCATACGGACACTTAGTGGGGCGTCGGTTGAAGGAGTAACAATAGTGTTAGCATTTGCGGCAGGAGCACCGTCACGGTCAGAAGCAACCCAGACATACTGTGAGTCTGCGTTGATGACGGTACGGAAGTGGTTGGTTGAGTTATCAGCAGTCTTAGCACCACGAACACGAGACAGACCGAAGAAGGTCTCAAGAACAGTACCAGGAGTGCCGGTGAACTTACCAGCATCGTCGACGACTACAGCGTGAACTTCATCAACTGCAGCAGTGTTACCAAACGCAGCATTGTACGTTGAGATACCAGGAGCTGCGTCTACTAGGTCATGGAATTCCCAGTAACGGCTGATTGAGTCCGACTGCCAGTTAACATATAGACGATATGGAGTCGCGAAGGTAACATTGAATGACGCGATGGTTGAGTTTGAGGTAACTGGGCTGATTGCAGCAACCTTGAGGAACTGAGTTCCAACAGTGTTGTTACCAACCTTGATGTTATCACCAACCTGTAGAGCACCACGGACAGCGAATGCCTGAGTGTTAGCAGTTAGCTGAGTGCCCGAACCGGTGAAACCGACTGAGACAGTTGCAACGCTGCTGCCGACATTAACTGAGAAGTTAGAAGTCGTAGCAATGTCTACACCATTGACGATTGGAAGCGCCTTGAAGTAAGCATTTGGACTATCACATACAGATACACGTAGTGAGTTACCGAGATCTCCAGCATACCTAGCAACGTAACCTACGTTAGCACTGAAGGTCTTAGATGCATATGCATCCGAGTTTAGAACAGTTTGACTATTTGCATCGGGAGCAACAGAACCTGGGAAGACAGCCATAGCTGACACACCGTTACTTACACGAACCACATGGAGTGAGTCGGCGTAAGATAGGAAGCTCGACGCGACGAACCAAGTTTCAGCGTTTAGGCTGCTTGGCTTTCCGGTCTTTGCGACTAGTTCTGGCTCAGACGTAACAAGAAACCTCTGACCAACCGGGCCCCAACGGAAGACACCAGCGATTGCTGCTTCTGTTGAAGAAACTGCTGGTACTCCAGTTGCCAGATCAATTTCAGAGATATTAACGCCTGGACTTACTTGAAACATTGGATTCTCCTTTCGTCCAAATTATATGCTTTCCTTTATTTATTCGATGCCGAACCTTACCAACTACCCATCCAGTTCCATCCAGCAGGCGCTTGCTCTTCATCTTGCTCACCCTGGCCATCGACTAGGAATCCGAACGGAGTTAGATCTTCTTCTAGCTCAGCGTCAGTCTTTTCCCTCAATCGGATCAATGTGTTAATGTCAGTCAGCTCTTTGAAGAACGTCTGGTTAGTCATCCAAGCAAAGAATACGAGACCCATAACAAGATCGTCGTGCTTACCTGGTTCGGCCTGATATCCATTGCCTTTACGGGAGAAGGTTGATAATTCATGGATAGTTTCAAAGTCGTGGACCACTAATTGCTGTTGCTCTATCAATAGCTTAAGCATCGCACAGCCCGCAGCTTTTAGGGGATTAGTAGTCCTAATGCCCATGTCTATGCCTTTTCCACCAAAACCTCCACAGATTCTCTTTCCTGCTCGGCCGGCGTTCTCGGTGAATAGAACACCCTCATATTCATACTCATCGTACAGAATACGCGATACTTCTTCACCAATATCGTTAAGTTCTACCAGGACGACAGAATTATTATACGTCTGTAGAATTGGCAGAAGCATCTTAGCATAGTCAGATGGCGAGACCAGGTTGTTCCTGAACGTGACCGCCTGTTGATATGGCATCTTGGTTACATCGATGATACTGAAAGCTGAGTAGTCGAGTCCCTTACCACGAGATACGTCAACCAGAGTAACATAGACATGACCTTCGACGGGCTCCATGTACTTATTGAGACCCTGCGACGTATAGATCGGAATCTGATGGACTAGATTCTTTAGCGCCTGACCATTGATGAGAGTGTTCGAGCTACCGAGGAACTCAACGTTATACTCCTGGTTGAACTTCTCTTCATCGTTACCCATACCCTCGATGACAGCTTTACGCCAAGCTTCATCACGACCGGGAACCTGAGTCCAGATGACCTTGATCGGGTTGTAGCTATTACGACCAGTGTTAGCTTCAGCCCAGAGTTTATGGAAGTGGTTCAGTCCATTAGGCGTAGAAACTAGTACGACCTTTGTCGTCTTACCAGATGAAATGGTTGGGAAGACCGATGTAAAGAACTCATCCCAGTTCTCGATGAACGCTGCCTCATCGATGAATAGTAGGTTGATGGTATAACCACGAATGTTATCGCTTGAAGTCGAACCAGCTAGAACACGTGATCCGTTCTCTAGTAGGATGGTTCCCTTGTTCTTCTCGACGATACCCTGTTGCAGCCACTTCGGCAGATACTGATAAGCCAGCTGGACTTTGTTCAGAATCTCTCGAGCGGTATCACCCTTGTTGGCTAGTAGAGCTACTGTCTTCTCAGGAGTAAACAGAACATACCACAGGATGAACGCACAGGTAGTAGTCGACTTACCAGCCTGACGAGCAGTGGTAATGATCGACATACGATTCTCTACCATCGAGCGGACCATGTCCTTCTGGTAGTCGTAGAGTTTGAAGTTAACGAGACCATCATCGACGTTGACGATCTTCATGTAGGTCTCAATGAAGTAGATCGGATCCTGTGAACACTTCAGGTATTCACTCATACGCTCTGGAGTCCAGTCTACCGACTCTCCTTCACGCTTTAGGTTAGGGTTGCCGAGATAACCCTTACTGATCTCGATGTCTTCTACTAGATTATCCGGTTTGCTCATCGTTCTTCTTATTCATATCGATCAGCATCCTCTGCAGTTCAGCTGTTGATCCTACAAATAGATTGTTCTGTACGGAGCCTGGAACTCGTGGTGTAGTTGTCTTCTGATCTTTTGGTTGTAGTTCTTGCTTCTTCTTGTGAAGAGCTACGAAGTCATTATTGAGATCTGCACTCGTCTTCAGAAGGTTTGCAACAACTTCAAAGGCACGAGGATGCTGAGACTGCTTAGCAATTACTAGCAGCTCAGCAATAGCCTCATCGCTCTGCGCGATCAGATTGACCATGTTATCACGAGCGAATGCGATATCCTTATCGATCTCTTCGCTGTTAGTCTGCACGATCTCTTGATCTGGTTCGTATGGAGTGACAGCATTAATGTCGTCTCCACTCGATGTTAGGTTCATGCCTAACGCTTTTCTGATGATATCATCGCTCATCATTTGGTCCTAGAATTGATACGATATAGCCAAAGTCCGTATTGGCTTCAATTTCCGTATACGGAATCGTATCTGAAAGATGGGTTGTTGGGTCACCGTTAGCCGTTAGGCCTGGCTGCACTCGGACAGTATCAAACTCTGTATTACCATAGCTCTCGTCATAGAGGTTTACATTCACCCTCTTGATGATGCCACCGGTATCTGCTCCGGCAATAGGACCTGCAAACTGAACCTTCATAGTGAAGTTCAGAGTCCAGATCAGCTTACGCCTATTCTCTTCAACACCCCAGGAGTCATTATCGAACTGGACGTTGTTTAGAACGATCGGAATGTTAAGCTCATATCCCATCTCAGGAACTAGCTTAGATACGACGGTTAGAGCTGGAGAGAAGTATGGAAGGATGTTCTCGAGAACACGAAGACCATCTTCCTCTTGATCAGCATAGATGAACAGCTGGAAGTCAATGTTGTATGGTACACCAACAAACTGTGACTTGTTCTCGTATCGACGAGTAAGTGTAGCCTGAACAGCACGCTCAGAATCGTATCGCGGAGAACCAGCTAGGAATGACATCGCCGGACTGACAGCAGCAACCTTTCGGTTTAGCTCAGAATCGCTATTCACACGAGCGAGTAACTTATCTTGAGAACCATAGATGATAGGAACTTTGACCGACTTAGTCTTAGTTCCCTCTTCTTCGTAGATTCTGCTGATGGTGATATCGTTAAAGAGCGTTCCAAAGATAGTCACGAACTTACGAGTTAGACCGAAGTAGTAGTTCTTACCAAACATTATAGCCCTCCTCCCATGCTAAACGGATCTTTCTCGTCGAAGTCCAGAACCTCTGGAGTCTCGTCTTGGAACTCTTCCGTCTGGTCCATCCAATCCATCTCAACAGTCTGCTCGAGCTCATCCTGTCCAGTAGTGAACTGAGTCTCAATGTCATCGATCTCGGCGATACCGGTACGGAACAGCTGGCCGTTGTACTCAATAAGCTCACAAGTCAGATCATAAGTATTCAGCTTACCGAGCTGGTAGAACACAGCCTGGTGGTTAACATACTTGATCTCGTAGCACTTCTTATCGAGCGGAAGATATACTAGATCGCCCTCACGTGGACGTGGTAGATCTGGCAGCTGAGTTCCAAATGTCTTTTGAGCGACAGTGAAAGTGATCTGATCACGAATCTCCCAGCCGAGCTGTGCAGACATGAACTTACCGTCACCCTGGAATCCGTCAACGCTCTTAACATAAGCCTCAAGTACGACGACACGCTCAAAGATAGACTGATCGCTCTCACGAAAGATCTCATCCATCGATGCGTTAGTACGTGGCAGATAAAATACGTTAAAACCGTAGATCTGAATGCTCTCGATAATGAGAGACTCGAGCAGATTCTGCTGTCCTGGATGTGTGTATTGATTAAAGTAGCCGTTGATAGCCATCAATTATCCAATCATATCAGTGACAGGCAGTGAGTAGCTGTTGATCATCTCATGCTCCATCGCCTTGATCTCTTCTTCAGCTTCGTCAAAGACTTGCTGGCCGTTAAATGTAGCACCACCTGGCATCTGCATGTTACCAAACTTCTTGAGGTTGTTACCCCACTGACGCTTGATAAGTGCAGTTGCATAACGGAGCAGCCAACGATCTGACCATGCGTCCTGATAGATGTCTGGATCTACGACTTGGTATGCTTCCACGACAAGATACTGGTTGACTTCTACGAGGTCCCAGTTCATATCGATGTTGAGCTTGTTCATGTGACGGTTGTAGCGAATAGGCTTCTCGCCGATCAGGATCTCCTGAAGGACGTTAAGGTTCTGGCGCATCATGTAGTAAGGAACGATATCCCAGCTACTGATCGCGAACATGTCATTCATAGCCATCTGGTACTGTACGTTAAACAGACCATCCTGTCCGCTAGCTAGGAAGCCGAGCTGGAACAGCTTTACTGCACCGATAATGTTCTCAGGCAGAATGATGTACTTGTTTTCTTTGTCTTCAGCTGAGATGATGTGCTTATAGTAGATCTTCTCAGAACCATCAAAGTGGTAGTCCCAATAGTAACGCAGGGCTTCGTCCACACGATCATCGACCTGTGTGTCATCTACGTTGATCTCGATAACAGGCTTACCGAGTGAGCGTAGGCAGTATTCTTTAAAGGCTGTACGATCTTGTGGCTTGGCCATGGCAGTTCCCTTTATCGTATTTAGTCATACGGATATTTAGTCACTTTTACCTTGACAATATATAGCTTTGATGATATAAGAGCTATAGCTTAAATAAGGACATATATGTTAGTAGCTATCGTAGACCTGTTGGGGTCTCCGTATGACGGCAGCACGCTTGTTCAGCGTGGGCTAGGTGGTTCAGAATCAGCAGTTATCTCTATTGCACGTGAGCTGGTTAAGGCTGGCCTGTACGTAGACGTATATAATGACTGTACCTCTATGGATGCCACACCAGGTAATTATGGCGGCGTCTATTACAATGATCGTAATGATCTCAGTAATCCTGATGCATATGAGGTGATGATCTCCAGCAGGTCAGTACGTCCATTCCTAGAGCCAAGGGTTAATCCTAAGCAGAAGCGTATCCTATGGATGCATGACACGTTTGCTGAGGGTGATGGCCAGCTCGAGTCGATGGTAGTCAATGGGTTGATCGATGAGATCTGGACTCTGTCTGACTTCCATACGCAGTATCTAAGCACGTGTGACCACGGCCATAAGCGCATGGGTGAAGTACTCAAGCGTAAGATCTGGCAGACTCGTAACGGTGTTCATCTGTACAATGACCACATCGACTTTAAGAATAAGAACCCTAATCGGTTCGTATGGAACGCCGCGACTAACAAAGGACTCGCGGTCCTACTGAATAGTGTCTGGCCACGTGTTCGTGAGCTCATTCCAACTGCTCAGCTCGATGTCATCGGCGGCTACTACAAGCTAAAGGGTGCGGCTGACGTCCAACAGCAAGAGTGGGACCTGCTCAAGAAGATGCACGCTGGTAAAGATGGCGTATGTTTTACTGGAGTCATACCGCAGGATGAGGTCGCATCTTATCTAGAGTTCGCTTCGTTCTTCATCTATCCCCAGGCGCTGCCGGAAACTTTCGGCATCAGCACACTCGAAGCACTTGCTAATGGTGTGACTCCGATTACCGGACGCTTCGGTGCTCTCGAAGAGATAGCTATCGAAGAAGCCAGCTACCTGATGGACTACCCAGCTGTTTCAAACACGCTCTACTCGTTTAACGATGAAGCTCATATTCAAGCCTTCGTAAACTTAGTAGTGAGCGCTTGGGATGACCAATACCTCTGGGCGCAGAAAGCAAATAAAGCGCTATCCGTTCGAGATATCTGCACGTGGGATACTATCGCCCTTCAGTGGAAGCAGCATCTCTATAATATCACTGGTCGATACTTGCCGGTTGACGAATACCGCAAAGTTACTGAGATCAATCAACGCGTAAAGGAGGTCTTCAACACAAAGTGGAGCAATCCTGAAGAGCGTACAGTCAACGTTAGTGACCGTTTCCAAACTTGGTTCCAGGTCGTTGTCCCGTTTCGTAATGCTGAGAAGTGGATCCGTCGCTGTATCGAGTCTATCGTAGCTCAGGACTACGAAGCATATGAAGTCACCCTGATCGCCGATGATCCGACTGATGACTCCATTGCTATCGCTGAATCAGCTATCGCGGCTCTTCCAGATCGTATTCGTCATGGCTTTACTCTAACCAAGAACTCTAAGAGTGTCGGTGCACTATCTAATCAGTGTCGTGCTATCGAGTACTTCACTGAAGAAGAGGTAGTCGTTCTTATTGATGGTGATGATCGGCTTGCCAACGACCCTCATATTTTTAGTCGTCTAAATAGGCTATATAAGAATGGAGGTAGGTTCACCTACGGCAGTAGCTGGTCTGATGCTGACAACATTCCACTGATCGCTCAGGCATATCCACCGAATGTTCTTAAAGAGAGGACGTACCGTGACTACAAGTTCGCCTGGAACGTTCCGTACACGCATCTTCGCACTTTTGAAGCTTCACTATATCACCGCTGCGATAAGTCTCTGCTTACTGATGAGTCTGGTGCTTTTCATCGTGCTGGGGGTGATACCGCCTTATTCTACGCGCTTATGGACGTTGTTGAGCCCGACGGCATCCGTGTTGTCAGAGACATTCTCTACCATTATAACGATATGAACCCTGAGAATGACTACAAGATCAACTCAGAAGAACAAACAAGGACCGCAAATAAAGCTATGTCACAAAGAATAGATGATCGTACTGACAGCATTAACAATCAATACGAAGACTCGTTTCATCACAGTGATACGGTCAAGAAGATTCTGATCGCTATTCCTACGGCTAATGGGATCCACCCCGAGACCTTCAAAGCTATCTACGATCTTGATATTCCAGTCGGCTACAAAGCAGATTTTCAGTTCTTCTATGGGTACTGCGTCGATCAAGTCAGGAATCTGATCGCTGACTGGGTAGTTAGGGGATACGACTATCTGTTCTCTGTCGACTACGACATGGAGTTCCAGCCAGACACGCTACGTAAGCTTATCGAAGCTGATAAGGATATTGTATCTGGTCTATATCGTCAGCGTAAGGAAGAGGTCATCTATGAGGCATACACACTAATCAGTGCTGGCAGTCATATTAACCTACGTCCGGGTATGCTGAATACCGAAACGCTCACTAGGTGTAGTGCAGTTGGTCTTGGATGCGCTCTTATCAAGAAAGAAGTATTCGTAGAAATCGGATATCCTCAGTTCAAATACCATCATGCACTATTGATGGAGCACACCAAGTCTGAGGATGTCGACTTCTGTGAGAAGGCTACCGCTAAAGGCTTCAGTATCTGGCTAGATCCGGCTGTGGTATGCAACCACTGGGGTAAGACATCATTTAACGTTGCATAAATATAAGAACAGATAACAACTTAAACGGTACTATAACTAATGGCTCTACGCGATCTCGTCCGCTGCTCTGTAGTCGGAACTCCAGGCACCGGTCCTATCACAATCGGCAATCCTGACGCGGATGCACTCTCATTCGAACTAGCTGGCGTCTTTAACGGTGAATATGTTACCTATGGCGTATCAGATGGAAACGCTCGTGAGATTGGTGTTGGTCAGTATAACACTACCACTAAGGTTCTAACGCGAGTTAAGGTTCGCAAGTCAACTTCTGCTGACACGATTCTCAATCTTTCGGCAGCTGCTAAAGTCTTCCTTACATCTACTTCTACTGAGTCATCATTCCTTAATTACAACTACATGCCAGGGCGCTACTACACGCCAGGCAGCTGGGTCGCAACGTCCGGCGCCACCACGGCTGTAGGTCTTACAATCTTTCGCGGAGTTCAGTTCCGAGCTCCTATGAGAGCTGTATCTACCGCTACTAGGGTTGCTACCGCTCAGGCAGGTGGCTTATACCGCTATGGACTTTATGCAAGTGATCCAAAATGGTTTGCTCCAGTTGGAGCTCCAATCTTTGAGTACGAAGCCAACGGAGCAAACGCCTCGGTTATGCAAGAAATTGCATGTGATGTATTCATCGATACAGGACTCTACTTCCAAGCTTTTCAATCTAGTAACGCATCTATCATATTATCTGGTGGTGGTATGAGCATGTGGGATACACACGGCTTCCGCGCTACTAACACTCTTCAGTTTAGTTCTACAGGATCATTCTATAAGCTTCCGACTACGACTGGTGTCTACAGTACACTGCCGGTTCTTAACTCAACCTTTACTGGCGTTCCGGCTAACGACGCAGGTCTTGATACCGGACAAGATAATCGCGCCGGTATCGGTATTCAGTTTAAAGCTGGTTAAAGCGTTACTTCCACTTAGGTCCTTCAATCCAGCTGACGAGAGACATACGCTCTCCTGAAGTCACTGGTAGGACTCGGTGCATATAGAACGATGGGAAGATAAGCACTGAACCACGCTTCTTGAACGTTTCAGGCGGGTTTGGTGCACCCATGAATTCGAAGTCGCCTCCTTCATAGTCAGCAGGATCACTCAGCTGAACTACGATAGAGAGCTTACGATCATACGGAGATGGGTTCTCGAAGAATACGTCATGGTGCCAATCGTACTTTCCTTTAGCCGTTCCATGATACTCGGTGAACTGAATCTCGTTCATCTCGGTAACATCAAAGCCAAAGTTAGTACGATTGGACTTCTTGATGAATTGCATCAGTAGCGAAGCGACATCAGAGTCATCGCCATCAGTATCCAACCATCGAATGGTTGAAGATCGGTAAGAGTTTACTGCGGGACCATCGGGATCAAATCCGATGGTCGCTTCGCGTGAGGGTCTAGCCTTACCCTTTTCGATGATATAGTCACATTGCTCAGGCGTAACTGCTTCAGCCCAAACTTCCCACAAATTCTTCATTACTTACTCACTTATTTAATAAGCGCCCTTAGTTCCTTAATAGCTTCAACTAGGAGCGGGACTAGCTTTGCGTAGTCCAGTGTCATATACTGTGCATCGATAGGAGCCGGACGGATAACCTCTGGCATGATGCTGTTCACTTCTTGAGCAGACAGACCAACATGTGTAACATCACCATCATAACCGAGATCAATAGCGGTCTGATTAGGACGGTAATAGAATCCATTCAGCGACTCAATCTTATCGAGTGCATTGTCAATCTTATTTAGACGTGTTTTCAGACGGTCATCTGAATAGAAGGCTATGATATCATTGGTCGCGTAGATCGTACCAGCCGCACCAAGAGGCGAAATAGGTCCAACCGCTAGCGTGTTAACCTGAGCATTAGAGTTAGTTGAGAAGCCGCCTGGGATACCCTGAATACCCTGCGGACCTTGAGGACCGAGCGGACCAGTTGGACCCGTAGGACCCTGAGGACCAGTCGGCCCAGACGGACCAACACCACCCTGAATACCCTGGCCACCTTGTGAACCAACATAGCCGGTCGGACCAATCGGACCAACAGGGCCTACGGGACCAGTCGGACCTGTGAAGCCTTGTGGACCAAGCGGACCAGTTGGGCCTAGAGGACCAGTAGCGCCAAGCGAACCAGTATATCCAAGTGGACCGAGTGGACCTACAGGACCAGCGATGCCCTGAATACCCTGCGGACCTTGAGGACCTAGTCCACCAATGGATCCATTGTAGCCAGTTGGACCAAGAGGTCCCACAGGGCCAGTAGGGCCAGAGATGCCCTGGATACCCTGAATGCCGGTAGAACCATTGTATCCAGTAGGACCGATAGGACCATTAGGACCGACAGGACCAGTACCGCCGCGCGAGCCGGTGTATCCCTGAGGACCAATACCGACTGGCTGCCAAGAGCCGTCACCTCGTAGATATGTTTCTGTGTTAGCTACACCGATACCTAGACGAAGTGCTGGTACGACACCAGAGGTGATACGAGCCGCGTCCATCGAACCAGAAGTAAGTGTTCCGCTTAGTGCTAGGTTACTAGCCTGCACATCACCGGCGATAACTGATCCAGTCGTCTGGACACCAGTTGATGTCAACTGACTCCATGCTGTGGTATTACCAGTACGAACCAGACCACTAATGATTGAAGTACCAGCACCGACAGTAACGTTGTTAGCGATAACAGTCGGGGTATTCACACCACCGTTTAGATTAGATGCAAAGCTGACGTTAAGAGTATTTGATACATACGCATCGATAGCATATAGAGTCCAACGCTTGTTGACCACACCCAGTGCATATGCGTTAGTCGCTGGGATGAAGTCACCAGTCGAAGTACCAGTAACGACTAGGTTACCAGCCGAGATGATGTCTCCACCAACTCGTAGAGTTCCCTGAACGTTAGCTGATGCTAGAGTCGCAAGACCGGTAGTAAGAATGAATCCACTACCAATCATGGTAGTACCGGCACCAGTCGAAACTGAGACGCCCGCCGCATTAATACCGCCAGCAAATGATGCTAGGTTAGCAACGTATAGAGTATTACCAACCGTAGTAGCACCATTCGAGAAGAAGATGTTACTGAACGAGGCAATACCAACTACGTTCATAGTACCAGAAACAGTAACGTTACCGGTAGCGTTCACTAGGTTAGCTAGTGTGCTTACTCCAGTGACGCTAATTGTGTTTGCGATACTTACTGAGCCGCCAATGTTGACATTAGCTGCAGTGTTGATCGTAACGGCTGAGATCTGAGTATTGACGGTAGTGTTACCGACAGTGATCTGTGCAGGACCAACAATCGTATTACCAGTTGCAAAGCTGGTCGTATTAACACTACTGATACCGAGCGAGATAGCCGTTGAATTTGCAACAAGATTACCAAGGCGGAGATCAGTTACGTCTAGCCTGGTATTAGCACCAAGTGAGATAGACGTCGCGTTAACTGTCGTCTGACTAAGGGGTGCTTTGACCGCAATAGTGGTAGTCGTTACAGATACGTTAGAGTTTGAAACACCAACAGTGACATTTGATGTAGCGATAGCAACATTAAGCGTGGTGATAGCTGTAAGTGCTACGTTGCCGGTTACATTAGCAGTACCGGTGACTGCAAGATTAGCATCTGGGTTAGCATTGTTAATGCCGACCTTACCAGTTCCACCCTTCGCTACGATAAGTGTACCGTTAGCGATTACGCCATTCTTAGCTACGAATTCTTTATCTAGTGCCATTGCTGGTTCCCTTTCCCCTAGGCTTTTTCGTATTTATAACTTAGGTAGCCACAACCGTTCGTGCGATGTTGATCTGCAGCGGAGCAGACTGTGGTGAACCAACTAGACGGACGATGCCACCTGAGATATCAGCCCTGAACGTAATAAGGTTGCTCGACGTAGATAGAGTAGCATACTCAGTCGTAAACGTCGTGTTACCATTGTGAACTAGAAGCAGCTCGGTTGCCTGATACTCACCGTAGAATGTATCAGTGATAGATACCACATACTTAGCTGAACGATAGGTAGCTGCTGGGAACGTATCTACGACGACCTCAGATGCGCTATTAGCGATCAGTGCGCGAGACCCAGTAGATACACTGATCGAGTTAGCTCCAACAGTCACACCAGAATCAAATCGATTAGTGTTAGCCGAAAACACGGTGTTGCTAGTTACGGTTAGAACACCTGTCGATAGAGTGTTACCACCACGTAGTTCAGTTGCAACTACAGTGTTAGCACCAAACGCGCCAATAACATAGCCTACGCCAGTTGTTACTGCACCATTGGCTGAGTTGTTAGCCGTTACGACTTCAGTGTTGCATAGGTTGACTAGACCATTCGTCTTAACGATCCATGAATAGAATGTGTCAGCATTCGTATCGATACTCGGTAGTTGCTTAGCCATCTCTTCCGTCCAGTTTAGTTTGTAGGTCTATGACAAGACGCTCTAGTCGTTCTACACGCTCTACGAGCTCTCTGTCTTGTTGTGCTTTGGCTCGAGCAGCAAGATACTGCTCGAGTTCACCTGTGTTAGTATTTAGTATCGCACCTGACTTCTCATCGTAGACGTATCCAGCTGAGCTAGTCCTCTTCAACATTATGCAGAAACTCCGACTGCCCTGATGTTGTCTACCTTAGGCACGATTGATGCATTGTTAGACGTCATGACCAGCTTGATCTGGAAGGTGTTGTAAGTATCGAACTTCGACATAGCCGAGTTGTAGTACCTGACGATGTTGCTGTTACCCTTGTTGGTGAATGCCTGATATGGGAATCCGATCTCAGTGTTAGCACCATTCGCCTTACGACCAATAAGATCGATCTTAAAGCCGGTGCCCGCGTAGCTAGCTCCAACAATAGGATCCGCAATCGTGATCTGAGTGTTATTAGCGACAGCAGTTACGACAGATACCAGATAGTTCTGTGGGAACAGAGCTGAGTAGACCTTGACAACGTCATTGACCTTCAGATCATTAGTGAAAGTCGTTGATAGACCCACAATGTTAGCTGAGCTGATAGTAGTCGTTACATCGCCAGAGATCGTGTTAACACTCGTTAGCTGACTTCCAAGACTGAAGGTGTACTCCTTGATGTCGTTCACGTTGGTTAGTGAACTGTATACACCAGCATTGTTAGACGTCAGATTGAGAAGTGTCCAATCCTTATCTTCGAATGCGTCAGGGTCTGTCCTGTTGTGTAGACGAGCATATGCCTTAACATCAGTACCAGCTGGACGATGAGCATCGACATAAACAACGATATCTTCAGCGTTACGGCTCTCAGCAAAGGTTACCTTGGTGCTGATATGGCGAGCTAGTGCCTTACCTTGACCCTTGATCTCGCCGGTTACGTCATTGTTGATGATGTACTTGTAGTTGTACACATCATCTGTTGTAACCATTGGAAGCGAGAATGCATTGTTCGAAGTAATAGAAACTTCAAGAAGGCTCGAAGTCTGCACTGCAGTATTTACAACTGCATTGTTAGCTACGGTGATAGTCACATTGCCTGGTGTCATAACTTCATTAGAACGTGAAGCTAGAACATAGATACGACCATCGTTTACCTGAAGATCAAATGCATCATTGTTGGTGAATACATCGACTTCACGCTTCATAGCCGGTGAGTTCACCTGGATGAGGTGCTCTTGGCCTGGCATGACGTAGTAAGGATAGTGCTGGAACATGCGATAGGTGTTAGACTGATCGCTCTTGATGTGACAGTGTGGATAGTTCCTGTGGATGTTCACGTTAGTTACAACGGTATTACCGAATGCAGCATTTGAACTCTCACTACGAAGAACCGAACCAACCTCAACCTGAAGGTTAGCGCCAGTGCCAGCCGTTGTGGTAAGTGAAAGAACTACGTTTGAAGTCAGACCAAAACCAGCGTTTCTGAACGAGATGCCAGTGATAGAACCTGATCCATTGGTCACTACGTTAGCGGTAGCATTTGCATACGACGGCAGGTAGTTGATATGAGCTGGGTTAGCAGTGTTTGCATTAACTACAGGATAGATGTTGATGACATCATTGTTACTGTAGCCAGTACCACCCTGAGCGATAGTTACACTCTGTACCATGTTGTTACAGAAGCGGACAGTCGAGTTAGCATTGGTATCGACTAGAGTCAGCATGTCGACCTTACGGCCTACGAACTGATCCATCGTGCTACCGTTCCACCAACGACCATCGTACCAGTGAAGTGACGCATTGTTGAGCTTGCCGACAGCGGTTACCGAGAAGGTAGCACTGTTGTTGCTGAAGCTTGGCAGACGATCAAGCATGATCTCTGTGTTCGACACGAGACGCACAACCTCACGGACATTAACCTGTACGCTTGGACCTACACCATTACGAAGAACGATATAGCTCTTCTGGTTGATCTCCGGCTTGTCATCAGTTGGGCTCTGTCCAAAGACAGCAGTCGGAGTGATGAGCTGCGAGAAGTTAATGCTGCCAGTAGCAAATACACTCAGATTTGACGAGTTAACCTGAACTGCACCATATGCTACAGGAGTCTCTTGGAAGATCATCTCACCGACGCCTGGAACAGTCCTGTTCTTAGTCGCATAGTGATAACGATCATACACGATAAACTCGGTAGGATCTGCTGGTAAAAGATACGTGGTAGTGATCTGGTTGTCAGTAATAGCAGCTGAATACACAGCAGCACGAACTACGAACTTCAGATCGACATTGTTGATAGCCTTCCACTGGTCAGACAGAGTCGTGCCAGGGTTGTAAGACGAATCGATGACAGAAGCATACTCGTAGTAGTGACCTACGTTACGAGCGGTAGCACCACTGGTCGGCGAGTTAGTTCCGACAATAAGCTCACCTTCACGACACTTCCAAAGCTCGTAGTCTTCGTCGCCGTCATAAGACACACCCAGTGCATACGACTGGTTGGTCTTGACGATCAGAGGCTTCATGAAGTTGAAGGTAGATGGAATAGACGCATCTGCGCTTGCAAGGATTGAGTTGTACTCAAGACGAGCAGTACCAGTCTCTAGAACTGCTGCTGAGTTAGGTACATCATCGTCGCGCGTCTGCATGAGGTAGACGGTAACACCAGGCTGCTTAATGCCTGAGCGGTTAGCTGTCTCCAGTGGCTTCTTCTTAAAGTACACATCGATACTTGTAAGAGTAACATGCTCAGCGTCTCTCACGGACGATTTATCAATGTAGAACGTCTGGGCTAGTTTGAAAGCCATTTAGATCTCTCCTAAGGGGTTGAATTATTTATGCTGTCCCAGCGATCCCTTACGGAATCGCTGTACGGCCTACGATACCACTACGGAGACCATTGTCAGACAGCTTGTTGACCAAGATTGGTGACATAGCCTTTGCTTCAGTCTTAGTCGTAAGATAGAATGAAGCTAGTGACTGATTATCTGGCGACCTTACCTGACATAGAATCGTAGTAGCAAGGGTGGTTGCTGACGCGCTCTGTGCCACTAGGTTGTTAACATCATTCACCGTTGAAGCATCGATGTTCATCGAGAAGTTAACGGTGCCGTACTCATCACTGGTTACCGTGCTACCTGAACCAACACCCGTACCTGCAGTGAGGGTAGGATTTACCACAACCTTAGCTGAGTAGTCAGACATCGTGACATAGTGTAGGGTACGTGGCTTTAGACCAGAGATCGATACCTGCTGAGTCGAACCAGCTGAGATATACGACAGAGCATTAAAGTTCTGACCAAGTGACTGAGCGCTGATGTATCCTGGAGTGAGTGTGTTCACCTTACCGGTATACGTTAGCGTAGACAGATTGACTTCTGGCGCAGCTGGTACTGTGTAAGTGACATCATCAACAGAGTAGTTGACAGTGTACTGCCAAGATCCACTCTTAATGATCACACGGAACGCATACCTGTTACCAGTTGCTGGATTGTGATTAAAGTACTTCGTGCCGCTCTTGGTAAGGTTACCGCTGAATAGGAACTCCTCCGTACCATCATTGTGTAGCTTAACAACAGCTAGAGCATCCTTGCCGCTCCAGAACTGGTATGCGACTGAGAACGATGAAGCAACACTCGACATCGTGACGACTAGCTCATCGTACTTCTTAGAGGTCGTTGACTTCTCTGAACGGAAGACACTTACAGCCTTAGCAGTAACAACCTTGACTGGCACGACTGGCGCAATAGGAGTTACTACAACCGGTGGTGGAACTACAACTGGTGCAGGTGCTGGCGGAGCTGGAACTGGCTCAGCAACTACAGGAGCCTCGATCACCGGAGCTGGCGTTACCACAACCGGCGGAAGCGTAGGAGGTGGCGGCGGTGGAGCTGGCGGTGGTGGTGGCTCAGACGCTAGATCCTGATTGACCAGAGTGATCGATGACATTGGGCTAGCGATACGATAACCATGGCCGTGAGTCATCAGAGTCGACTCGGTGATAGGAACTACCTTACCATCGATGACGTCTGCCTGATACTCAAGGTTGTCGACCTCTGAGTTCTTCTTGCTGTCGTAGTTATCGACATAGAAGCCGAACTTAAAGCGGTTGAGTGAAGGATTAACTGATGATGGGATCACCTTGTCCTTCAGCTCAGATTCGACTAGGCTAAGAGCAACTGAGTACTCGATATCACCAATACGACGCTCAAGCTTGCCGATGTCTGACATGGTGTAGACCTTAGGCTGAGCTAGTGCGATATCAGTGTTGCTGGTCTCGCTCTTGATCGTCTTATCACGGATACGCTTGATCATCAGACGCTCAGAAGACATCTTCTTATCGAGGATCTTGAGAGTCTCACTCGAGAACTTCTCAGGAACGCATGGGTAAGAAGGAATTACGAGCTTCTTCAGAATGATGGTATTGTTTGGTACTACTGGATCAGCATATGGCTGACTCTCACCTGGAACACCACGGATTACATTGATCTTGTTGCTATTGTTGATAACAACGATATCCTTACGACCTAGGAAGTAAGAACGATCAAATGATACTGCGGTATCTGGTAGTGGGAACTTCTTAGCACCTGTACCGTAGCTGATGGTTTCTGCTGGGTTAACAGATGCCGCAGCCGCAGTGATTGCACGGACAGCAGTGTTAGCCACATAAGGACGGAAGTCGATGCAGTTGATTAGATCGAAGTGAGTACCATTGGTGATGTTCAGCTCTGGGATCTCGAAGCTGTTGACCTTGTTACCAAGATTTGCGAGCGTTAGAGAGTCATCCACGAAGCGCTGAGCGGTATTAGCCGATACATACGAGTTAACTGTGTACACACCGGCTGATGCCGTGAAAGCATCAAACTGCACTAGCAGATAAGTGTTAGCGTTGAGGTTGATGTTAGCATCATTGCGCTTGTAGAGATAGCTAAGACCGTAGTAGTCAGCAGTCTGGTTGTGATCGATATAGAACTGATCAGTTACATCAGTGCCAGTCGTGTCGACAGATGATGAGTTACCGAGGTACACTGCACGTAGACGGAAGACGTCTGGATGTCCAAGACACCATGGACCGTTTAGGTAGCCAGTGTTGGTACCTAGTGCGATCTTAACGAACAGATTACGCTGCGGAACCTTAGCCGTTGGAGTGGTGTTGGTTACCTTTACGTCATATGTAACTGCAACGTTAACTGGAGCAGAATCGGCAGTAGTAGCACCGATCGAGATCGTCATCGTCTTGTTGCCACCTGAGAGAGTAGCAGTACCACCAGTGACGCGGTCGAGCGATACTGGAACACCCTTCGGATATGCACGAGCAGCGAATCCAGCTGCAGCAGTCAGACCAACGTTGGTATCAACGATGATGGTATTTGCAGACTTTCCAGTTACACGACGGTAGATATAGCCGGTACCTGATGCCGAGATAGAGATGAAGTCACCGATCGCATACTTGTTAGCTTCAGCAGCGACTGAGAAGACTACCGTATTTGATGCAGTGCTCACGTTGACAGTACCAACACCACCGTAGGTCGTGAAGATATCGGCCAGAGGCGTGATGATGATCTCTTTGATGTCGTTGTCAGTTAGGCTCGCGCTGTTATATGCGAATGACTCTGACGGATCAGATAGAAGTGCAGTGATGTTACCTGAAGACTGAAGCTGTAGGGCTTCATTGACCGTACGGTACACGTAAGTAAGATTGGTCAGGTTGTTGGTAGCATCTGAACCAGTGTCGATCAGCAGGCTGGTGCCGCTGCTAACGTCCATGAGCTTACAGATGTTGGTATTGCTAGTCGCATCATAAGTAAGTGCAACGTCAGCCATACCCTTGTTAGTACCATCGTACTGGATAGAACGGACTTCAGAGAACCCACGTGATGAGTTCATGTTGATGTCGAATAGATACACACGATAGAGTGCAGTTGAAGTGCCAACCTCGCCACTGTCATATACAACGTTACGTACACGAGCAGTACCGATCTGGTTACCAGAGCCAGTCAGCGCGTATGCTGCTAGAGAAGCGCTATTCGATAGCTTAGTACCAGCAGTATCGAAGAGCCTGATAACAGGAGCACTCGCAAAGCTGATGACACCAACCATTTCGTTAACTAGGATGTAGTTACCGTAAGAGATAGATGCTGCTAGGTTAGACGCCGAACGAGAATCGATACCCTTGTCGACGTTCTTGTAATAGTTGGTCTGAGTCTCAACACGATAGCCGTCGATGTAACCTTTGCCTGGATCGATAACTGCAGCGAACTTCTGGCCCTCTAGAGCCTGATCGGTGCTTGAGCTAGTCGTTACTAGGAACTGGTCAAGTACGAAGTTGCCTGACTGCTCGTTAGTACGAATAGCCATCTCGTCCATGATTGAGTTGAACTGAGTGCGCTTGTTCTCACGGTAAGGATATCCCTCAGAGAACTCAACGATTGAGAAGAACTCGTTATTAGCCGATGCATCATCGCTGTTGAGAACAACTAGTCTTGGCTCTAGGTTCAGACGATCAGCACCCGGAGCAAACTCATTACGAGTGCCGCTTGAGTTGTCCAGTAGAGACTGGTCGTTGTTAGAGTCGACGATGTTCTCGACTGAGTCAAAGCCGATTGAAACCTGATCTGGGAGTGGTGAGTACTTGTCGACAATGACCGTTTGGTCATTAACACTGACGAAGTAACCCTTCTGGTAGATAACACCAGAAGTAACACTGAACGCGTAGCCAGAACCTACTGAGTTTGCCTTAGTAGATACGGTTAGCTGGGCGATGTAGTTACGGCCTGATAGACCGAGGTCGGTGTAGTTCCTAGCGCCAATCGCATTGCTGACACCAGATGACTTGATCGTTACATATGGAGTAACGTAGTAGCCAGAACCACGTGCAGAGATATTGATCGATGCAATCTTACCGATATCTGCTGAAGTGATAGCACTTGCCTTAGCACCGTCACCGATACGCTCTAGAACGTTACCAGTTGCATTGCTTACACTTCCAACGATGTCTAGACCAGGAGTGAACTCCCAGATCGTAGCTGAGATGGCAGTGTTGGTTAGATCGGTCTGACGTGGACGGATCTTAAGAACCTTCTTACCGTCTACGGTCGCGATGCTATCGATGATAGCGATATGCGTGTTACCAGCCTGAGTGATCGTCTCACCGACAGTGAAAGCAGCAGTTGAGCTTACATTAACAGATAGAGCTGAACAGAATACAACAGCATCGTTGTTAGAGAAACCTGAGCTACCGTTGGTGATCACCACCTTATTGACTGAGTTCAGGTAGTCATAAACAGTCAGCGATGCGCCAGGAGTGAACGACGTTTCAATTCCTGAGATACCTGAGTTGATGTAACGAAGGTAAAGCGTCTTGAGGTCTGGATCAGTCGACTCATAACCATCTTGTGAGTTGATGATGTGAGCGGTTAGATTCGTGACAGGGTCAACCGCGAAGTTAGACACATAGAGCGCAGGCGCGGCAGGGATACCATCAAGCTGGCTGTCCGAGATCTTGATGTACGGATAGCTGTCATGATAGATGAAGTTAACACCATCGATGATAGTGCCACGCTTATAGATGTTGTTGCCGAACTTCTCGATCTGGTTCTGAAGGATCGTCTGGAGCTGGTTTAGCTCGCGAACCTGAACAGCAGTCTTCGGCTTGAAGAGAACCTTGTAGAAGTTCTTATCATCGCTGAAGTCATCAAAATACGGCGAGACACTTAGGTCTTTGTTAATCGGCATCTATGTCCCTTAAAAGTCTAGAATAAGCTTGAACGTCTCAGTGTTTTCGCCCGTACGCGTGATTGGAGTGAAGTTCTCCACGTACAGTATTTCGCCTGATCCGAAAACTAGATCTGGTAAGTATTTATTCGTCAGCTCTGCAATTGCGCCACTAGTATATCCAACAATTTCATCAGTTAGATCTACACCATCAACAGCAGTATTAAAGATACCAGTCTGATGTGTAGTATAGATTCGTGAAGTGCCGGTAATATCATCATGAAGGATCGAGTGGAAGTTAGCCTGAGCGACAGCATTTGCTACCTGGAATACCTTCTCATCGGCGATGAATGCTCCCTGAGTGATAGAACCGATGTAGGTCGTGCACTGGAGGAAGGTGTTAAAGCCCTTCGTCTTATCAGTGATCTTAACACCAGTTACAACACCATGAGTACCAGTCTCAGCACCAACGATCATGTCACCAGTCTGAATGATACCATTGAACTTGGTAACATCGACCTTGTCAGCAGAGAAGCCATCAACCAGACCATTAGCAGACGTATTAGCAAAGTATACGTTAGCGGTATATGTGCCAAGTGTATCAAAGGTCGCTGGACGATCTACAACGATAGCCGAAGCAGATACACCAGTTACGTTAGCTAGCATCTGAGCTGCACCGTACTTGAACAGAAGCGTATCACCCGCCTTCAGGTTCTCATTAGGTGTCATACCGTTCACGTTCAACTGCGCTTGAAGAACGTTGTTAGCATTCTTCATCGTAGAAACGGTACCAGCTAGCTGAACAGGGTTGACCTTGTATACTTGCTCGTTAGTACTGAACTGCTGGTTCAGACCGCTGAGTGATAGGGTTACCTTATTGAACTGTGGATTCTTAATCAGACCCCATTGCGAGTAGTCATTATCGACGATAACAGTATTCGCCTCAGTGCCAGTTAGACTGATACCAAGACCGACATAGTGACCACCGAGCTCAGCTGCCGAATCATATCCATGGCCATTAGTTGGCGAGTAGACTGGTAGAAGTTCAGCTAGTTCGGTTACACCAACTGAAGCAGAATACATAACAGAAGCTGAAGCTACATGGTAGTCACGGCCCTTATCTAGCATTTCTACGTGATTTACAGTATTGCCGTTAGTATCGATGATAGCACGAGCATGAGCTTCAATAGTTTCAGATCCGTCACCCTTAATACGGACAGAAGGATAGATCTCGAATGTAGAAGTGTTCTGCGGAAGATCAGAAGAGTCAAACGCGTCACTGAGCTCTACGAAGTTATAGGTCGTATTAGAAGAATAGCTCTCGATCATACGGAACTGGCCGGCTCCTGGACCTGAGCTGATGTACATCCAACAGGCGTCATAGAAGCCGTTAGCTGTAGAAGCGTTCTTAGTCGAGATGCCGTAGATCTTTGGATCACCGTTTAGACGGATATCACCAACACCCAGCTTACCTTTGATGTAGTTCGAGTAGCCCTTACCCGCACCTAGTACCGAGATGGTATCAACTGCTCCAGCAATAGCCTTAGCCTTTACGCCAGCATCGGTAAACACTGGGAAGAAGTCTGGGGTAGCGAACGCGTTGACAGCATCTTCAGAAGCTGAATACATGTACTTCCAACGGTAACCATCATTTGGATAGTAGAAGTCGTCATTGTCTAGTCCGACATTGCTACGTGATGGAGTGATAGTCGACACTGCGCCCTGATTGTTATCGAGGCACTTGAAGACGTCATATTGACTGCCTTCCTTGACTATAACATAGAACGGACGCTCATATAGATTAGGATCAGTATGATCGTACTTTGCATACACCTTACCGACCACATAGTCATAGCGCTTGACCATTAGGTTCGTATTCAGCGAGGTGACACGCTTACCGAAGATCATATTGTAATACGTGCTGAGCAGCGTATCACGAGCGTTATCTGTCGGCTGAACGATGGTGTTCGGATTGAGGTGATTACCTACGAAGAAGTAATACTGATTATCAGTCACAGACTGGATGAAACGCTCAGCCGAATCCAACCTATACCCAGTCGTTAGTAGTGACTTTGATTCCATTGTTAGTCCTATTAGTTGAGGAAGCCCGGCAGATACATGGTGTTCTTACCTTCATCGAAGATCAGAGCATCCATACCAAACATGCTGACGCCGAATGCAGAAGCAGTGGTCGTCTGTGAGTTTGCAGTGCTTGCCTTGAGGATCGACGAGAACGACTTAGTGCCAGTAACATGCAGGATGTTCTTAAGCATCTCAGAATATCTATTGACGGTGATCGGTGACTTAATCTCATACGAGAAGTCCTGGTAATACTCACCATCGTACAGGTATTTATTCGAACTCAGGAAACCAGAAGTAGTCTTATAGTAGCCGCTCGCTTTACCTTGAGTTTGAACAGTCGAGATCGCAGTACCAGACCTCAGAAGATCTAGTGATGTGAACTGTAGCTCTTCGTTATCACGGTAGTTGAAACCAGAGTCAGATACCTTCAGAGTCAGGACGGCGCTGTTAGATGAGGTAACCTTTGTGTTAACTACAGCGTTCTTACCAGCTACACCCTCGACATCCTCAGTGATCTCAATCGGAAGCGACTGGAAGCCAGACGTTTCACCTTTGATGATATACGGAGTAGTATTACCAAGCGCCCAACGAGTCTCGTAGGTTAGTCGACGGATATGAACTTCAGAAGTGTTAGCAAACTTCACTAGACCCTTTGCGCCTTGGGCTGCCTGCGTTACTAGCTCACCGAGTGCGTATACGCCGGTTGGGTTCTTAAGACGGATAAGGTGATCCATCTTGTGAAGAGGCGCGATAAGCGGATCGATAGGAACAGCGAATGGAGCATACGAATAACCACGACCTGGGTTAGCAAACTCAAGACGTGCAATAGTTCCAATGGTCTTAGCTTCGAATCGTAGAGCCTCGCCTAGAATTGGTGCATTTTTGTTAGCGTTATTGAGCGATGCGCCATAAGAAGCTGAGTTGATCCAGTTCCTTTGATCAGTTTCATCGAGGTGATCACGAACATAGTTCGGATTGATCATAACTGCTTCAGGGTTGAGTAGATCAGTATCGAATCCAACACTAGCACCATCACCGAATGGAACTAGCTGAACAGTACCGCTGAATAGCGAATTGTTAGAAGTGTCCTTGACTAGGTTGCCGAATATGTTGGTGAAGTTGTGGGTAACATCACGCAGACCGATATCAAAGGAAGCAGACGCGATAGCCACATTGCCATCAGCTGATTCGCCTTTGAGTGGCTGGTTAGTTAGGAACAGACCCTCGATGTTGTTCAGCTTTAGAGTAAACGTGTTCGAGGTAACATTGCCAACATCCATAACCTTCGCGCGAGCAAAGATCTGGTTGTTAGATGAAATCTGATACACAAATTCGTCCTTGGTGAACGAAGTACTCTTACCAAGGCAGCTGAGCGTAAAGGTGTTAGACATACCGGTGGTCGTACCAGATGCAGATACGTCTACCCAGCCAGCGTTATAGATCATAAAGCTAGCAGTGTTGCCTGCCTTATAATACGTGTAAGGAGCTGCAGTGTAAGGTGAACTATTGCCCGATATAGTCGACATCAGATAATAATTGCTAGTGTTGGTGTTACCATACTCAGCAGACAGAATCCTACTTACACCACGAACCGCTCCATTTGCCGCATAGTTGAAGACCGTATCTCCAATAGCAAATGCAGTCGTGTTTGCATACCACTGGACGTTAGCCATCGGCTGAACTATAGTAGTTAGTCGCTCGTATAGTGTAGCATTGGTGGTCGTCTGAAGCTGGACGTTAGCCAGCTGGAGAACCTTTTCAGACAGATAGATGTGTGCGTTAGAGGTATATCCCCAACCGCCGTCGTCTAGCCTGAAGTTAACGATACCGGTGATCGTCTCTAGGCTCTGGACGAGTGCCTTACCCTGAGCGCCAGTACGTGAGTCGAGAGAAACAACATCACCTACAGCGAATCCGTCACCACCATCAGTTACAGTAAGCGAGGTGAGAGAACCAATCATCGATGGGTACTGAGTCAGATCTTCAACGCTCTCGCCAGAGAGGCTGATGATCTCACCAGTTTTGAACTGTCCGGCAATAGCCGAGATGTAGAACACCTCGATGTAGCTCTTCTTGACCTTACGACGTACTAGCTTCTCTACGAATGCAGTAGCGCCTGAGTACACGCCACGAATCTGACGTCCAACCATAAGACGGTTGATCGGCTCAGCAGTTACTTCGATGTAAGATGGAATAGTCCAGTCAGCATCAGAAAGCTTGAATACATCTTCACCAGGATAGTACACCTCTGATGGAGATGAGAAGATCAGGTCGAAGAACAGCTTGATCGAGTTCTCGGTGCCCTTAGAACGGTACAAATCGATCGAGTTTTTGGTAAGCTGCTTAGTATTTGTAGCCGTGTTGAGCTGGATGTTCTTGAGATACTTCTCTTTGAAGTAGACAATGAACTTATCAACCGTAGTGTCTACGTCGTGGTCCGAAAGATAGTGACGCGCCTGAAACACTGGAGAGGTAGGATCCGTCTCCAGCCAAACATAATACTGCTTCACGAACTCAACAAGAAACTCTCCCTCCTCACGATAGATCGCTGGGAATTGCTGCTCAATGAAATTCGAGAGTGTATCTTGGTTCATTATTCGCGGACCGTTTCTACGTTAATGTTGACTTCATCTAGCTCGATGCGGAAGATGTCATTACGAGCAGATGTAATGTCCTTGGTCGCTGCTAGTGCGAAAAGACGAATACTCGTACCGTCGTACTTATCTACACTCAGATTGGTCAGCTGAAGCTTACCGTTCCTATAGTCGACAGTACCAATGTCCTTAACCTTGGTGTATGTACTTCCGGTTGGTGCCATTAGACGGAGGTTACCATTGCCGTCGTCTTCGATGATAACAGTCTGATTGTTATACGTGAAGGTCGATGAATAGATGGTGCGAAGTTCAGTTGATGCGTGCTGAGAAGCTAGCTCAGGCACGTCAGAACGTAAGCTAATACCATAGCTTACGTCGATGTTCTGTGTGATACCAAGTACTGGTGTGATCTTCTTGTACACGCGAGTATCAGTCTCGTTAGATACGATAGCTGGGTGAGCGTCATCGATAGAACGAGTAAAGCGTGAGTTATAGAGGGTCGAACTAAAGTCGTTCATCTGACCACTATTGTATTCGAAGATCTTTGCTGCCACGAGTAGACGAATCTCTTCAGGCTTTAGAGTAGTAACGTTCAGGTTGTACTTTACGTTAGTATCTACACGACAGTAGAGATAAGTTGGGTCTACAAAGACCGGCTGGATTGGACCAACCATCTTTGGCTTAATAAAGTTGTAGTATTCTTGCTTCTTCGATTCTGGGATAGCATCGATACCAGCTAGGCTTAGTGCGATGAAGACCTTGCCATAAGCAGGCGGAATAGTCGTCTCACCGCCATAGACAGACACAGCGTCGATCTCTGGGAATCCACTCCTGAACAGATCCTCATAGTCGCCATCAGCCACAGCCCTTTCCTGAGTCTGGAAGTGACGAGGAGCATTGAACTTGATAGAAGCGATAGATTCTGGTGCGTCTCCACCTAGTGCCTTGACCGTGGTCTTGACAGATAGACGACCTGAGTTGTCGCTGGTAAGATCACCATCAATCGTGAACAGTGTTGCACCATTTGCAATAGCACCAGTTGCAATACGATACTGGACCTGAACTACTGCACCATTCTTAGGACGACGACCAATGATGTCATCACCAAAGATCACTTCGTACTTGTCTTGCTCAGTCGCCTGTAGGAAGAACTTAGTCGAATTGGCATCTAGACCTAGAAGCGAACTAGACTCAGTGTAGTTAACGATAGATGACTGACCATCCTCGATAGAATTGACAACTATTGAAGTCGTATCAATCATCGAGTTAGAAAGAATGAAACGCAGACTCTCATTGGTGTAGTCCATCACGAAAGTCTCAGTTACATAGAAGCCTTCGTAGATATCGAACTCATCGGTCACAAACTTGTAGGTATTGCTGACCTTATCTAGAGGCGCAAAGAAGACCTTGACCGAATCAGTAGAGAAACTGAAGGTCTGGAAGTTGTAAGTAGCCGTGAACGTAGTTCCCTTTGGGATCGTAAGTACATTGCTATTGTTTTGCTCTAGGATCAGTTTTACAGTTGCTTTAGCTGAACGGGCAGAACGTGGACGGTAGTTTAGCTCTTTAGCATGCGATACTACAGAAGAACGAAGCTGTGCGGAATCAAGGAATGACTCAGACGCTAGCATGTTCATGTAGTGAGCGTTAAGTGATGTATTATACGCAAGGACGTCCAGCAATACCGACATGTTAGAACCGTCGAAATCGTAATCCTTGAAGATCTGTTGTGAACGAAGATGACTCTTTAGGTTAGCTTTGATCGCATCAAAGTCCAGAGTCGCCAAAGTTATTGAATTGTTAGCCATGGGATCCCAGTGCGTTAGAGTCTCTTTTAGTATTTAGCACTTTTGTTATTGACAATTTCCAGCACACATGATATAAGGGTTATAGCTCCTGCAGATGTAGTATCCGTAGATAAGACCAGTATGGTCGGATAAATAATACATCCATAGGCGTAATCACTCTAACAGTAGGTGATGTGTGAATCCAGACTCAGCTAAAGTAGACTCTATCCTGCATACAGTAAGTGACCAAGAGCGCTTGCGACTGGTAGGTGAGAGCCTTATTGCTGCATATGGCGAAGGCGTAGAAGCTTTCGATGATACGATGAACATGTTTACTAGCATCCTTGATGGTCTTCATTCCATCACAGCAGGCGTTCATCCTGAGACATGCAAACTAAACAGAGCTGAGAATATCCTAGAGAGGCTGATGTCCAATGGGCGAAATGAGCATATCAGTCGGGAACTTTCAGGCCTTGATGGATCTGACGGACAACCCTGCGCCTGAACCGCCTCAGGAAGACGATACAGTAGTTAAACTGCTAAGCATGGATGGCAAACAGTCGACCTTCCTTGTTAGACTAGACGACTTTACTTATAGATATGCAGGAATTGAATACCATGAAGTACGTGGAGACGCTGACGCGTCACGAGAAGACTGAATTCGTTACTACTGCCGTACTTGCGCTGATGGATAACCACGCGCCCATTTCTACTGCCGATCTGGATGACGATTGGTCCTCCCTGGATATCGATCCTCTTGACATGGTCGAACTGGTCATGGAGATCGAAGATCATCTCAACATTAGTATCTCGCAAGACGATGTTGATGAGTGCGATACCCCACAGCAACTAATTGAACTGGTAGATTCTATCTATGGCTGCTAATATCGTCTACAAGCAGGGCGACATGCTGCTTGGACCTGAGTACTTCATCGCTCATGGTTGTAACGCCCAAGGCAAGATGGGCTCCGGCGTAGCTAAGGCCGTTCGAGCAAAATATCCCATCGCATATGAAGAATACTATCAAGCCTGGGCTCGGCATCAGTTGACCCTTGGTAACGTGATCGTAGCTCATGCTAAAGATCGATGCATCTTCAATATCATCACACAAACCTTCTATGGTCGTGATCCTAATGTCGTCTATGTCGACTATGATGCTATCCGTGATGGTATCCTCTTCATTAATGACTTCATGCGTAACTATGCACATCCATCTGTAGCATTCCCACGCATCGGTGCTTCGCTAGGTGGTGGCGATTGGAAAGTCATCTCATCCATCATCGAAAACGCGGCTACATTCCAGCCGGTCGTATATATCCACGAGGTCGATCCCGATGCATAAGAAGCCTGACCTGATCAAGGTCTTCAAAGTCGAAGGTCTGGTAGAACCAAAGACTCTCATTGACGAAACTAATGAGCAGGTCAACGAGAAGACTCCATTCGCTGTCACGGAAGACATCAAGGAGATCGTAGATATCCTGAATGGTTACGTCATGGCTCAAGACATCGAGAAGGCTATTAAGGCTGTCGAAGCTTTGAGCATTCGAGTCACTTCTTTGGCTCTTACGATCTATTCCATCCGTGGTATGTTTGGCGGTGACGAGAAATGATTAAAGGCTTCTTCGGCCAACATCGTTGGCTGAGCAACTTCTGGTATGCTCCTTTCGTTCATTGTGGTTTTGAATACGACACTGTCGAACACTACTACCAAGCACGTAAAGCTGCCGATCCAGCAGAGGCAGAAGCTATTCGTAATGCTGAATCTCCTGCCGTCGCTAAGAGGATGGGCCAGGAAGTCACTAATTTTGCACCTAACATGCCAAAGCTGAGGCGGATGGTCATGAAGATCGGTGTAGAAGAGAAGTTTCTGCAAAATAACGATCTAAAGCAACTTCTCATCAATACTGGTGACGAATACCTAGAAGAGACTAACACGTGGGGTGATACCTACTGGGGAGTCTGTAATGGTGTTGGTACTAACCATCTCGGTTTTATGTTAATGGATATCCGTCGCAGTCTGCAGATGGATAAGTTCTGGGTTTCGATTCATGGCAATTAAAGTAGTTCATCGTGGCACTCCGCCATCAGAAATCGTTTATAGCACAACATGTATCGGCTGCAAGTCGGTACTAGAGTTTAACGAATCAGATGCTCCTATGAAGGGTGAGCAGCGCGATGGTTATGCGCACGTGCTTCAGTGTCCCGTGTGTAATATCGAAAATTGGATCTCTACTTTAAAGCGAAAGTGTGACCTGCGAAATATTGATCCATACTAATGTGGTTGACATTTTAGTACCTTTGTAATATAGTGACTTATTCCTGGAGTATATAATGAACACTGAACTTAAGACCAAGTGGCTTGCCGCACTCCGTAGCGGCGAATATACGCAGACTTCTGGATCTCTTCGTGATAACGATGGCCATTGCTGTCTCGGGGTCCTCTGTGATGTCATCGATCACACTGCATGGGTTGATGACTTTGATGAATCTGATGACAAAGTCTCTTCGTACTTTCAGCTTCCGACTCGCTACAATCCCAATAACGGGACTGTTGGCGGCTACTTCGATCACGACCAGCTCGAGCTTCTAGGCATTACGTCTGTTGTGCAGAGCAAAGCTATGTCGATGAACGATAGCAAGGATTTCGACTTTAATGCTATCGCTGATTATCTCGAAGAGAACCTCGCCTGATGGATATCGAACTCAAGAACAAGTGGCTTGCTGCACTTCGTAGTGGTGACTACAAGCAGGGCGCACATCGGTTGCGTACTGTTAATGATTGCTTCTGTTGTCTCGGTGTTCTCTGTGACATCATTAACCCCGATGGTTGGGTCGAAGGGGATGACAAAGCTTATAGCTACGACTTTGGTAAGGTCGGTTCTGCCGGCATCCATACGGCAGATATTTCTCGAGTAATCGCACAAAATCTCGGTCTTCTAGTAGAAGACGAAGACTGTCCGATAGCTGCAAACTACGTACAGAGCATTAAGGACAATGCCATCGATATGAATGATGATGGTATGCATGACTTTAATGCTATCGCTGACTATCTCGAAGGTGCCATTAAGTGATCTTTGCCAACGTCAATGCTGGCCACTACATCATCCTTGAAGCCGATGTAGTGATCGCCACTGTCAAGCGCCGCTACGAGAAGCTCGGCTACAAGGAATGGTCTCAGGCCATATACGAAGTAGTATGGAAAGATCCATCTCTGCCGATGGAGTCCTTTAAGCGCATCTCAGACATCCAGAAGTTCTATCCGTTCGAGAACTATGGCGGGTATAACAGCGTTTTGGTCGAGAATGTCAAGTCGACTAATAGACCCAGTAAGCGCAGAATCCCAGAACGAGTTATGCGCCCCAGAAGCATCTACGTAGACTAATCTCTCTCCACTCGACGATTTTTCAGAAGGCCCTTTTTATGGAACCGAAGACTTACATGTATGGCGCTCTGCAAGAGTCTATAGCCCAGCTGAATGCTCTGAGTGAACAGCCAAAGCCTCAGATGACCGCTGCTGAGATCGCTGAAGATGCTAAGAAGCGCTCGATCGACGCATACAATGAAGGGATCCGTCTCGAAGACAGTGGTCTCTATAAGGATGCGAGAGACGCCTTCAAAGAGTCTGCGCGTTTCAGCCAGATCGCGTACATGATATGGTAATCCAGTTTGTCCCTAAGGCGCAAAGGGAAGCTCTCTCAAAAGAGAACAAGTATTTGCGCCACTTGAACCAATACCCTCGTGGTACTGAAATGCTGAAAGAAATGAAGTAATGTTTACGTTCCTCCTTGGTGCCGCACTCGGTGCCGCTGCTACGTACTACTACGATCGCCGCGACGCCTAAGAAGTCCTAGAGGGCGATGGGTGTAATATCTATCGCCCTCTGTTTAGAGAGAAAATTGAATGTACTGGTTAATCGGATATCTGATCTTTATCGTTACATTCGCTGTCGCCCTAGGGACCATGGCTAAAGACAATGACTGACAAAGAACGTACATATTATGCCGAGGCTCTTCAGATAGCTGTTGAAGAGTACAATGCAGCTCTGAAAGAAGCGAAGAATGAGGCCGGCCTGACTGTCGTTATGCAGACTAATACAGATGGTAGTCTTTATATCCGTAAAGTGTATGTCAATACGGTCAAGTATTTCATCGGAAAAGACGGTGCTTAAGCCCGAGATCTTCACGGTACGAGTCAAGACTCCTGTGCTGCTTCAAACGACTGATAAGGCTATGGTCTTTAGCCGATTTGGTAAGATGGCCTATCTGTACGAAGTGCGTAATCAAAACGGTGAGTTGATAGATATCGCCAGCCTTAATCCACGCCCTAAAAACTGATTGACATTTTCTTGGCGGCCTGGTATATTCTAATCATGTAAAGTGGAAGGGGTCAATATAATGGATGTAGTCTACGTTCTCTATTCCGGAACGATCGCGACTAGTGAGGATGATGACGGATACGGCTTTACCGACGATCTAGAGCTGGCCAACGTCATCACCGACCAGAATAATAAGACGGCTGCGGCTGATCAGTGCTTCTGGTATGAAACGATCAATCGGATCACCACAGCATGAAGTGGCTCCTCCTTTTGTACATCTGGAGCGGCGATGCTCCAGTCACGGTCATCGAACTAAAGAGCAAGGCCGATTGCCTTCGAGTGGCTAACATCCACATCAAGGTTCCTCGTTATTCTGCAGACGGTGACATCAAGATCGGTACGGCTCGATGTATCCCGGTGTCGAAGTGAGGGAGAAGTTCAACAGTCGAGTAGCACGTCTCGTCGATAAGATGAAGATGTCGCAGACTCCTGTTCCCGGCTTCATTATCGGTCTGAGCGGTACGGACTCGATGTTGGCTTTTCATATCTGTTATGAAGCCTGTGCACGAATGGATATGGCTCATCGAGTCTATGGTATCCATTACGTCGGCGAAGGTAACAAACCCGGCTGGTTTCAGAACGAGATCATGCCGTTCATGCGTGAGCAGTTTCCTGAAGCTCGTCTAGAGGTTAAGGTTCCCCTTGGCGGTAACCAAGATCAGCAGCGATGGGCAGATATCCATCTACGGTCACTCAATTTAGTCGGTGTAGACGATATCCAACCGCTAGAGCCCAAAGACCGTTACTGGGTCGTTGGCACCATGAACGCGACTGAAGCTGAGCTGGGTACGTACAGTATTCTATCCACAGCTTGTTCGGTCCAACCGATCCGGTCCCTCTGGAAGACAGAGGTCATTCGTATCTCGACGGTGCTGGAGTATCCACCCATAGCGATCGAGATGTCTCATATGCCGGACTGCTTCTGTGGTCGTGATGAACTAGCTGCTCAGAACATCGAGATGCTAGATCTGATCCTCCGATATCGTATTCCGCATGACACCGAGGGCTCCCTCATCGTTCAGCTGGATACGTTCATCCGCGAGAACAAGGAAGCCAACGCTTTCAAGAGTAGGATACCATACGTCATATGACAGCTGTCTATAAGATATCCATCCTACGTCGCGAGGACTATAGCGGCGAACATCGGTCATGGATCGAGGAAGTCGAGCTCCCAGCTGAACTGGTCGAAAAGATCATAGCTGATGCAGCACCAACAAAGAAGAGGGGCTGGTTTTGCCGATCACGCGAACAGCTAAAGACAATTATCACGCGGAATTGACCAACAAGAACTACACCCTGGCCGATCTATCCGACCTACTGGTGGATCAAACGGGCGTCTGGACTCCTGATCAATTCCTTGATAAGATCGGCTATCTCGAGGTAGGCGACTCTACTCGTGCTCCGTATCCACTCATCGTCCCAAGGTCAGTAGACTGAGGGACGATTTTTGTAAGGCCATGTTTTATGACGAACGAGAATGAAAACGAAGACATTCTGCGCATCTTAGAAGAACAGGTTGCCGAACATAGTGCACGTAATGCTCGGATCATTGCAGCTATCGAAGAGCACAAACAACGCCTGATAGCTGAAGGTCCAGAGGCATGTCTCGACTATCTGAACAAACTCGGCTTTACAAACATTCGGATCCAGCAGGAACAGGAGGAAGACTATGTCCCCACAGTTACAACGACTCAGCGGTGAGATCCTCAATCTGATCTCGACGTTTCTCAAACATGGTCTGGTTACTCCTGAAGAGATCGGAACCGTACTGATCATCGACAAGAAGACCGAGAACGATCAGGCCAATTACACACGTATTCAGCGATTTTTGCTGGATAGCGATGTCTTCAGTGAGAAGTGCGGCTTCGAGATCACTGATCAAGACGCTTACGAGACAATGTGCTCTGAACTGGCTACCGAGCTGCTCGAAAAATTTGTCATGGTGCCTATTGTTGAAAGCGGCTGAGTCGCGCTGAATACAAACTGTCTTTATTCTGTGCGCCAGCTGAAAGCAACTGAACAATCAATCTGAACATTTCGGAAAATTCTGACTAGCGCAAGGATTGAGGCTCCTTTTTGGATACCAACTCAATGGGAACCCATGGGGCCCCGCAGCGTTACACATTGCCACTTGCGACAAGGGTGCCACCCTTTCGGACGACACCCTTCAGTCATTGTCTGTGTGGGGCGATGCCCTGGATCAGACCAGGAGCATCATCCGGGCGTCGAACTCTTCCTCGGTCTCGGTGGGCTCGGGGAGGGCTGCGTCACCCAGGACGATGAAGCCCTTGTCCGCGTCGTGGCGGATATCGTCCTGGCGGAGCCCGGCGTCGAAGGCGTCCTGGATGGTCTCGATGCCGGGGGCGAAGTAGCCCTGGAATCGCTCGTAGCTCATCGTGCCCTTCTTCTTGGGGTTCTCGGCCACCACGACCTTCAGCGGGGTCAGGAGGTAGAGGTCCTTCTTCGTCATGGTCTCGCCTTCAGCAGCGGCCAGGGCGAGGATGGACTGGGCCCAGGTTGCGTTGGTGGTCGTCATGGTGATTTCCCTTCCGTTTTGGAGAACCCCTTGTTCCCCTTTGATGTTACCATTCTATACAATACGCAATGCGTTGTAAACGGTTATTTTGATCGAGGCGCAAGTCTTTCTGGCCATCTGAGAGCGATCAACCATGCATGGCACGCTCCTACCATGGGACTCAGATCACCTCTGACGCCCTCAACTTTCTCCTTTACAAAGTGGATGTATCGACTTAGAATGGGCCATCATCCTAAGACAATTTCGGCCTGGTCTCCCAGTCGACCTTCTCCATCGCGTACCCCATGCGGTAGGCAGCGAGTCGATGATGGTCGAGATCGGGGTTACCGAGTGGCTTGCCGGCGAGGAAGTCCTCCTGTCCCTGCTTGTACGCGTCGTGTTCTGCTGGAGCGTCGTTCCGCGGCTTTACGCTGATATGCATAGCGCTGTCTCCTGGTTGTGATAGACGGCGATAGCGAGCGCCCAATACTGTAGCGACTCGTACGGCACGCCTTCGATCTCTTTCGGTACGCCCTGTGGACGCTGACCGTGGAAGATAATTGCCCACTGATCGTGGCCCATATATCGAGCCTGAGCGTAGAGGATCTTCTCGTCGTTGCTGACGAAGTGCAGCTGGTCTTCCTTGCGGATCCAGGTGATGCTAGTCGACATCGTTATCCTCCTTGCCTTACCCTCTTATTCTATCATGAGATCAATGCCATGTAAAGGGCTATTTTAGCGCTCGCAATCAAGGCCACGCCATCAATGCCTATCTAGACGCGCAATGCGCCCGCTGGTCGATCGATCGATTCAGCTGTTATACTGCACAGACTCGATACAGTCGGCCGCGATAGTGAGAGTATCGAAGGGGCTGTTGCTCTTCGATGTGTCCATGACGACCTCGTTGTGCTCCTGGTGATAGGCGCTGATGTGTCCACGATACTCGGCACCGCTCTTGGTCCGGATGATGCACTGTAGATCGAGAAGTGGGTTCAAACGCATTGCGCGCTCCCTAGCAGAAAAGTGGAGGGATTTTGCTCCCTTGATACACCCATTCTAATACGATTCGCAGTGAGTGTAAAGGACTATTTTTGATGCGCAATGCGCCGGCTGGCGTTTGTTCGATCCTGCAAGGGCGGATGTATAGGGTAGTCCTCATTGCGCCCTACGGAACTACATTGCAGAACATTGCATCTGCATGGCGATTTCAATAGCGAAATATCCCGGGTCACTGAGTTCTTGCGAACAGCTGGTCGAACGCCGGGTTGAGTGAGGTGGGGTGTTTCGATAACAGGGATTAAATCCATGTCGTTCAGACACCATTGTTTTCTGATCATATACATCGCCTATTGACGTTTGTATGTACGTTGCATTAGAGTAATGCATCAGCCCTACGTCGTCTATAGGAATATTGTACACGCGTCTACGCAGCGATGGATGTTTATTCTCCTATCGCTTATTAGCTATTAGATATCGTGTATGATCGTCTGAGAAATAGACGCGTAAGTATCGTTTCTTGTTATAGAAAGATTGATGGTACGTCATGAAGACGAGATGGATGATGTTATCCCGGATGACGACGGCTCCATTCGAGGAAGCTGATCGCTCGAGCATGCGGGTTCTGGATCAGGAAGGAGTCGCCACGATTACGGTCGCGGAAGAAGCCCCAGTACCAGTACCAGTTGAAGCGATCGCCCTTTATCTCGAAGATGTCGCTGATCGTGAAGTCGCCGGTATTGAGGTCACCCTGGAATGCGACGACACGGATCGGCTTGTCGTGTTCTACGATCATGCTACGTACTCCCCGGCTGCTTTTCTAGCTTCGACGCCACACTGATAGCAGCGAGTCTCGTCGCCTACCCGGTGTGCGTTAGGACGCGATTGGTTCATCTTCCCCACGTGGTCGCATTCTTCGAAGGAGACGAGGACGACACTAGGCGTCGCTTCGACTTTCTTCACGGTGCGAAAGATTCCACGAGGGTCGATTGACATTTCCTGTCTCCTTATACGCTCATTCTATACAGTCGGCGGAAAACGTCAACAAGAATGTTACCCTTGACGTTTGTTTTTCTGCGACTTAGTATGTGAGCTGATACCAGACGTCGACTTCTTCGATGAGCTGGGCTGGAGTCTTATCATCGATCGTCGTTTTGAAGATGGGAGCCGGTCCTACACCCGGAACGTGGATCGCGCTGTTCGCAGCGTAGTCCAGTTCGATGTTGTAGAAGAACTTGTGGTCGTACTGCCAGCTCTGGTCGTCGTAGAAGTCTGGGATCGTGTGGCCATCCTCGATACCGACGACTCGATTGCGCTCCTCACCGTCCGCCTTGTGGTCGTGTTCGACGATGATCTGACGCTCGTTGCGTGGCGCAGGGAGGGCACCAGCACTGCCCATGATCGACGGGAAGATGATGCCCCGCACGGCAGCGTTAAAGTGGTCGCCGAAGACGCCATGATGCTCGGAACCCTCGTGGGCGCCGATAGCGCCGATGAGTGCTGGATGGTGTGCCGTCATACCTGTCTCCTTATACGCCTATTCTATCACGTGACGGGAAATCGTCAAGGACTATTATGACTCCTGCCTAATGACGAACTGTCGATCGAAGCCATTCGCTGCCAGATAGAGGAAGTCTGACGACATGCCGCCATGTTCACCCCACTCGATCGCTGGATCGAAGTCGACATAGCCAGCCTCTTCGGCCTGCTTCTGACAGTACTCGATCGCTTCGCCGGGCGTGTCGAAGGTCTTCACCTCGTCGATACGTACGCCGACCTTCGGGTCAAGATCGATGTTGACAAATGTGTAGCGGCGCACTACTATTCATCCTTCTCGATCAGGGCGTAGATCGAGTTCCGGGTCTCGGCGTACTGAACGCCGTCCTCTTCGAACATCGATACGACCGGCGACGTGATGATATAGTCGCCAGTCTCTGCGCCGGCTGCTTCCTGGTTGAGCATCGCCTTACCGCGGATGCGATGATCGGCGTAGTGGCGATACTCCTTCCAGTTACGGAGGACGTTGACGATCTTCTTGCCGTTACGCATCGCGCTTTTCCCCGTTGCTGATGATGTGGACGACCTGCCACTTCTCGGTGTCGAAGATGACGAATTCCGAGGTGCCGAACTCTTTCGACGTTGCCATCGCGAAGCGGACTGCGTTGGCGTAGAGGCCGAAGCGGCCCCAGAGGACGAAGGGATTGTCCTTACGATATACGACTAGATGCATAACCGCTCTCCTTATACACCCATTCTAATACGATACGCCATCCTTGTAAAGGACTATCTTAGCGCCTCCGTGATCATATTGTACCGACCGCGACCGGCCGCCTTGACCGTCACCTTGTACTTCTTGCCCTCGATCTCGAACGCGAAGCCGAACGGACGCTTGTACGCCTTGATGCATGGGACGCCGGCGAACCTGGTCGCGGCAGCACGATACTCCTCGATGTCCTCGTACTGTTTCTCGTCCTGCCAGCGCTCGTACAGGTTGAGGACCCACGGCGCCTTCATGATCTCTTCGACCTTCGCAGGGAATGGCATCGTTATTCTCCGATCTCGAACAGGGTGTTGATGAAGTTGGTGACGATGTTCGTCTTCGAGTCGATGATCAGGAGGGCGATAGCCGCCGAACCAATTGCCATGACTACTAGAAGCGTTCCCATTGCCTATTCCCTCATTTGATAACCCATTCTATCACGATACAGAAAAACGTCAAGGTATATTTCAACCTTGACGTTTGCTGTAGTTCGTGTTAGTCTTCGGTCTTAGTGATCAAAAATGGAGGCTCGAAGTCGGTATGTTCCGGAACGTGGTCGTTCAACCAGGCGATGATCTCGTCAGACTCACCTGAGACTGACTGAGTGTCCTCGTCGTAGTCTGGGTGGTGTACGAGGTAGCCATTGAACTCGTCGTTCAGATATTCGACGATCTCGGACTCGTTGCTGAAGTCCTCTTCGAAGTCCATCTCGTTGTCGTTGTGGACGATCTTGACCATGCTACTATTCTCCTTACAGGAATATACTAACACGATAGCCAGAAATGTCAATAACTAAGTTAGTCGACCTCCATGAAGAAGGAGATGATGACCTTCTCGTCTGCAGGCCCGCTGTCGATGACCTCTCTGTCCATGAGCAGATCGACCTCGTCCTCCTGGAGTCCGAGTTCCCGGCGACAGTACCGAAGCGCTTCAGCGAATCGTGTGAAGACCTTGATCTCGGCCTTGTTGTAGCCGCCGCCGATCAGCTCGGGCTGGTGGTTGACCGTCTCCTGCGAGACTACAGTGTACCTCTTCATTTCGTCACCTTCTTTCTGAGTGGTCGTGGGATCACATTGCGCGGATTGTCGACGCGACAGGCGGTGCCACGACCACGATCGCTATCACGATTATATCGCCAGCCGGTGGTGTGCTCTTCGCCATCGAGCATGACCGTTTCTCCATCGCTGAAGCGGACACATTCGTATTTGCCGATCTCGATGCAGGTGACCTCAGTGCCATCGAGGCACTTGTACGTCTCACCGAGAACGAATGGCTCGGTCGGGTTATCGCGACGATGATCGTGGTATGCTTTCGACAACGCCATGTATGCGATATACGCATCGCCGGTGAGGGCTTCATCCTCGATGTAGAGCGTAACCGTAACCGTCATACCCTGTCTCCTTATACACCCATTCTATAACGATTGGGCCACATTGTAAAGGCATTTGTTTGCCTTGACATTACCGCCAGATCGGATAGAGTGTATCGGTGAGCATGTTGATGTCCTCGAGGATCGTGTCTCGCTGGTGATCGACTTCTTCCAGTGCGCCTCTCTCAGATTGATCCAGAGTGCCCTCTTCATGCTTCACCATGAGCTCCTCCCAATACGGAGTAATCTCACTCAGAAGGGCATTCAGCTTATCGATTTTACCCTTTGCTTCCTTCTTAGCAGCAGCCTTATCCGCCCTCTCCTGCCTCTCCCAGATCTTCTTCGTCCTGGCTCGCTCTTGCTCGGCCTCACGTTGACGCTTGATAGCGCCCGAACGGAGTGCGACGAGGTTTGCGTTGGCCTGGCGCCGAAGCTGCACGACGTCTGTTTGCTTCCAGTACATCACAGGCTCGCATCGATACGGTGGATGGTGTACGAATGAGCCCGCTTATCGGCCCGGTCGGTACGCTCGTGGTCGTCGATCTTCTTCTCGATCTCATCGAACGAGTTGCCGATGAACATGATGCCGTAGACGTAGCACCAGAAGAACGTCGTGTTGTCCGTCCGGAAGAAGAAGCCGCCCATCGTGCAGTGGTAGACGTACTTAGCGTCCTTATCGCCGTAGACGTGCTCCGGGATCATCGGCCAGCCGATACGTTCCGCGTTCTCTGGGGTGTTAAGATAGAGCATCTCAATCTCCTTATAAAGAGATACTATAACGATTGGGCAGAAACGTCAAGGGCTATTTTACCCTTGACAAATGAAGTTAGGGACATACTCCTTCTGGTAGAGGATCTTCTCGATGACTGCACGATCACGATTGACCCATTGCTGATTGCTCAGGACGAGATAGTACTCCTTCGTCTCTGGCAGGAACTGGATGAAGTAGCGATCGACGTACTTGTAGCCGGACGATGTATCGCCTTCATCGATGCCGTAGCACTCAGCGAAGTCCTTGTCGCTCTGATCGACGAGCTTCTCCGTCATCCTGAACTCCTCGAAGGAGAGCGGCGTCAGGCCGAAGGTCATCTGCATGATGTCGTAGAGCCGCGCCAGCGATGCGTTCGAGAGGGCGTGGACCTTATTGCGTGCTTCCTTCGCCATCAGATAGGCGTCGGTCTTCGGCATGCTGTCGGTCTTGTAGTAGAGCTGCAAGTCGTCGAACATGTTCTGGACTTTGATCGCCTTCTGATAGGTATCGAGTTCCTTACGCATGGTGTTCTCCTTGCCTCTTGATACACCCATTCTAATACGATACACAGAAACGTCAAGGCATATTTTTACCTTGACGTTTGTTGTGGACTGTATTAGACCGATTCAGCTAACCAAGTCTCAACGCGATGCACTAGCTCGAGGCGAGGGATCTTCGACCCGCCCATGATCACCAGCGTATTTTCTGGTCCGACCGGAGAGACGAACTGAGCGACATCAGCCTCATCGTCTACGTCGATCACACAGAAGCCGTGAGTGACGCCGCTATCGCCGGTATAAGCCGGGATGCCGTTGTTCTCGGCTTCGGAGTCGAATGGGACGTCCTCTACATGCTCATAGACGAGCTTGCCGAGTGTAGCGTTCCAGGTGTAGCTGAAGATGGCGTGTAATCGCATGTCGTTATCCTATGATCTGGCCGGTGTCGGCGTCGATTGCCCGGACAGTTCCCGGAATGTTCTGCGAGGCGAGGTGGTCAGTCCTCCAACCAGCGTCCTTGTAGGAGCAGCGAATGACGCCGACCCAACGACCATCTGAGCCCCGTCGCTGGATCTCGGCCTTACGACCGCCTACGACCTGTGGCGTGTAACTGCCACGACTGCTCTTACCGAACAGCTTCTGGAACAGCATGACGACCATGGCGAGGACGAAACAGACGAGGCTTAGAGCAAAGTATTCCATTGGACTTCTCCTTGACATTCGTTCTCAGGCAGGATAGCCTATATTCCCATCAACCAGCTTGCTCTCATCGATCCCGTACATCATTTCGACGGGAATTCCGGTGATCGTCAGCTGATAGTCAGGCGAAGGAAATGCGATACGGAGTTGCGCCATCAGGGCGATCAGGTGACCGTGGTCGCTATTGGGAGTCAGCACCCGGGTGTAGTGATAGTACTGGGGTGCTGTGTTGTTCCAATTGCGACCCTTCGCTTTGGCCACGTTGACCTCGAAGTTCTTGATGAGCGGCAGCTTCTCCATGATCTTCTCCATCCGTCCTTATAGAGAGATACTAACACACCCGAGGGAAAATGTCAAATGGCGTGCCTACCATACGATAAGCACGCCATTCAATGGATTATGCGGTCGCGTAGATGACGGACCGCTTTCTCAGTCCGTACGCCATCATGCCGAAGCCGATCAGCATCATCGCCCAGGTCGAGGGTTCCGGGACAGCTGATGCGGTGTCGTAGACATATGTCACGGTGGACGAGATGTAATATCCCGTGCCGTGCAGATATGTCGGCTGCAGCGCGGTGCCGTCGAGTGACCCGAAGTTCAGCGAAGGAGCGCTATAGATGCTGATGAAGTCATCGTCACCCTTGCTTATGAACTGATCGATGAAGTCGCCGGTGAAGATCGATTTCACGTTGCCGCCGAAGCTGACGACCGCAGTCTCGGGATTCGCGAAATAGCTGTCAGCGATCTTGTCGATCTTGACAGATCCATAGAGCGAGTCGCCCATGGTCCCGACGATATGAACCGCCGGACCCATGATCGGTTCATAAGCGCTGATCGATGGCATATCGAATGGTTGATATGCCGCGAACGAGAAGCTCCCGTCATAGTAGTTGTCGAAGCTGACGCTCTTCAGTGTCCCCAGCCTGCTGTCGAACTTCGACAGATAGACGGACGACGGTCCGTATTGGTATTCGGACTTCTTCATCTCCTCAGCCACAGCTGGTGCTGCGACCATGGAAAGCGAAGCGCAAATAATCAGGATGCCATGTCGAAACATAATATATTCCTTTCTTATCACCAATCTAGTTGGTATAGTAATACTATAACGATTGAAGGAAAATGTCAAACGGCATTAATCTTAGCGTCTGCCTCACGAAGGAGTCTGATCTCTGTGTCACGCCGCCACGATGCTTCGCTGCGCTGCATGCTGTCCCACTTAACACGACCGTCAACGCGGACTGCCCAGCAATAGCCGTCGTCACCGTTCTCCTGACGCATCGTTACACGTCGGGTGAACTTGTCGGAGGTCGGCTTGATCGACGAGCGAAGATACTCGATACACGCTTTGATGATGGATGGCTGGGTCTCGAAGACGATGCGCTTATACGATCGGTCATAACGAAATGCCTCTGCCACGAAGTACGACTCAGTACGACGCTTACCAGGTGCCGCCGGCTTCAGCTTACGCTCAGCTACGACTTGGAACTTGCGCGATCCATACTTCACACCGATATAGGCGATGTGTGTGGTGTCGTCCTTCTTGCTGGCGCCGAGGTTGGTGACGCCTTTGAAGGTGTATTCTGGCGTAGGTTTCGTCATGGCGTTATCTCTCTACCAGCGCTTGATCGCGAGGATGGACAGAACGCGACCGAGCAGGGTCGGACACGAGTTGAACGAGGTGAGGACCAGCGATCCACGACCAAAGCTGCCGAGCGGCGGATGGACTACGCCGACATCGTAGCCATTGCCTGCCTCGTTCTCGAGCCGGATGCGACCGCCGAAATTCTGCTTGACCACCACGCCCTCGTGGTGGATCGATGCGGGATAGAGGACGAACTTCTCGCCCTTATCGTTGACACCGGCTTCAGCGATGGACTCTACGATGGAGTCCCATTCGACGTCCGATACAGTGAATTCCTTGCTCATGATGATCTCCATCCGTTGATATAGAGATACTAATACGTTTTGGCCTAGTTGTAAAGGCGAATATTCAATTGACAAACAAGAACAGCCAGAGTATAACCCTGGCTGTTCCCGTGGACCTTCATTTTGTAGGCGTTGAGATCGAGTGAGTCTGCAGTTTGTCGCAGTGAGTCAGAGATCTATTCGCCTGGGGTTTTGGCCCTATGTGCGTTGGCGCTTGACTGTTACGGTGTTAACGTCCTGCGTCGTAACAGTCTATGTCAGGACAATCCGGAAATCCACGTCATGCTTATCGTCTCCGATCGCGCCGTTGGTATTGGAACGCCAGGCCATACTGATACTCTGTGGCCGTTACTGATACTCTATAGCCTTCCAATAACAAGATACTATAACGATTGGTCCTAGTTGTAAAGGACTATATTATGGCCGTCGTGGCTCGACTGCATGCGTGAACAGGAACCACGACGGCCTTCCGACGTCGGTCGGGTCGCTCCGTAAAGCCCGACGCCGAAACTCTAAAGCAATTCAACCTCGTTGATACGAAAGGACATGCAACTGCCAACGTGCGACAGCTCCTTCCGTATCGTCTCTTCATCGATTGGCTCACCACAGAAGTCGCCAGCCTCGAGAGCGCTCTTTACCGCCTTGTTGAGCGTGCCGCAGACACTCCAGATCGTCGTCTTGTCGTCAACGAGGTTCTCGACCTCTACGAGGAAGACGGTGGGTGCTTCTCTGGGTACGCCGAAAACCATCAGTCGTCGATCTTCAGTAGAGTGACCTCGTTTAGAACGATGGCCATCTCACCATGAACGAAGTGACTGAATACGAAGAAACGACCCCGCCAGTCGATCACGCCAGGTGTAGCGATAGTCGCGGCTGGGACGTCAGTCTCGTGTACAGTCTGACCGTCCATCGTATTGAGGATCAAATGATACATAGTGTCTTCCATGCAGCTTATGAGGACGGTGGCGGGTACGAAACCGCAGAACCCGACAGCAAGAGGGGAGCCAGAAGCCGGGTCACCGTCCACATAAACTGTATTATGTGGCCATTCTATCACGTGATAGGAAAATGTCAATGGCTATTTTAGTGCGCCTTGACATTACCCGGGCGCCGGGATATTCTGCCGGTTCGGCTGGGTTTGGGTCATGTAAAGTTTGAGCGTGCCCTGCAGACGCTTCCGGGGAGTGGGCTGAGAGGTGATCTTCTGCTTCTTGGAGGTATTCATTGTCTTCTTCCTTCCTTGCTCTGAGAGGGCATCAGCTTAAGCTGATGGAATGCCGTTGTTCATTCGATAGAGGCGAACTTGTTCTAGGACATCGTCCTCGCTCTGGAGTTCCAGCAGTGCATCGCACGTCATCATGTCGGTGACGATCTCTGCATCAGTCATTCCCTCGAACGTATAGCCATTTTCAGCTGCGTTCTCAAAGGCTTCCTTAACGAGTTCGGCGAGCGTTATCATGATGATCTCCTATCCAATAAAGAGATACTACCACGATATGATCAAATTGTCAATGACGATGTTTGATCTCTCGAATGAGTACGCAGGCCGAGAGGATGACGGCCAGGGCGAAGAACAGCATGCCAGCCGCTCCGAACCAGTTGGCCAGACTCTCGCTACCGTGTGCTAGGAACCCCGACGACATGCTGATGCAGACGAAGCTCACAACCACGGATACGATCAGTATGAAGAGCATCAGCTGGCCCTCTCCCTCATCTGCTCGATCTCTGCCAGGCCGATGACTCGTGCCGTTCCGTTCTCGATCTTGGTCTTCAACTCGGCTAGCTCGTTCGTAACGCGCTTGTCGAGGATCTCCACGATCCGGTCGGAAGTCGCACCAGCCAGCATGCTCTTGATCTCGTCTTCCGACGTCTGCTTAGCCAGCTGGAGAGCGTGCATGCATGCAGTGACGGTCAGAAAGTTTACGGCGTTGGGCCGTTGGATGAACGATTCAGACGCCGTCCGCATCTCGTTGGTGCAGATCATGATGGCGTGCTTCTTCATTCCCATTCGTAGTCTCCCTTATTTGATGACCCATTCTATCACGTGATAGGAAATTGTCAATCACTTTGTTCTTCGTCTGTCTCCGGCTTATAGTTTTCCCAGTCGATCTTAGGGAGGACCATGACGTAGAATACGCCCTCGGCTTGATCGAGCCCCTTCGTGATCGTGATCAGGTTGACATCGATCCCAGCGACCTCACATTCTGCACGAATGCGTTTGTCGAGCTGATGGATGATGGTTCGTTCATCGTGCCAGTAGAAGACGCGGTTGTGCCACAACTGGATGATGGCTGGAGCGTTCTCCTTCGAGGTAAACGAGTCGCTCATCTCCCACGACTTGTAGATCTCGGCGTCCATGTGCTCCTGGATGAGCGTGGCGTCGCCGTTGTCGAACAGCTGCGCCTTATAAGGCTGGTCGTGCTCCGTCGTCCAGATCAGCCAATAGCCACCGTTCATCTCGAACTTGAAGAAGATCGACTCGCGGATGTCCCAGCTGTTGATAAACTCATCGAGACCCGGCAGCGTTGTGGTCCGAAATGCACCGTTCATATCGAGCATGGTGATCTCCCTATCCAATAAGAAGATACTAATACAAACAAGAAAAAACGTCAAGGCATATTTCAGCCTTGACGTTTGATGTAGTTCGGATTAGGCTAGCTGAAGTTGCTGGGTGCTATCCCAGAGCTTTCTCTCGAGTTCCTCGAGTCCCGAGCCGTCGTATGCAGCAATGGGGATCTTGTTGATCGTAACGATATAGAACTCTGGGCCGATCTCCTCGATCCAGCCCACGATACGATCTTGTGGGTCGCGATATATGAAGCCGATAGGTGTAACACCCGGGACATCTACATCGCGGCCTAGATTGGTTGTGTATCGTCTAAGAGCGATAAACGCATCGAAGTCGAACATAGCCATGACATTTCTCCGTCCCCCCGCATAGGTGGACGTTTAGAGGGACTTGTACTTCTCGCTGCCGTTCGAGCGAGCGAAGCGATCAAATACGCTCTTCGCATTGTCAGCCGAGGTAGCGCCGGACTTGAACTTGGACTTGCCGGTCGACATGGGAACCTTCATAACACGAACAGGTTTACCGTCGCGACCGATGTTGGTAATAGGCATGCTCATATTTCTCTCTCCATGCTGAGGGTTTCATCTTAACACAGGATAAGGCAGATGTAAACCCACTTTGTTAAACGACAGGAAAATAATTTACCTGCCAAGAACGGCCAGACCGTGATATAATGGCATACTCGGTCGGCTCGTTGTGAGCGTCTAGGAGGGCGCCTGGCTTTCTATATAGCAGCCCGCCGTCCTTGACGTCGTAATGGATCGTGTAACCAGACTCGATAACGAGCTTGATGGCGTTCTTCTTCGTCATCAGCTGATTGGCTGTTTGTACGTGAAGATGCCCTGCTTGTTCTCGACCTCATAGATCACGTTGTCGATTGTGACAGACTGCGCAACGCGGTTCTCGTCTTCACTGATCGACTGTAGGTTACCGAGAAGCGAACCCTGGATGTACCCGTCTGGGTCTTCCTTGTTGAAGTCGAGGATTCGAATAAGGTCGTTGTGTATCTCGTAAGTCATCGTCCAAACGTACGATGCGATGACCATTGCTGCTTTCTTCAAACTATTGTTCCATTTGCTTTACACACGAACTCGAGCATGACGCGATGTGCTACGTCACCAGGAAGATCGCTAAATCGATTATGATACTCCGCGCCATCGGCGTCGAAGAAGGTGAAGTGGAACTCGGTGGGATGACGATTCGATGGTATCACTTTACCAGTACGAAACGGACGCTTGAGATGATCCCATGGTCCTGTCTTCGATGGTATGAAACAGGCTCGACGATCTAGTAAGAAACGCGTCGGCACTTTAATCGTCATAGTCGAGTTCTCTCTTGAACGCACGACGGTTATAGGAGGAACCCTTGCCTTTGAACAGGGGCTCGGAACGAGGTTGGAATTGACCCTGGGAGAGGCCGGCTGCGATGACGTTACGCTTCTTCATGGTGTGTTCCTTTCGAAGCTTAGTCTAACACAGCCTCCTCAAATTGTCAACCGTTGACATTCAGTTGTATTTAGCTTATCTTCAACCCACGGTCAAGACGGGCTGCAATAGCCTTCGACCGTACGTAGACCTTAGATGCTGTAGTGAAGGCGTAGTTGCTTCGCTGGGCGACTAGGACACCATCTCGTGGGCCTCGTGGTCGGTACCACCAGTGGTCCTTATCGAGCGTCCATCGACCGTACTTTTCGCCGGGATTGAACAGAGAACCGTGACCATCACGCACGTTCTTCTCACGACCAAGGCGTAGTGCCCGTTGGTCCATCGTCTCGTTCTGTATGTCGGACATTCCATGCTCCGTAGGGTGTGGGCGCCGACGAGATTGGAAAGGGGTTCGTCGGCGCCCACTGCGGTATAGCATGGAAGGAGTTCAACCGCCCATGCATTATAACACGCAGATGGGAAAATGTCAAGGGCTATTTTAACCCTCGACTAGCTCTCTTGCTTCGATGTTTGTTTGTGCGAGCACCTTAACCTCGGCGAGGCGGAGCATGCTGGCAGCACCACCCGGCCAGGACTTTACGACCGCTTCGAACCGCTTGATCGCGTTCTCAGGAGTGTCACGGAATCGGCTACCAGTCGACTCCCAGCCAATCGGGTGTACGTACGTTTCGATGACATACGAGACACAGCCTTTCGCCATGTTAGCGAGCTCCCTTATGTTCGAACCAAGCCTTAGCGATGAAGTTCTCTTCGAGGTAGGTCACGATCTTCTTCTCGGCTTCATCGTCCTCTGCGTTAGCATGAAGCTCCTCCCACGTCTTACCGCAGGCAAGCTGGAAGCCGATGATATCGTACCAGTACTCGACCCACCGCTTTGGATGAACCTCGACACCGAGCATAGCACACAGCTCTTTGTCCACCTCTTCGAGGGGAACGACCTGTCCGGTACGCTTGGATGTTAGACTAAAGCAGTTCGGCATAGCCGTTTCCTCCTATCCGTTACTATGATACTAACACGATAGGAGGAAAACGTCAAGGGCTATTTCATACGCCAGACCATCAGGTACTTCTGCTCGAGATATCGAGTGTACCAGTGGTACTTGCCCTTCGCGTTGATCGCATAGAGCTGTTGGCGGAATCGTTGAGCCTCGTGGGGAGGCATCTCGTAGATCGAATTGGCTGCGATCGGGAGCTCCATAGCATGAGCTATGATGTTCGCATATCCCTTAATCACGCTTGGCTGAGGTGAGCTGATGCCCTGCTCAGAGGGTGAAGCTGATTGGCTGGGAGATTCTACCATAGGAGAATACCACCTCTCGGACAAGGTCTTATCCTTGGTCCGAGCTAGTCGCTTGGCGAGGAGACGCTTGGGCTCCTTGATCCGCCGGTCAGCCACTCGATTCTGAAGTCTTAACGTCATACATCCTCCATGCTACGTATAACCTATTTTATACACATGACTGGATAAAGTAAAGGCCTTATTACCTTGACAATTTACTCGATGCTGTATATAATGCCTATGGCCTTTCAAACACAGTAGTATGATCAGTTAGAAGGGATCTGAGAGGATCTAACTGATAGATTGTTAGTCCTACCATATCAGTGGTAAGTGACTCAGAGGGCACTCAGATTAACTACAGCATAGGGATATGAGATGTATGTACGTGTATGCTGTATCTGTCTTACGCACAAACAAAAAGAGGGAACCCATTGCTGAGCTCCCTCTTTGTTGGACCGAAGTGGTGTGGCTGTTAGGCCGTGACCGGCTCCTTGCCGTCCACCGTCTGGCCGGGTGCGAGATCGGCCTGTTCGGCTTCCTTCTGCTCCTCGATCTTCTCGGCCACCGGCTCGGGGACCGCGACCACGAACCCAGCGAGCTTCACCGCGTAGTCGCCGAAGTCCTTGAACTCGGCCTTGATCCAGGCGATCCGCTCTTCGTCGGTGGTGAGGGCCTGGTAAGCCGTGACCTGATCGCCGACGATCACATGGCCCCGAGCGCGATCCCAGCTGAGATCCTTACCGCGAACCCCGCGGCCGAAAGCGTCTTCGACGGTGGAGAGATTGGGCGTTTCGCCCTGGCTGTAATAATGGGCGAAGAAGTTGGCCGCCTTCGAACCAGCCCGCTTGGGGTTCTTGGCGCAGAGCACCATCAGCGGGGTCGGCTCGTTGGAAACCTCGGTGATCGGCGCCGTCTCGGTGGTGTTTTCCGATTCGACCCGCGGCGGCGGCATCAGTTCGACCGAACCGGTCTCGGTGGAAGCATCGGTCGAACCCGTGGTCTCGGTGTTCTCGGTGCCGGTGACGTTCGCCGTGGACTGGTTGAGGGCTGCCTTGCGGCTGCGCGATGCCTTGCGAGCCGAATCGGGGGTCGCGGTGGGGAGCTGATCGAGGTTTGCCATGGTATAATTCCTTTTCTTCTTGCCGTAGGGAGGGGTTATTCCCTTCCTATGCTCCCTTTATAACTTGCATTCCACCCCTTGTATATAACTATTTTGAAGGTCCGTGCACTTTATTTCATGATAAGATGGTTAATAGGGATCACGCCTTATAGATCTGTGTACAAGTATACGCGTATAGGGGAATATAGGATATGATGGGAAAAAGGCCTTTACAGCGAGGGGTTCTCGGATTATAAGGGCTCTAGTTAGTTGTTAGCATGGAAGGTTACAACAGCATGACCACAAACATCGGCACCATCAATCGACAGTGGAAGTCGAACGCGCGAAAGCAGGGAGCCACGCAGGATACTGGCACTGCGGTCATCCAGTTGCGTCCCAACGAGCTCCCGGACTACAATCCGAAGGAAACCGACGCCGACATCAAGAAGAAGTTGAAGGAGCGCTTCGAGATCCTCGAAGCGATGACCGAAGACGCCATCTCCGGTGAGGTTCGCGGTTTGATCGTATCCGGTCCTCCGGGCGTCGGTAAGACGTACCAGATCGATAAGGCGCTGGAAGAATACGACGAGACCGGCGAGCTCTACACGACCTCATCTGGTTACGTCAAGGCGACCGGGCTCTACAAGCTGCTTTATAAGCATCGCCACAAGAACCAGATCGTAAAATTCGATGACGCTGACTCTGTCTGGTTCGACGAGAATGCGCTGAACTTCATGAAGATCGCGACCGATTCGATCAACAAGCGCATCCTGACATATGGCGCTGAATATAACATGGTCGATGACGACGGCACCCCGATCCCACGCTCCTTCGAGTTCGAGGGTTCGGCCATCTTCGTGACCAACCTCGACTTTGATCGCCAGATCGATCGCGGTACCAAGCTCGCTCCTCATATGGAAGCGATGATCAGCCGGTCCCACTATATCGATCTCGGTATGAAGACTAAGCGCGATTATCTCGTCCGCATCTATATGGTCGCCGAGCAGGGGTTCCTCAAGAACATCGGCCTTGATGACGCGATGCAGTTGGAGGTGTTGAACTACATCGCCAATAACATGGGCCATCTCCGTGAGCTGTCCCTCCGCATGGCGCTGAAGATCGGCACCCTGCGCAAGTCGAAGCCGGCGTCCTGGGAGCGTATCGCTAACCTGACCTGCTGCCGCGGTATCTCGTAACGATGCCAAGCTATACCGGCAAGACAAAGCCGATTAAGCGCCCTATAGTAGCGTGCTTGGGCCACCCGAACAGTCACAATCGGGTGGTCCTCGTACTGGAATGCGGTCATCGAGTGAGTCGCGATAAGCGTGGCGCACCATCGACCAACGTCGTATGTTCGGAGTGCAGCAATGGTAGAAATCGATAACACCGAAGTCAAAAAGCTGTGGAACCTCTACGGCGGGTCGCAGCATGGTCCCCATGTCGAGCAGTACTTCATCGAGGAGCAGAAGTTCTACATCTTCGCTCGTGAGCTGATCATCGCTGCTCAGAATAAGGCGATGGATGCGCTTGCTGAAGATCTGACCAGCCGCGATCTGCCTGGTCATATTGCTGATCAGATCCGCGACTCATGCCGTGAAGTGCTCGGCAAAGTGGTGATGATCGACGACAGCATTAAGATCGCGGATGCTGTCGTTGCTAAGATCACTTCCATGATCGTTGATCATGCCGGTCCGCCGAAGAAGTTGTTTGAAGCTTATGCGTTGGTTGAGCGCATCGCGAAGATGGGCTGGGTCAATAGCAAGCCGAACGTCGACTTCGAAGACTTCCAGGACGAGGCAATTGCCATCACCGGTCTGGCACCGGGCGACCAACGACACGGTAACGCAAGCGAGGTATAACATGCACCCATACATCGGCACTATTCTGCTGATCGTGACGTTGGCTATTCAGCTTAGCCTCCACGTTCTCTGTGCGTACCTGGTCGTCCTCGCCTGGGATACGTATCGTGGGCTGCCGAAAGGCTTCCCGATCTTCACCACTGGTATCGCACTGTTGTCGGTCATCGTCGTAAACGTGCTGTACATTCCGGTGTTCGCTAACATCATGCACATGATAAGGGGATGATCAATGGATAGGTTACACAGCATTCCGACGTATGAGGTGTCTGCCACGCCGATGACGTACGTGCTGCTCTTCATGATGCTGCTGTTCATGTTCGTCGTGGAACGATGGGTATTCAGAGCCCTTTTCAGCAATGCATTTCACAGCATGGTATTCTCCTACCTCTTGACGGGTTTTGCCTTTCTTGCACTCCCTATGTCACTTCTTGTCCCTGCTACTAATGCACTGGGGGTGATCTGGTTGACTGTCACGTGGCCGGTATGGATGATCTTTACGTTTATGCCGAACTGGCTGATCCCGTACATCTTCACAGTCTAGTTGACAATTTCTAGCGGCTGGTTTATCTAATAACCAGAAGGAGTGCTAATGACAGAGCTGTATACGTTTGGCGACGGTAACGTTGTCGCCAAGGGCGGAATTTGGGATAAAGACGACCCCGATCTGCCAGGACTTTGCACCATCAGTTTCTTTGTGAGCGATACGCTTAATAAACTCGGTGAAGAGGTGCCGCAAGACGCATACGACGCTCTAGTCGCTGGTACGCCTGAGCTGATGCTCGGGTTCAAGAATCTCAAATCGATGGATATCTTTATCGATTGGATGGCTATGGCTCGGACGCATTACGCTCACTGGTTAGAGCATGGAGTGGTCGATGAAACCTGAGTTTAACTTCGTCGGACCAGGAGTCCATGAGGTCGATATCCTCCTCTTCATGGGTCCGATGTCCGATGACGATGGTCCGTTCCTACGGATGCCAGACAACTGGTCGTTAGCGCACGTGATGCACCACGCTGGTCTGTTTCCGAGCGTCGGCCAGGCGAAGAAGAATGGCTGGGACAAGCCGATCGAGCCGGGCTTCTCACATTTCGTCGTAACCAAGCGGAAGATCGCCGTCTGGATACTGACTCGTTTCGAGGGTTGCTTTGAATGATTATCGGTGTCTCGCTAGACTTCTGGGGTACGATCGCGAAGCCTAATCCGAAGTACTCTACCGCTCGAACTGCGTACTTCGCTGAGCTATTCGGTGTCGAGCCGGAGGTCGCTCATGCCAAATACGTCCAGATCAAGCGTCACGCTGACTACGCTGCCGAACACTTCGGGACTGCGTATCATCCGATGGCTCAGATACGATCACTGTTGAACTGCGAGAAACTGACGCGCAAGGTCGATGCATGTGACGTCTATTATGATCTGATGCATCGCGTTGCTCGCTACAAACCCGTCATCTCGCCATCAATGAAAGCGCTGCTCAAGCGAGCGTCGCCGCTGTTCGTGATGGGTATCACCTCGAATACCAATTTCATACCCGGTCATGTGCTCGCGTCATTGATACCATCCACGTTTGCTGAACCGACGTGGTCTGATGTCGTCGGCATCTGCAAGCCGTCACCGGAGATATTCAACCAGACGTACCGTTCCCTCGTCACGAAGAACGGCGCTGCGATCAAGCCGTGGGAGATACTGCATATCGGTGATAACTACAGGTGTGACTACGTTGGGGCTACGCGTTTCGGCTTTCAAGGCCGTCACGTCAAGAGCGTAGAAGAAACTGAGGCTGTGCTTCAGATGATTATCGACCAGGGAGAGCTTGAATGACGACTCATATGGCTATTAAGCAGTTTGGCGATCTAACCGACCAGATGAAGCGCGAGTGGGGCAGGGCGTATTCGATGTTGAAATTCGGCGATGACACCGTTGCCAAGAACTTCGCGTACAAGATGGCTGATGCGTTCTTCGACAACTACACCGATCTGTTCACAGACGACCAGCCTCAGCCGGTGATCATCCCGGCTCCCTGCAGCTCGAACGTGCCGATCGCGTCTAAGATGCTGGCGGATCACTTCATGCATCGACTCAATGCGATCATGGCTGATCGCATGCTGCCGCCTGTCGAGATGACGCTGATGCAGCGGCTGAATACGTACTACAATAACTACTGCCATCTAGAAGAGAGCGAACGGGCTCGTCTGTTGGCGCAAGACACGCTCTACATCAATCGCGATTTTATCGCCGGCAAGCGGCTGATCTTCGTCGATGACTGTACGATCACTGGCACGCACGAGAAGAACATTATCCGTTTCTTCGATGCTCACGATCTCAACAACGAGCTGTACTTCGTCTGTTACGCCAACTATACTGGCGCGGATCCGACTATCGAGGGGCGACTCAATCACCTCTACATCAAGTCGGCGGATGACGTGCTCCGTCAGTACTGGCGGATGTCGCTGATCGGTGAGCGGTTTATCCTGACCACTCGCGCGGTGCGTCTAATCCTCGAGGCTAACGAGGATGCGTTCCGGAGGTTCATTCACGAGTTTCCGCAGACGTTCATTAACGAGCTGTTACATGCGGCGATATCGAAAGAGTATCACCTCTACGAAGATTACACTAACAACTTCCTTTATCTGAAGGCGTGCTGTGCAAAAGAGTTGACATTTCCAAAACAACATGTTATAGTATAGTTATTGCCTGGGTTCGTCGGCTCGATGATACTCTGGCCGACGAACCTATGGAGTTGCAATGCGTCCTGATATGAAGAAGCTGCTCTGTGAGCGGCCTCGGTATGGCGGCGGTTACGATAAGCGTAATCGTGGTTACGCTAAGAACGCGTCCTTTGACGAAATGCCGACCAAACAGAGCATGTCTCGCGGTCGTCACGGCACTAAAGAGTTCGGTGAGTTCCTCGCCCCGCTGAAGCGCTTCATCAAGAAGCAGGTGGGCCGCAAGTGGAACGACGTCTTCTCCGAGATCTGTGAGCACATCAACGGTTACAATCCCGTTCAGACCCACATCCTCGAGCACGTCGATGGCTATATCTCCATCAAGGTGCAACGTGTCAGCACCAACGAGTCGAAGACCGGCTTTGTTTCTCACGGTGGTATCCGTCCTGAGAGCAGCAGCTGGCGTCATCCTCTTCGTGCTGGTGAGTTGTACGTCGATCCGGATGATAACATCATCAAGGTGGCTAAGAACATCGTCAAGGACAAGCCGAAGCCGCCTCCTGAGAACAAGCTGAAGGTCTTCAATCGTAATCTGATCGGTGTCAAGGAAGAGGGAATCTGGTACACGATCGATCTGAAAGACTATAAGGACGGATCGAAGTGGGACTGGTGGTACGGCATCGATCCGCCGGATAAGAACCAGGATAACGTCGGCAATGCCAAGTACGGCCATTACACTCGGATCAAGCTGATCGACGGCAAGCAGTACAACGACTATTTGTACGGTTCCAACAAGAATCGCTGGGGCGACTACTTCGAGATCGGAGTCTATCTACCCTGGAATTGGCGTGGTCGTAAGGCGATCGGCCTTCGCGAGAATATCGTTGGACACCACAAGGTCCAGATGACATCCAAGCTGCTTCGGCAGCATAACCTGAAGAACGACCGATGACTATTATTCTATTGCTAGCGCTTCTGTTTACGAAGCATCTTGTATTCGACTTTATCTATCAGCCACCGTATCAGTGGCAGAATAAAGGAACGTATGGACACCTTGGTGGAATTATCCACACTGGGCAACATGTAATTGCCTCATGGTGTATCCTATTGTTCTTTACCACTTTACCTCTCTGTGCCCTTCTCTGTGCCACAGAAGCATTGATCCATTACCATATGGATTGGTTTAAGATGTGGTATAACAAGAAGAAGGGTTGGGGAGCGACCACGCACAATGAGTTCTGGATACTGACCGGAATCGATCAGTGGGTCCATGCGATGACTTACATCCTCATGGTCGCTCTACTTCTTTAATTAGAAGTACGTAATAACGATAACTGCTCCAGGACCGCCGGCGCCACCAGCTCCGGCGGCACTTCCGTTTGTAGCAGAGCCACCTCCACCACCACCTGCTGCACGTCCACCAGAGCCGCCAGCATTAGCAGCAAAAGCAAGAGCGCCACCGCCGCCGCCTCCGCCGCCACCTGGTCCCAGCGTACCAGTAGCAGAACGACCATTACCAGCACCACCGACTGCAGTTGCATCGTATCTAGCACTGCCGGCGTTACCGGTAGCAGCATATCCGAAACCTGGACCACCTGATCCACCGCTCCATGCTAGCTGAATATCACCCCAGTATCCACCACCTGCAGCGCCTCCTGGACCACCGTAAAAGTTCCAAGCGCCACCGCTTGCCTGACCAGTAGAGTTAGATCCACCACCAGCTCCTGGGCCGAATCCGTTTACCGTGCTACTCAGGTCTGACTGACTATAAAGTACTCCAGCGCCTCCGCCCATAGATCCGCCAGCTCCTACAGCGCCATTAGTGCCGTTACTGCCTCCTCCAAGAAGCCCAGCACCACCGCCACCACCAATTAGTGATGCACCGACGACTGCACCAGCTCCGCCGGCACCGCCATAAGCTATCAGAACGCTACTACCGCCGAAGTTTGATCCAGCTGCGTTACTGCCGTTAGATCCATTGCCGCCATCGACTGTTGCAGCAGCGCCGCCAGCGCCACCATTACCCGCCTGGACAGATACAGTAGCGCCAAGTTCTGCCGCGTCAAATAGACGACGAAGGAAGGCGCCGCCTCCACCGCCACCACCGCCAGGTTGACGAGTGGTACCGCTACCGCGTAGTCCGCCTCCACCGCCTCCACCACCGCCGAAAACTAGAACCTCGACGAACTTAGCGCCCGTTGGCTTAGTCCACGTTCCAGTAAATGGTGACGTGCCAGCGCCCTGTGGGACGTATGTATCTACCTTAACTGACGCTGGTAGCTGTGAAATATCGACTGTTCTCATTGTTGTATCCGATTAGAAGAAGTTGAGGATAGTAACACGGCCAACGGCACCATTACCACCAGAGCCAGTAACAGCAGCGGTAGTGTTTAAGTGAGCGCCACCGCCTCCTCCGCCACCGCCTGGAGCAGCGCCATCTGCGCCGCTGCCAGATGCTACACCTGCTGTGTTTGCTGCGGGACCTCCGCCACCACCCCAGCCGGCGTCAAGCGATAGAGCTACACGGTTAGCTCCTGACGCAGGGAGACTCTGATCGTCATATATCGCTCCGTAGCTGCCGCCCCATGACATGTAGTTCATGTAGTTGATACCATCTGATCCAAGCTTGCCGCCGTTACCAGCTACGACATCAGCTTTGCCATCAGCAGCAACGCCAGCGCCTGCACCACCACCCGTTGGTGATTGATCAGTATCTCCACCAGAAATCGCTTCAGTAGCTTCAAAGTCTAAGATAGTACCAACGCCAGAGCTTCCACCCTTACCGCCCGAGAACGTGCCGAACTTGTTGGTTGGCGTGTTGATATTGATCATACCACCTCGGCCGCCTCCAGCTGAAGCAAATGATCCAAACGAGCTATTACCGCCAGCCAGAGCAGATACCGCAACAGTACTATTTGCAGTAACACCGGACGATTTAGCTCCACCTGCGCCAACAGTGACTGTTACAGTCGGCGTTAGAAGTGCTGCAGGGATCCATGCCACAGTCTTAGCGCCACCGGCGCCACCTGCTCCGCCTTTTGCTATCGTTCCAAGAGCCTGCTTCGAGCCGCCCTGACCACCTCCACCTGCTCCATAAACGTACACCTGAACTGCCTTTAGACCAGCACGAGCGGTCCATGTGAAAGTACCTGCTGTCGTATACGAATCAATGATGAGCGTACCGCCAGTTCCGTTAGTACCTGCAGCGCCAGCCGATCCAGTATATCCCGTGTTGCCACTAAGTGGTCGAATGGTATATCCTAGACCAGCAGCAACAGTACCAACGATAGTCACCGTAGTATCGGTCAGTGTGTAGTCAGTGGTTGGTGTTTGAATGATACCATTGAGTGTAACAATGATATCGTTGACAGTAAGACCAGTGATTGGTAGCGTTATCGTCTGGTTAGCAGTCGCTGTTGTAGTACCGACAACTGGTGTAAACGCGCTAGAGCCAGCGCTCGGACCAATTGGACCAACTGGACCCGGTACTGTCGATGCTGAACCAGTATAGCCAGTAGGACCGACCGGACCGTTAGGACCAGTCAGACCAGTTGGTCCAGTTAGGCCTGTCGCGCCAGCTGAACCGTTATATCCAGTTGGACCGATTGGACCAGTTGGACCCGTAGGACCGATCGGTCCAGTGGCACCTTGCGATCCTGTATAACCATTGCCGGCTGGGCCGGTTGGTCCGCCTACAGCGCCGGCGACTTGTGATGCACTAAGAATTCTCATTTATCGTATCCTGATTGCGATTAGTTCTGCGGCGTTGATAGTCACACCAGTTTGCGTATCGATGTAGACGAATAGACGTAGTAGCTGTCCGGCAGTCAATGCCATAACTCGTCGGTTCATCTCTCCGTGTCTTACTTGAGTGCCGACTGTAAGAGCGCCTGGTGACGTCCTCCATAGGAATGCTGGACTATCTACGTTAGAAGTGTCGATACCAATACCCCAACTGAACTTAGCGTTACTAGCTGTTCCATCGCTGAAACGTATCTTGCCCTGGATGTCGTAGATGCCAGTCTCTGGCACCGTCCACTGGCCATTGGTAGTATTGAACGCTCCGCCACCTGTGTTCGTTGTAACAGTATTTAGAACTACCGTATTAAAGCTTCCTGCTCCGATCGCTCCAGTAGTTGTATTCGTCGACGCGATAAGAACTGGGAAGTTCGATGATGCATCGACACCGGCTGAACCAGTATAACCAGTCGTTCCACTGAGTGGACGAACTGTGTATGTCATACCAGCTTCTGTTGGACCAACGAGCTGAAGCGTAGATGCAATGATGCTATAGTCGGTGATTGGATTCTGAACAACACCGTTTAGCGTTACGATAACATCGTTAGCACCAAGAGTAGCAGATGGTAGGGCGATGGTGTAGTTGTTAGTACCATTTACCGAACCAGTTACAGGAACAAACTGAAGCGAACCAGCGCCCGTTCCCTGTAGTCCAGTCGGACCAGTTGGACCAGTTGGACCAGGAACAACTGAAGCCGAGCCAGTATATCCCATCGGACCAATCGGACCAGTTGGACCAGTCGGACCCAGTGGACCAGTCGGACCTAGTGGACCTACAGAACCAATCGAACCGTTAAAGCCGGTTGCGCCAGTTGGACCAGTAGCACCCTGAGAACCAGCGTAGCCGATCGGACCCTGAATACCCTGAGCACCGCTTGGGCCAGTTACACCTTGAATACCCTGTGAGCCATTCGGACCTACAGGTCCTGCTGGGCCAGTTGCACCGATAGAACCAGCGTAGCCGATCGGACCTTGTGGACCGACAGGACCAATCGGGCCTTGGATACCTTGTGGACCAGCTGGACCCGTGAGACCGAGTGGACCTGTTGCGCCAATAGAACCGTTATAACCAGTGACGCCCTGCGGACCAATCGGACCAGCAGCACCAGTAATACCAATCGAACCAGTGTATCCTACAACGCCCTGTGGACCTGACGGACCGGTAAGACCTGCCGGACCAGTGAAGCCCTGCGTTCCCTGTGGTCCTGTAGCACCAATCGATCCTGTAAAGCCTGCAGTTCCTTGTGGACCAGTCGGACCAGCCGCACCAGTCGGACCTGTTAGACCCGTCGCACCAGTGACACCGATTGGTCCAGTAAGACCAGTCGAACCAGTAAATCCGCTCGGTCCTTGTGGACCAGTCAGACCTGTGAAACCAGTCGGTCCCTGAGTACCAGCCGAACCAGTATAACCAGTTACGCCGATGACGCCCTGGATACCCTGTGGACCAGTCGGACCTGTTGGTCCAGTCGTTCCAGGAATACCCTGTGGTCCTGCTGGACCAGTTGCGCCCTGTGGACCAGTCGGACCTGAGATGCTGCCTACGTTAGTAAATACGTTACCATCATAGACGTACAGATTACCACTGATCAGATATGCGTCGCCGGTAGCGTTACCAGTTGTTGGTAGCTGAGATGAGCTAGCGAGTGTTCCAAGAATACGAACACTAGCACCAATCGAACCAGTATAACCTAGCGATCCAGTATAACCAATCGTGCCCTGAATACCCTGCGGGCCGGTCGGACCTACAGGACCCGTTACACCCAGCGAGCCGCTGTATCCGGTTAGTCCCATGACGCCTTGTACGCCCTGTGAACCAGTATAACCGATTACGCCCTGTGGACCTACTGCGCCGATAGAGCCGTTAAAGCCGGTTGCGCCCTGAACGCCCTGTGGACCTACTGGACCAGCAGAACCGACCGAACCGTTAAAGCCTGTTGGACCGATAGGACCAGCAACACCCTGGATACCTTGAATGCCCTGTGGACCGACACTGCCGATTGAACCGTTAAAGCCAGTCGGACCTACTGGGCCAGTCGTACCTTGTGGACCCGGACCACCGATCGAACCATTAAAGCCTGTTACGCCTTGTGGACCGACAGGACCAGCTGGACCAAGCGAACCCTGCGAGCCAGTGAAGCCGATTAGACCCTGAGCACCAACAGGACCCTGAGCTCCGATAGGACCAGCGACACCCTGTGGTCCTTGAGGACCAACTGAACCAGTCGGACCAGTCGGACCTACAGGACCTGCTACAAGAGATGCCGAACCGGTATAACCGATGTCACCACGCGATCCGTTGTAACCTACGCCCTGGATACCTTGAATACCCTGCGGACCTTCTGGACCCGTAGGACCGACGATGCCCTGAGCGCCAACTGCGCCTTGCGATCCAGTGTATCCCATCGGACCAGTTGGGCCAACGATAGTAGACGCTGAACCGACATAACCGGTGTCACCCTTTGAACCAGTGTATCCCTGCGATCCGGTATAGCCAAGTGAACCAGTATAGCCGATGGTCGTAGATGCTGAACCAGTATAACCGATCGATCCAGTATAACCGAATGAACCAGTAAATCCACGCGAGCCACCGTAACCCTTAAGTTCGGTACTTACGAGCATAGAGTACTGAGATGACGCATCAACGACTACTACACTGCCTTCGACAGTATAGTTAAGCATCGTGACTATTAGCGTGTAGTCATTAGAAGAGGTCATTGTACACCTGCAGAGCTACGACGTTGTTGATGGTTACAGTGTTATCGATCTTAGAACACTGTACGGAGAGTACGTAACCAGCACCGTCTGACCTAAGAGTCGCTGTCTGTTCAGCAGTCATAGATACGATTAGACCAGATGCTTGTACTGTCCTTCCGAGCGAAAATGGAGCAGGAGTTCCCTTAGCAGTCTGATAGCTGAGCTTGAGCTGAACAACCCATGTTCCATCATTAAGATTGATGAGCGTATTGTTATGCTTGACTGCGAGAAGGAACGCTACAGGGTTACCTTTAACGACTTTTATGGCTGACACATGCGATTCCTCTAGATACGTTTTTCATATTTATAGTTGACATTTTTAACCACTTGATATAGAGTGGCCTTATCCCTAAAGTGAGTCACATTTATAATGCATACTTTCGATAGTGCTTACCGGATTGGCAAGCGCTTCAGTGGTAATGACGAGTTTACACCGATCGACGTCAAGAACGAGCCGATGTTCTTTAACTCGAGCTTGGCATACGCCTACAACGAAGGCGGGTCGATCACCAGAGAGTTCATCAACGCGTTCTCACACGATTTCGCTATCAAGTCTGGTATCGATCCAGCTGACTTCGTATTTGATAGTCGCGTTCATATGCTGATGAAGGGCTGGTTCCCTTGCATCCCAGGCTTCCACCACGATGACGTCCCGCGTCATACTTCCAACGGTCAGCCGAACTACACTGATCCTGAATATCGCAGCCAGCACTGCATGGGACTCGTCAATGGCGAGATCTGTCCTACTGAGTTCGCGATCGGAACTGCTGAGTTCTCTGAGATCGGCGAAGATCAGGTCGCTTATGAGGTCTGGCATAAGGAAGTTGAGCAGCGTCTGATGGAGGGTACATCGTTAGTCCTTCATGACGCTCCGAGTAACAAGCTCGTCTACTTCGACGACCGTACGTGGCATCAAGGCACTCGCGCGATAGCTGGTGGATGGCGCTGGTTTGGTCGGATCTCATGGAATACGGCGAGGGTAAATAACATCACCAACGAAATACGCCGGCAAGTTCAAGTGTATCTTGAGAATCCGATGCAAGGTTGGTGAGTTGACATTTTCTATCAATGAGTATATAAAGAGACTATGAAACAATTCGATATTATCTACAAGCGCACCTCAACCGGAGCAGTTCAGACTTGGACGGCTGAAGTCGAGGGTGATCGCTATCGCACGATCTCCGGTCAGCAGAACGGTAAGAAGACCATCTCTGAGTGGACGACTGCTGAAGCAAAGAACACTGGCAAGTCCAATGCGACGACTGCTGAAGAGCAGGCTGTTGTTAAGGTCGAGCAGATGTTCGCTAATAAGCTGGCTCGCGAATATCGTCGTGAACTCGCTGAGATCGACAACAAGCACTACACGAAGCCGATGAAGTCGGTCAAGTGGAAGGACCCTAAGGCTCGTCCTGCGCCTGGCACCGCAATCGGGGTTCAGCCTAAGCTGGACGGTATGCGAGCCCTGACGTCGCCACGTGGCGCTAAGTCGCAGGATGGTAAGATCATCCCGGGCTTCCGTCATATCTGGGCTAATCTGCTTAAGTCGGGCGTGTTCGAAGATATGCCTGATCTCGAGCTCGATGGCGAGGGCTACAACCATACTCATGCCGAGCAGTTCGAAGGACTGATGTCGGCTCTGAAGGACGCTAATCCGACACCTGAGGAAGACGCTGAGATCAAGAAGATCGTCCAGTATCACCTCTATGATATCGCATCAAGCCCAAAGCCGTACGCTGTCTTCGAGGATGGTATCCTGGTCGATGGGCGTCTGCACGATCTGTGGAACATCTATAAGAAGTACCTCGCTCGCTTTGATCCGATGTTCCGTATGACGCATATGATCCCAGGCGTCATGGACACTGATGGCGCGTTCGTGGACAAGATCACGAATGGCTTCCTCGAGTCCAAGTACGAGGGTGCGATGGTTCGTATCATCGACTCGAAGTACGAGAATAAGACGTCGCGCGGACTGATCAAGGTCAAGCCGATGGAGGACAAGGAGTTCCTCATCCTTCGTATTGAAGAGGGAAGTGGTAACTGGGCTGGTGTCGCTAAGCGGATCATCGTCCAGCTTGAGGACGGCCGCGAGCAGAAGACTACGCCGAAGGGCGACAAGACCTATCTGAAGAAGATGCTCGAAGAGAAAGAGCTGTACGAGGGCAAGGCCTACGGTACGGTGACCTTCCTGCGTCGTACCGCAGATGGCTTCCTCTATCTGCCGATCTTCAAGGCAGTTCGTTGGGACTACGTACCTCCGGAGGCTGAATGACACAACGAGCAACGTGCGATAACTATTGTGGCTTTTCGTCTGATATAGCACGCCATGAGCATTCATCGGTGTGCGAGACGAAGTATGCTGCATCTCAGCCAATCGTAATCGATCTGTATAGGGTCATGTTCGATTCGCTGCTTGAGGCAGCACAAGAGTCGAAGTGGATGCCACCTGAATACATGGTGAACGACTGGGTAGCTGACTGTCGTCATTTACTGATCGATGGTCCATTCGACCCTGAGCCTCTTCGTAAAGAGCTTTCAGCAGCAGGTAGAAACAACTACCTGCTGCAAGAGTCGATGCAGCAGCTCGTAGACTATGCTGATCGACTCAATAAGTACATCGACTATCTTGCCGCAGACTTCGAGATCGATCTGAATTCTGATGAGATGCGTAAGCGTCCAACAGCTCCTAAAGCTAATGCTGAGCTGAAGCTTCAGAAGCGTATCACCGAACTCGAAGACGAGGTTAAGACCCTTGAGCGAGAACTACGTGACGCTGAGATCGATAACACTCGTCTTGAGCAAAGCCTGCGCGGCGACTATTAACGCTTTAGTGCGATATTGACGGTTGCAGAACCACCAGATAGCGTATAGCTGATCGAGCCTGCTCCGACGACCCTATAGAGTCCTGGGATGCTGATCGCTGCGTTAGTCGTCATATCAGACATCTGAGTGACTAACAGTGGCCATGGGCCTGTACCGTCAATAGAGCCACGTACGCTGATAGTACCGCCAGTGATCGCTGGTACTGAGATGTAGACGAAGTCGCATCCAAGTGCTTGAATTGCGGTGTTTGGTGCTAGTGCGAGCCTAGTATTTGAAGCCATTTATCCGTTCCTTTTAGTTTTATTTAGCGTACACGCTTTAGTACTGTGCTAAAGCTGAACACGTCCGATGGTGTGTTAACCATCGAGAACGTGATACTAACATCATACTGATTGTTGTCTTCATTAGCCTCGACTTCAACTAGCAATAGTTGGACTCGGGGCTCGTGTTGTGTCACGGTCGTGTTGATCGCATCCTTAAGAAGACTCTCGGTTACTTCATCCATCGGCTCGAATAGAAGACTATGGATGTTAGATCCGATGTTACTGAATGGACGCTCACCGATATTAGTCAGGATCAGGTTCTTGACAGCGCGGATGATAGACCTCTCATTCTGCACACGAGCTAGCTCTCCACTGATCGGATTACGATCAAGGTTGATCAGAAAGTCCGAGTAGTACTCGATCTGCTTGCTACGTGGTGTTAGTCTATCTGCGCGAGTCATTCGTTATTCCTTACTGAGGTGGTCCAGATACAGCACCACCTGGCTGTACGCCAGTGTGAATGTGAGTTGCTAGGCTCTTCGACATGCCAGTGATATCGCCTGAAGCATCGATCTTACCAGATACGGTCGTGTCACCGGAGACAGACATGTTGCCAGTGACTGCCACATCGGCTTTGATGTTTACCTTCGAGGCATCAAGGTTGATATCGCCACCAGCTACTACAGCAGCCGATCCACCGACTTGAATTTCAGCGTCCTCACCAGTCGTTACATTGAGGTTACCATCGACCTTAGCCGACATAGTACCATCGACCTTGGTGTACGAGTCTCCACCGACCATTGAGACCATATTGCCGATAGTAGCGACTGTAGCATCGCCTGATACGACACTGTCCATATCGCCATGAACTTCAGCATGTAGATCGCCCTGGATGATAAGCTTCAGGTTGCCACTGAACAGGATATCCGAGTTGTTATCTACGGTGAGCGTTAGTCCACCCTTGACGTACTTGTAGCCGTCACCGACGATAAGCTCGACCTTACGACCGTCAGCACTGACTTCCCAGAAGCTGCCTGACTTATGAGCCGTACGAAGTCGTTCAGCGCCTGGTGTATCGTCTACATGAAACTCATGACCAGAACGGCTGATAGTCGTCTGGTTGTAAGGATACTCAGCAGCGTATGATGTGTCTGGTAGTCTATTCTCAGCCAAGGATGCTCTTCTTCTTTTTTGCAAGAGACTTCAGCTTCGAGAAGCCGTTCTCTATATCGCCCATCGTGTTGTTCATTACGAACTTAGAGCCACCGATTCTATTTAGTGCAGTCTTGAGTGAGTTGATCGGAGATGCGAGTGACGAGTCAGTAATAAAGCCAGTGAGGTGATTGACACCACTAATGATCTCACCGCCAGTCTCAGGCAGATAAGCCGAGACCATATTGCCGACCTGTTGGATCTCACCGATCAGTCCCTGCTGAGATAGATTGGTGATGTTATTGGCACGTCGCACGATATCTTCAACGCTGTTCTTAAGATCATTCAGCTTACGAGCTGTCGTCTTGATATCCCTCAGAGCACCTGAGACGTTACCCTTCTCGACGTTATCAATGAGGCTCGCGACAGTCTGACCAGTGTAGTTGATACTACCGATAGTCTGTAGCTTGATCGACTTGAGCTTGTCGTTAACCTTCTTGGTAACGCTCTCCTTTAGTACGTCGTTAGTATCCTCACCGACATTAGTCAGCGGGAAGTCACCAGCGCTGCCGTCTGCTGCTATAGCACGACCCATCGTACCTTCTACGAGCGGAGTCTGCTTCTCCATATCGATAAACCTACCAGTGACAGTGGATCCGACAGTGAGTCCAGTGGTCGGCCCTGTGACGCCTCCATTCAGTGCGTGTGTCACTGGATAGACGCACCGTGCCCATGGGAGATCGACATCAGGAATGTTAGCCTGATCGTCGTGTAGACCGAATGCTCTGATCTTGACGCGCCCTGCCCTCTCTGGGTCGTTGACGTCTACCACTTTAGCGATGAATGAGTCGCGCATTATGCTGTTCCTTTATACCCACCCTTGAGTGCTTCGATAGAACACGTGTAACGTGGCATGGTACCCTCAGCCGTGATGATATGACGAATGAAAGCGATGACGTACTTACCAGAGAGCTGAGGGTGTAGCTTTGGCTCAGTGGTTGACGCATTGTTATCGACTATATTGAGGTTAATTGTTTGCCCCGCAGTCAATTCAGAATCCCCAAATACATGAAGATGGAGGAAACCCTGGCCCATTAGGGCAGCCATATTCTGACGGGCTCCTAGGCCATCAGAAATAAACGTATCTGGGTTGCCAGAGTCATTAATAACCCAGCTATCACTACCGGCTCCATTACCGTACTTAGTTACCGTCTTGCTATCATCTGGTGACTTGAAAGTACCATCGGCTGACTTGTATTCGCCCGGATTGAACTTAACGGTCTTCGTCTTGTAGTCAAGAGTCTTGATATCGAATTTGTTAACCTGATGAGCCATACCACCAGTGCGTAGACGTGATGTTAGGTCGAACTGGTTAGGCTGTACGTAACTGATGATATTGCGGAAGTCAGACTTAGTGATATCGGTATGCAGGGTCGGATCATTATTGAATACCCTATCACCGACTTGACCATCAGCAAATAGCTTTTCGATAGTCTTGTAGTGAAAGCCATCAGCGTTCTCAAAGAAGACATACATGGATGACTTATCATCAACTGACACAGACCTTCTACGCAGCATCTTAACTGCATCGAAGGGACGCTCAGATGGAACCAAGAACTTCTGTACGCCACGAGTATTCTGGACGTCTATCTTCTTCTTTGTCTTCAGGAACTGAGTGAGAATGTCTGTGACCATCGAAGAGATATTCGTGTTGTATGACTTGCATACCTGCACCGTCTTATCGATTATGATCTCTTCACTAACGGCTTCGATCTTGTACGACTTAACACGCTCGTTGATAGACGTGGTAGAGTCGGTAATACTCGCGATGACTAGCTCGAGTCTCCTGTCCTTACGTCCAGGCGCAGCGAGTTCGATGACTACCTTTTCACCACCGAGGATTGGTAGTTCGGTGATCATATTGCGCGCGTCTGTAATACCAAGTTCAACGATGATACCTGGCGTAAGAATAGACTCGTAGATCGACATCATAACGACGATCTCAGTCGCGTTGACTACTCCCTTATCGGCATAGATGCTGACAGTCTTGATCTGTACATCGCCCGGGATCTGTTGTGTGGCTGACATTATTGTGCTAACAGATCCTTGAGGTTACTTACTGCTATTGATGCATAACGCGCATCTAGTAGCTTGATCGATGCTTTATCAGCGTTCTTCTCAGCTTCCATATCATAATAAGATACCGCTTCCCAATACATCTTCTCAGCGTCTGGTACTGGCAGTCCGATCACGTTGCCGGCTCCATCCTTAGCAGCAACCGTATGGTCGATCTTCTTACGGACATATGACGTCGGCTGACTATACTGATCGATCTCTGGGACCCAATACTTCTTGCCGTGGGGATCAAGGTTGCTGTATTCTTGGATCGTCATGATGTATGGATCATTGTACCAATCGACGCGATAGAAAGCTATCTTAGCTTTAGCAGCATCGACAGATCCATAAGCAGACCTGATGTGATCATTGAAGACGTCATCAGACATCGGCCACTGGTAATACGGATCGACGATGTTATTGCTGAGGTATACTAGCCACACCATGTCAGGATCACCGTAGTACTTCTCGGCTACCTGCTCTGCACGCATGCCATTCTTTACCTGATAAGGATAGAACGCATACTGATCACCGAAGACCTGGTTAAGAATAGCCACGCGGTTAGTGATATTGATGACTTGTGAGTTACCATATTGAATGACCGGAAACTGTGCGAAGTATTTGTTCATTACACTGGTCCTAGATTACGAACAGGAGGCTTAGGAATGTTATTGAAGTCTCCGTTCTTGACCGTCGATAGCAGACCGTTATCATTACCGTCTCCACCACGCCATAGTTCGATCTCTTGTAGATCGAGTGATAGGACTACTTCGATAGGCTTACCGTCATAGAAGAAGCCTGGACGTCCTGCGTTAGGAGCCCAATCAAGATCGACACGAGTGATCACACATGGCTTAAAGCGATACATAGCGTCAGCCGTCTCAGTCGGATTGAACTTTGGATGTACGATATGTGGGTACTTATAGAAGCCACCAAACGATGCTGCGAGTAGTTCTGGGTGTGAGACACGCTTGAAGGTATTAACGATATTCTGGATAGCTTCAGCCTCGCCTGCATTACGTGGATAGAGTCTCCAACCGAAGTTGTGGGTCTTAAACTGAGCACCCTGGAAAGCGATGGTCATGAATGGATTGTCTGCAATACCAAGAGACTGCTGAATGCCACCCGTGATAGTACTTGAGTCGCCTATTATGCCTGTTAGTACTTTTCGCGCGCCACCACCAAGTAGAGCATCACCAGACTTAGTCAGAATCGATCCCAGATTATCCTTGAGGGAACCTACGCCACCAGTCTTATAACCGTCGATCATACCATTAACTGTTGAAGCCATAGCATCGGTGATAAAGTTTCCGTCCTCCATCTTATAGACGAGCTGTGACGTATCCTTCAGGTTGCCCGGCATCGGTAGTGCGATGTAGTCGGTAATACCAGCTGATGTAGCACCCTCGAACATGCTAGGGCGACGATACTCTTCGAATCCAAATGACATGTAGTACTTTGGACGATCCGTTGGAAAGCTAAGGATGCTGGTCTTCTTAACCGCGTCGATCTTCTTCGATGGATCTGTCGCTTCAACACGAGGTCGAGTTCTATTAGGATCACGGTTGTCTGTTACTGCGATCTTTGACGGGCTGCCGGTGAACGTTGTAAGATCACCATAGGCTTTCTTCAGGGTCGCGCCGGCGCTCGTGGCAAATGACTGTCCGCCACTGATGCCGTTCTTGATGCTATCTAAAATACCAGCCATCTTCTTCCCATAAGTATTTGTTACTTTGTTAGTATTTAGGTGAATTGTTAGATGGCATACAAAGGCCAGTTTAAGTGTCTGAACCCACGCAAGTACAAGGGTGACCCTACAAATATCATATATCGATCAAGGTGGGAGAGTCGATTTATGTCTTTTCTTGATAAGAACTCTGATGTCCTCGAATGGTCGAGTGAAGAGTTTTTCATCCCGTATCGATGCAGGACCGATGGACGTATTCATCGCTACTTCCCAGACTTCAAGGTTAAGATACAGACGTTGAAGGGTATCAAGACTCAGGTTATCGAGATCAAACCATACAAGGAAGTGTATCCTCCGAAGAAGCCACCACGCATGACTAAGAGATATATGACCGAAGCTCTGACTTATGCTAAGAATAAGTCGAAGTGGGAGTACGCTGAAGAGTGGTGTAAGAATCGCGGCTACGACTTCAAGATCATAACTGAGAAGGAACTTGGCCTTAAGTTCTGATAGCTAAATAGGCGTATGGCTCAAAGAATTACAGCATCACTCGACTTCATCTTTCAGAAGATCGCTCAGGGTAAACCAGACAAGCTAGATGCTCCTGGTCAGCGTGTCGCTGCGCGAAACTGGTATCGAACTGCAGCTCAAGAAGTTAAGAACATAGACGCAGTCCGCGCAATGAGCAGGGCTAGCAAAGAGCGTCGTGTGACTTCCATCACTCCGATGCGTATTGGTAAGATGTTCATGTTCTGGTACGACGCTAAGCTCAAGGATGAGCTTCCGTACTGGGATCGTCTACCACTCGTGTTTCCGATTGAGATCTATAAGGACGGATTCCTAGGGATCAACCTTCATTATCTATCGCCGATGCTCCGCGCTAAACTGATGGACGCTCTATACACAACAATCAACAATAGGCGATATGATGAAACTACCAAACTACGTATCAATTACGCTATTCTTAAATCGGCTGCTAAGTTCCGTGGATTTAAGCCTTGCGTCAAGCGCTATCTCACTAGCCACGTACAGTCTCAATTTATAACGATAGAGCCGACTGAATGGGACATGGCACTTATGCTACCAACTGAGCGTTTTGTTAAGAAGCGTAAGCAGACCGTACAGGCTGAGTCAGCCGCATCTCTCAAGGGGAATGTCTAATGCCGAGTTTCAACATCAATCAGTTCAGGAGCGTTATTCACGATAACAATGAACTCCTTGGCACGAATAAGTTCCTAGTGCAGTTCCCAGAACCAGCTGGAGCAGTCCTTCAGGATGCACGCACACTGAGCTTCTACTGTAAGACGGCTACTCTACCAGGTATCGGTCTTCTAACATCTGATACAGCTCAGTATGGTGTTGGACCTATCGAGCGTAAGCCTTATGCTACAGCAGTCAACGACTGTCTATTCCAGTTCTATGTGGATGGTGACGGTAAGATTCGTAAGTGGCTGACTGGTTGGATGAAGCTGATCACTAATCCGTATACTAATCGTGGTATGAGCTCTAAGAGCGCACAGGGATTGGTTCCGTACGAGTTCCAATACAAGGATCAGTATGCAGTCGATATCACAGTCACTGTGTTCGATAGTGAAGGCAAGGAACAGATCAAGACTACGCTCATTGAGGCGTATCCAAACTACATCGGTGATACCTCACTCGATTGGCAAGAGAAGAACAATCTAATGACGGTACCGGTGGCATTCACCTACCGCGATTGGTATGAAAGTTTATAAGCGATGGCACTACCCAAGATTAAGCATCCGATCTTTGAGACTAAGATCCCATCGACCGGTGCTAAACTACTTTATCGTCAGATGTTAGTACAAGACGAAAAGATTCTACTCACTGCAAAGGCTTCGGAAGAAGCATCTGATATCTTCCGTGCGGTAAAGCAGGTGGTTAACAACTGCATTCTAGATGATCTAGATATCGACAGTCTTGCTACCTTTGATATCGAATACCTCTTCATCAAGTTCCGCGCTGTATCTATCGGTAACGTGATCGACGTTACTTACAAAGATAAGGGTGACGATGGAGAGTATAAGTTCCACATCGATCTAGATGAAGTCGAAGTCCAGTTCCCAGAGAACATCGACAAGCTGATCAAGATCAATGATGACGCTGGAGTGTTGATGAAGTACCCACCAGCATCTCTATTCGATAGTGAGAACTCTCTGATGACCGGCAAGGACGGTTACGAGTATCTGGCTGCATCATGTATCGACACTATCTTTGATGGTGATGATGTGTATCCAGCCGCTGAGAGTACTATCGAAGAACGTGTCGAGTACATCCAGTCACTCACTGCTAAGACCTACGCCGATGTCAAGAAGTTTCTCAATGAGATGCCTCGCCTACAGTATCATATCGAATATGAGAACAGCCTGGGAGTCGCGCGCAAGCTAGAACTAAATACGTTAACAGATTTTTTTACGTTCTGGTAAGTCACAATACGTTAGAAGATTATCTATCACTCAATTTTGCCTTGAGGCAACATCACAAGTGGTCGATCAGTGAACTTGAGCAGATGATCGTGTACGAACGCGATATCGAAGTCGATATGCTTATACAATTCATGGAGTACAAGAAGCAACAAGAAAAACAGGAGTAAGGTAATGGATGACGACAGCAACGTGAGTACTACCTCAGTACAGATCTCTAAGACGGTAGAAGCAACTATCGATTCACTCGATATGATGACCGGCCTCGACAAAGAGGATCATGAAGCGATCTGGAAGAGTCGCACTAAGATGGCTTGGGTTGCCCTCTGGGGAATCATTCTGCCGACGATCTTCATTATTCTTGCCGTACACAGCCCTGACATCATCGAGAAGCTCGGTGTACTGATGTCATGGTACTATCTCGCACTAGCATCAATCGTTGGTGCATACTTCGGCTTCAAGGCTTGGGCCGCAATCAAGGGTAAGTAAACAATGCTACCATTCATTATAGAGGCACTGACAGGACTGTTCGAAGGAGGCGCTGCCGTTGAAGGTATGGCTGCCGCTTCTACAGCTGTCAAAGGTGCTAATGCCATCGAGGGTGCCTCTGTATTGGGTGAGGCAAAGATGGCTGACAATGTACCCGGCGTTCTACGCTCGATGCAGCCTGCTAAGTTCGGCACTCCTCAGGTTAAGGGTCGTACGTCATCACGTGACACTATGGATCGCATCATGGCGAACCACACTGGTGACAGCGACAAGCCTAAGGGTGCTGCTAACGACTCTGAGAACATGTTCGCTGGTGGCGCTCATCTAACTACAGATGGACGCAATAACCACATCATGGATATGTTCAAGGGTGGTAAGGACAAGTTCTACGCAAATGATAACACTGCTGAAGTCGACAGCACTGCTCTAATAGTAGCTGAGATCGCCAAGCTAGAGCCTCTGGTAGATGCGATCAGTCGTAACACGTATCAGATCAATGCACAACTCGAAGAGCTTAATAATGCATTCGATCAATGGTTTAACAACCAGGGCGAGTCTAAGTTTGAGGCACTCGAAGACAAAATCGAGACTGTGTCACAAGTTAGCACAGAACAGGCAGTGTCATCCACCACAGACCAAAATAGAGAGACTTTTCTCAAAGAAGCCGCAGAATCGAAGAAAAAGAATACAATAGTTCAAGGGCTTATGACTGCCGCCGCGGGCGGTCTGCTCAAGGGAGCTGGCAGCTTAATTTCCGACCCTTCTAAGAATGCATTCGATGTAAGTCCAGGTGGTGGTCTAGGCGCTCCTGGCGATGGTCGTCCTCGTCGTAGGCCGGGTGGTGGACGTGTTAAGGTTGATGACTCACCTGTTACCGGCGACTTCACCGGTCGTCAGCGCGCTCTACTACATACGATCTCTTCGCATGAAGGTGCTAACTACGATACAGTATTCGGCAATGGTAAGTACGGTAGTCCTAACAAGAAGCTGACTGACATGACCATCGAAGAAGTCAATCAGTTCCAGAGCCAGCTACAGGCTCGTACTAAGGCCGCTGGTATCGGTAAGATCAATGGTAGAGTTGTCGGCACGTCTGCTGTTGGTAAGGGTCAGTTCGTTCAAGGCACATTGAAGAATACGCTTCAGACCATGGGATACGATAAGAGCGATTTCAAAACGCTTAAGTATACACCTGAGCTACAGAATCGTCTGATCCTTCAGCTTGCTAAGAACAATGGTATGGATCCTAATCGCCCAGAAACTCTGCGTAACCAGCATAAGGTCGGTGGTCAGTGGGAGAGTCTAGCAGCGCATAAGATCTCTAACCGTGACTTCAATCGTGCTATCGATCAGATCGCTGCTGCTTCTACACAGATCCAACGTGTTGCCGAGAACACTAAGCCACAGCTAGCATCTAATATGCGTGGTGAGAGGGTCGGCCAGGGATCAAAGGTCAACGCTAATTCTGCTAAGATGGCCGCAAATATCACTCAGCAGTTTAACGTCTATCAGAATGCAGCTGGTCAGACGTCTAGGATACCGGTACGACCAACTCAGGTCGCCTCTACTAAGCCTACTCCACCGTCTGCAAGACAACAAGGACATGCAGACAGTTGGCTCAAGTACTTCGGTCTCGGATAACAAGCACAAAAAAAGGGGAGCCGCGAAGCTCCCCTTAGTTGTTTCAGTTGATGTGAAACTTAGTCTTCAGCCAATTTCTGGAAGAAGCTCATGCTGTCATCCGCATCGTCATCGCCACCACCAAACGGAGTTGGTGCAGCCGACTTAAAGCTTGAAGACGGACCAGCCGCGAAAGGCAGATCATCATCGTCATCCATAGCAGTGCGGTTAGCCTGACGCTGAGCCTGTTCACCACGGCTATGTGCCGGAGTGCGCTCATCACCAAGACCAAGAACCTGATCGAGCTTCTTCTTCAGCTCATCGTAGCTCTTGTAGTTCTCAGGAGCGAGGATAGGAGCGAGTGGGTGACACTGCTTCCAGACTGCCTCGATCTGGTCATCGTCGTTATAGACGGCCGATGGGTTATCAAACTCAGACTTATCGTAGTTACGATAGCCTTCGACCTGACGGATCTTGAGCTTGAAGTTTGCACCATCCCAGAAGTCATAAGGGTTCATTGGCTCTTCGTCAGGGAACTCAGGGTTCATCTTTTCGTTGAGCTTGTTGAAGATCTTCTTGCCGAACTTGTACTTGAAGACCTTACCCTCGTTCTCAGGGTTGGCAGTGTCCTGGACGACCAGGATGTTAGACACGAAGTGAAGACGACGCTTCTGCTTACGGGCCTGCTTACGCTCAGGACTATTGTCATCCTGAGATACGTTCCACAGCTTACCGTTGAACTGAGCGACAGGATCTTCCTGTCCGATTGAAGTTAGGGAGTTTTCGATGTACCACTTACCGCCAGGGCCTTGGAAGCCGTGATCCCAGTAGCGTACATAAGGAACTTCTTCACCCGCGACCTGGGGAAGGAAACGAATAATCGCAAAACCGTTGCCTGCTTTATCAACGGTGGGAGCCCAAAAGGTCTCATCCTTGGTACGCTCGTTGCCCTTAGTGAGCTTGTCGAGGTCCTGGGAAAGCTTATCAAAGCTTGACTTACGATTCTTCTTTAGATCAGCAAAATTGTTTGCCATAGTGTTCTGTTCTCGTATTTTTGTATGGTTTCATATGTTTTGTGTCCACTTTGTGCATAATATATGAAGGGTTAAGTGGGAGCCAATACTGTACCACTTAACCCCTTATTTATATCATAGTAATGTTGAAATGTCAACCAACTTTTACACGAGCTCGAATTTCTTCAAAGTTCGTGCGGTTGAACATCTCTCCATTACGATAACGAAGCTTAAGCTCAGAAGTCATGATGAACTCGCCAGTCTCATGAGCGATAGCCTGGTGTGCCTCAAGATCTTCGAGACGCACAGTGTTATACTCGCCCTTATACTTGACTAGTTCGAGACGTCCGCGCTTAGACTTCTTTCCACTGTCGGTGATTGGGTCCTTGTAGACGTCGACCCATTCACCATCGATATTAGCAGCTGAGCACTTCATAGCGAACTTCGAATCATCGCGATTGTTGATCTGAAGTAGTGCACCACCCTGACCGAAAGTGATATTGTCGGTCGAGAAGCCAGCCAGCTGCGCACTGAAGATAATAGAACGAATGCTCTGGTGATTGATACCATCACCCTGAAGCACTCGGCAGGTATTGAGGACCTTGTAACCCTTCTCGTTCATAGTAGAACCGAAGTACAGGTCTAGAAGCTGAAGCACCTTAACTACGATAACTGCGGGATCACCTGAGTCAGGACGTACCACGAGGGTGCAGCCAGTGTCGAGAATATCCTGCTTCAGTTCAGTACCAAAGAGCTTGATGGCGTTAAAGATGTCGTAGCTATCAGAGACGATAGAAACGATCTTGCCAGGAGCTCCATAGGTACGGATCATATTGCGATAAGAGTCCACCTCGCCATCACGAGTCCAACTCGTTACAGTTGAATGCTCCATAGCAGGTACGCTAAAGGCAGGGACATCGTCAGCATCATAGTACTCCATAGCGTATTCAATAGCCGTAAGAGTGTCGGTTCCCATGAAGACGGCGATGTGTGCCAGGCCACCAATTCCAGCAGATTCGAAGCTACTAACACCACGAGCACCAAAGTCATGTAGCTTAAAATCGATAAGAGACTCATCGCCAGTGTCCTTCAGTCCCTTGAGGATGATCTGCTTACTGTAGTAGCTGTTCGAAGCAACAGTGGTAGGATACCAGATGCCGCGAAGGAGCAAAGTCTCGAGATACGACGGCAACCACCAGCACTCTGGATCGGTATTCTTGATCCAGCAAAGGATCTGCTGAGTGCCGATAACAGTACCCTCGTCGAGCGCATGGATCTCAACAGGGAGAATACCGTCGTGCTTCTCGAGGATATACATCCAACCTTCACGGTTAAATGGTTCGCCATGAGCCAACGCGACCTTCTCAGCTCGGTTGATCATCTTCAGCGTAACACGCTTCATGACGTATTCTTGGATCAGCATCTGAGTGCCGAGGAAGACCAGCTTATCATACATACCGCCACGACTCTCGATGTACGAGAATACGTACTCGGTCTTTGGCGGATACTGATTGTACTGCGAGAGCTTGTAGCTGTCGGTATTAAGGCAAATGTTGTATTCCACGATAAGTTCCTTATTCGTGATTAAAAGGTAGAGCGCCTATCGCTTACCATGCAGTTGGGAGAGGGATCCAGTGCGTGATGATGTCGTAGTGATCATCAAACAGAAGTTCTTTCTTGACTTCGTTGTATGGAACCCACTTGGCTCGCTTAGCATCATCAGCTCCCTTAACTTTGGGGAACTTGCCGTTGACTCGATGAAGGACGATACGTCCAGCATGAGTGATCGACCTGCCAAGCAGAGAACGATTCTTATGAGAGAAGGTCTTGATCTCTACGATACTACCACGGATGACCTTTGCAGGAACATCGATCATAGTCTCTTCATCGAGCTCTCGAACGATACCATCAACTGGTTCATCGTCCTTTACAGTATCGAAGTATCCACCAGGTAGAGCCCAGAGGTCCTTACCAGGATGCGACTTACGCTGGATCAGTAAGATATGACCATCACATGTGACGACCGCATCTACCGTGACTGCAAGCATCGGATATGGGAGGTTTGCATACTGCTTGCGACGGTTCTCTACAACCCGCTTGCCTTCCATGATGTATTCGAATGCTTCTGTCTTACGGAAGTCATCCATCCACTCAAGGACGGTGCCAGGTACACAACCAACAAGGAAGTTGCGGTTGTAGTTACGCTGGAAGTAGAGCTCACGGATCATAGTCGCATCGAGCACTTGAGCCAGCGGAACATTCACGTCATCCCATTGAGGGAACATACGCAGATATTCTGCAGTCTCAGCGTCTTTGTGATGACCAATAAGCACGATAGCGTCGTTAGCATTAGCATGCTTAGCTACGTTCTGTTGGATACGAGTGATCCAACCATCATAGTCGTAGAGGGTGTCGATAACGTATTCGACTACGTACTCAGCCCCGGTTCGCTTAGCTAGATCAGCTAGGATAGGCTTGAGCATTAGGGCTCGTTCCGCGGCAGTCCATGGATTCTTATGGGTGCGAGGCTGGAAGGCGGAGCCGATGTTTACTACGACTGTATCAGCAATCATACCAGCTTCGAAGAGCAGTGCAGTATGAGCGTCGTGTAGACCTTGAAAACGTCCGATGACTACAGACGTGTCGTATTTCTTATGCATTTGAACCGCAAAACTCCTTTGCGTTATAAAAGAGGAACAGTCTATCTGTCCTCGGTAGTATTTATCACCCGTAGTAGACTACGCCCTTATGAGTGATCTTCATCGGGCGGACGGTGGTTTCCTTCACGAGCTTTTCGTGACCGGACCGTTCGTCAACCTCGAAGGTCTGAAACTTGATGGGTTCAGGTGCAGAACGACCTGCTTCGATCTCATTGGCAGCGAACTTAGTGAACTGCCATTCACGATCAAACTGATTGGTGCGAGTACGATTGCTCACAGACCGAGCTCATTGAACTCATCTTGAGTGGTGCAATACCGAATGACACGCTTGATGCTCTTAGCCAGCTTCTTCTCATCGGGATATCCGAGGTGACCCATCTCCTTAAGACGGGCAGCTTCCACCTTAACATATTCGTAATGTCGGAGTAGGAAGTCGAGAATGATCTTGTCCTCAATCTCGATGCTGATTGGTACTTCAACAGTATGCATTATAAACCTTTAACTAAATTTGTCAACTACAATTTTCTTAAACTTTGGAAGTTCGTAAGTCATGAAGGGCTGGTACTTGCGAACCTTCATAGCGACTTCCTGCCAGACTGGATCGTACTCCATGGCCTTCGACCATTTATTGTAACAACCAGTAAGATGGACTAAGATGACGAGTGTTTCGATCGAGACTACACCACGAAGGTACAGCTTCAGGAGCGGTGGATGACCACCATTCTCTAGTCTGAAGTTTGTGTCGAAATCATCGTCAAGTTGTCCCAATTCATTACTAAACGAATAGGTGAGGGACTGGTTTCGCTTGAGCCAGCTGTTGTACGCGACTTCAGCTGCGTCAGAATTAACGAGCTCTCCCACCCAGACTTGGGCACCGCGCTCAACGATATTGGCAAGTATGAAAGAGCGAGGGTCTTTAAGCTTTGCAAGCTTGTCAAAGTAGTATCTGTCGTTTCGGCCTTCGAAGGCGCGGGTAGAAGCAGATACTTTACCTCCGTATCGGAAGTAGTCATACGAGTCCTTGGTGAAGTGCTGTTTGAGAGCTAGATAATAGACGTATAGATCAAACGATTTCATGGACCAACTATCTTAGATGGGAAGCCTCGCTGAAGGCTTGAGGATGTTGAGGTTCTCAGCTTCGATCTGAATCTTAGCTTTAAGGACCGCGTCTTTCTTGATGAGCGACGCGGCCGTTTCAACATCAATGTTATGATCTGCGCAGTAGTGGCAGATGGCGTCGATAATATCTACCGTGCCGCCGTGCGTTAGCTTTTCGATTTCTTTAGCGAAATCAACATTGAACTTCGACAAAATTATATTCCAGGGATCTTTACGTTCAGGATATTAGAGATATCAGATATACCATACATGCAAGATCTTGTAAAGGCAAAAGTAAAGAAATATGGAACTAATACCGGCATAAAAAAAGCCGCCATGACTACAACAAGTAGATCAAGAGCGACATTGGACATCAGGCAGACAGCCCGATCTAGCGGATCATCATAACCAAATATGATAACGCCGATGCTATGAAATGTGATGAACACACCAGCGACAAGGGAAATAAGGATTAGCATTAGTTGTACAGTTGCTGAGCCTTCTTTGGGTCTTCATCGATGCTTAGAATTACTGCTTCGAGCTGTCGAGCATATTCAACCAGGATGAGAAGATCTTCGCCGTTGACATTCGTCATGACAGCATTTACTGGCGACTTAAGTACTTTGAGCTCGAGATCATCGATGAGCTTGGTCATGATCGAGCGAAACTTAGCAGGCTTAGTTGACATTAAGTGGTACTCCGTTTGAGACCTCTTATTTATGCTAGATGGAGCGCCTGAAGGGATTCGAACCCTTATCTCTATGCTTAGAAGGCAATGGCCCATTCCCTTGGCAGGCGCACATCTTTATGTCATTATTTATTACGCTTGTGACGCTTACTAGCAGCAAATTCTTGTACTGCGAAGATCAACATGATCGGACCAAGAATCGGCCATAGGATGCATGCCCAGATGACGTTGTCACCAGAAGGACCATCATAGTACTCGACCGCGAACACGATTGCCAACCCAATGACGAAGTAAGCTAGGATGCCGAGAACGATGAGCATTACGAAGCCGGAGTCTCAGCAGCCTGCGAACCAAGCTGGTAGCCGATCATGAAGCTCTTGCAGCTGACGACGAAGGTACGGAACTTAGCAGGAGTATCGAGCTGAAGATACTCAACGACCTGTCCAGCAGTGGCCTGATTAGCCATGACCGCGACACATGCGCGGACGTTCTTCTGGACTTCCTCGTCGGTGACCGGGAGGGGCGATTCTTGAACAACTGGAGTCGCGGCTGCGAGAGCTGCCGCCATAAGAAGCATCATAGTAAAATCCGAATGTAAGAGAAGTGGGCCCGTGCTGTTGCTAGGTGGAACCCGTACCCCAGAAACGATTACGCGGCTAGCGCATACTCGTTAGCAAGGACATCATTGTCGTTTGCATTTAGTTGTGTAGCCCGGTCGTGGGCCAAGCGATCATCTACGTATAGTCTTCAGAAGCAATCGATGCTGCGTCGCCCCCATCAAAGCCCGCCTGCAAGTAATCCAACACGACATCACGTGTAAAACGAAATCTATCCGCATGTGGATCGGGCTATGGTGGAGGCGCCGGGTGCTGCCCCCGGGTCTTACCGCCTATCATTCTACATCAAGCAATGATAATGTATTTATACCCTAAGTTGGTACAAATGTCAAGGCTTTTTTTTATCGAGTAGAGACTTTTGCCTGCTCTCCCACTGCGACTTCTTATGATTGCAGTTACCGCAGAGCAGCTGGAAGTTCTCTTCAGTATCGGTACCACCCAGGCATCGGGCGACCGTATGATCGAGCGTTGCCTTATCTTTCCAGTTGTCGGTGAACTGAAGGTTGTGGGTGACCTTACCACAGAAGGGATTACGACAGCGTGGATCTTTGCGCCATTCGGCTAGCCTGAAGACTAGCCGATGGTAATTCTTCATTGAGGACCTACGATGGCCCTCGTTCTCATAGATTGTTGGCATCGAGCGGCCTGATAACTAGAAAGGATGTATCGATCGACATGAAGAATGTCTGATGGCAGATGCTATGGCATTCGTCTGAGAACTCGTCCCATTCGGTATAGTCCCATTCAGACGGATGCCAATCTGCAGCTCTTCGATCAAAGGCCATTTGAATAGCGATCTTCTGGCCGTCAGTCGGTGTATGTTGGGTTATGCGCCAGTCGCTCACTTAGGCACTACCCTCAGCAAGATGGTGTTCTCATTCATCCGCTCTTGCAGCTTCTGTTCACTACCATTGATCTCACTCATGAGCTTTCGTAGGGAGATCTTGCCGCCCTTAAGCACTTGGTCGAGCACCGAGGCCACATCCTTCGCTTTCAGCTTCTTTGTAAAGCTAGTAGCTGGATCGTGGTTAGCGATAGCAGTACGGTTGATATCGAGTCCGGCTGGGCTGGCCATACGGAATACGCTGAGCTGGTTGTACTTAGTACTGAACGCCCATAGCTCACCAGCTCCGAGGATAGAATCTGGTCGAATAGACTGGAGCTTATTAGCTACGTCTGTTGGCTGGTACTTGAAGTGTTGCAGCTTCTTTTCGACAGATACTGGCTTAGGAGTACGTGGCTTACGAGCCTTCTTCTCGTTCTGGTTGTAACGCTCAGCATCCTCCACGATCATCACATAGAAGTCATAGAGCGATTCGAGTTGCTTGGCTGTGTAACCAGCATAACCCTCGACTACCTTTGAATCGGTCTTGAGGTAAGCCATTTCGATCTCAGTAAGCTGAGGATCGTAGAAGTCGAATATAGCTTTAGCCTGAAGCGGAGTCGCTTCGATCTTCTTCAGATGCTCATACAGCTCAAAGGACGATTGATATCCACCATTGTGGAAATTGTCGATGGTCTCTTCGATATCCGAGATGAGATGATCGGCCTTAGCCTTGATCCGATCTTGGACAGAGGGTTTCTGAGAGGGCTTAGGCTTATCCTGGTGGGTAATACCCTCTGGATTGGTTACCTCCATTCTAGCCTTGCTATAATCCCTCTCTAGCATCAGCTTGAGCCGGGTCTCAAAGAAGGTTAGAGCATTAGCTGGAAGATTAGCACCGAGGCTTCGCATACGAGCGATCCAGCCAGACGTAGTGCAGATCCATTTGTCTGGAACGTCCTTGATACGCTTATGGTCAGCGTCACGGACAGAATTCTTGAGATAGGTGAGGAGGAAACTCTTCGCATCCGCCGTACCATACATCGAGTTGTACCAGCTAAGGTTCATCCCGTGTTCGAGGTTGGTGATGACGTCAGATGTAAAGGTGGGTTCGCCAGCATTCTTCTTAGCGATATAGTACTCGGACTTCGCTTTGCTGGTAACTCGGACGGTAGGCTTCTTCTTTTTAGTCAGGCTTGGTCGACGCGTAGGTGCTACCACAAATGTGTCCTTGGTAACGATGTTTGGATGGGACCATTATATATCCAAACAGGCTACTTTGTAAACTACTTTTTTCTAAACGGAATTAGCTCCCTCGGACGTACTACTTGCGCACCATATATAATTGCCGCATGGAACTGGTGTTCATTAACATCGTAGTGATCGCGATGAAAGAAGTGACGACCTATGCCAAGGGTTGCGGCAAATTCGTGCAACTCTTGCAAGTCATCAGCCATCATGTGGCTGTATCGTTTCATCTTACCAGCGTAGAAGCGTGGTGGATCGATGTATATCATGTCGGTCTCATGTTTAGAGTTAAGGTGGCGTTGTCGTCAGTTTGAAGCACACAGCCTCTGATCTCCATGTATATATTCTTGCCGCATTCTGGGCAGAACGTCGGATATCGTGGATTGACCCAGCACAGAAGCGTACCACAGCAGGGCATCTCTATAAGCCTGAAGTGAACGCGTTCTGTTGATCTTGCCATGATACCCGACCTTATTACACATTACAAGAAATGTCAAACAACTACAGGCCACGCCCACTGGAGCAGACCCTGATTGATGACTTTAGATTGTTTGCCCTCTGCCTTCAGCTTGACAGCACGAGAGTACCAACGAGCATACGCCGAATAGCGCTTGATCTGGTGCTCATCGTGCTCGCCAAGTCGACGACCCGAGATGAACCGCATGTACCAGTGGAACCAGCCGATCGGATCGTGTTCGAAGATCCAGCCGTTCTCCATCCATGCCGCGTAGTCGAGGCCGGCCTTCACACCGAAACAGTTCTTCGACCAATCAGGCTCGCCGTTCTGCTCACGTAGACGCTCTACGATGCTCGGACGGATTCCCTCATAGTCTTCCTCGATCGCTAGCTCGAAGTAAGCGTGACCGAAGACGCCTAGATCAAGCATCTTCTCGGGCGTATAGAACGGCTTGAAAGCTAGTCCGCCCGAGTGGAAGGTCTGGTTCTGGTCGCTCGAAAAGTCCATCGATCACCTTGATGTTATGCGGTTCAATGAAGTCGAGGATAGACTGGATGTTATTCTCGACGTGTGATTTGTACTGCTTCTCAGTCTGCTTGAACAGACCGGCGCCATACGGAAATGTCGCGATGAAGACCTCGATCAGCCGCTTCTTAGTCCAGAACGGCTGACGGCGGAGCTTCTGCAAGAATACTGCTTCATCGTAATGCACCGTACTATTCCTTCAGTTTGCGGAGATCTTCAATGACCCTTTTAAGAAGATCGATCTTGATCTGGTTGATCATGTTCGGTTCCTTCTTAAGTGCGTCAACATCGTTTTGGTATTTGTATACGAGGTTGTTTAGCTTAGCTTTCATCCGCCCTCTCAGAATGGCCAGAACTAGAATGGTATAGGACATGGAGGGACAGGATGATCATGGATCTCTGGCCCTCTCTGTGCCTCAGATTATTCGGTAACCTGATCCTCTGCCTCTACCGGCTTTGGAGACCCAAAGGTTGGCTCACTAACAGTTGGCAACTTGCCCATCATGGTGATCCGTTTGAACGGCTTGTCCTCGATCCACATGTTCCACGTCTTGAGGATGAGCTCCATCTTCATCTGCGGACTGAGCTTAACCTCGACGCTCAGACGATCACGCAGCTTATAGATCGGGCTGTCCTTCGACAGGAGGTCACCGTCCTTGAAGCGGTTCATGAAGGTAAGGGCGTGCTTCGGTGCCTTCTGCTGGATGACGTAGAACGCCGCACCAGCGATCGAGGCCGAGACCATCTTCGAGAACTGCTTCGGCAGGTTGATGGCCCACGTAGCGATCAGCTGGAGCTGATGATCAGTTGAAGCGCGCTGGATGACCTCGCTAGAAGTGATCCGTGAGAGCTGGCCGAGGCTGCCATAGCTGTCGTAGCCGATGACCATGCGGGTGATCGCCGCCAGGGTTGTGGCATTAACTAGTTCGCGCATACGAAGCGAGTCTGCAGGCTGACGAGCTGAACCAGTATCCACCGATTCACGTGACTCACGAGGGACACCCCAGACGAGCGAGGTCTCGATCGGTACACCAGCCCGAACGACAGAGTGCAGCCGATGCTGTCCATCATTCAGATCAGCCGAACTGGAGATGATGATCGTCTCACCATTCCACTGCCACCGATTGTTCTTGATGTCGTTGGCAGTACGATCAATCAAGGTCTCGCGCAGCCGACGGTTGGAGCGGTTATTCTCGAGCAGCACCTCGGCCATCTCGGGAGTGATCGTGATGCGTGTCTCAGCACCAGTCTCGCCAGCTTCCATCCGTTCCATGAGGCCCAGGAACCACTGTTCAGCCAGAACACGGCCCTCGGACTTCTCACGCTTCTTGTCGAGTATCTCGTTCATTTCGTCTTCCTTCCATGGTGAACTTAACGATGATTTATGCCATGCGTCTCGTTGATGACCAGCATGATATCGAATAGCTTCTGGCCGATAGCAGCGACCTCCAGAAAGCTATTCGCTACCTTAGTGTGAGCCGAACACTTGGTCGGGTGTTCAGCCATCTCCAACAAACCGAGCTCAAAGTTATTCAGCTCGTTCCGCATCTCGGATATTGCCCTTGCCGTGTGGGTGCACAGTTCGGAGTTCAGCTTGTTCAGCCGAATGATGTCTTCGTCACGCATTGCCTGCAAACGCCGTAGCTAGAGTGAGTGCCTTGGTCTTCAGATCACGGTTGGAACCGAACCATGCTGATTGAAGCCGCGAATCAACTGCCCGACCCATGAGATGATCGGTCATGTACGTGACAGCATTAAAGGCCTGCCACCACGTTCCTTCAGCCATATCGGCTCCAGGCTGCGACCGGATAACATCCAGGGCGATGGAATGATTCCGGCTGATGGATGCCTCTTCCTTCTTCGAAGTCTTCTTTGGGAAGATCTCTCGGAAGTAACGGTTGAGGGCATCATCATTGAACCGAACGCCAGCCATGAACTCTGCCGCCTCTTTGTAGGTGACGAGCTTACTGTGCGCGATACCAAGCAGTTCCTTAGCCTTCTCAGGCTCGAACGCTTTACGATGACTCAGCCGCACGACCTGCTGCTGATCGAAGGTAGAGCCAGTGCCCATCGCTAGACACAGGGTGTTCCAACAGACCACGCGAATCGGAGTGAACCGAATGTCGATGGCCTTGCCGAACTGATGAGGGTTGGTGAAGAGCAGATGGCTCTCGACGTGGTCCTTGCCAGCAACGATGAAGCCGTCTTTGATCTTGGCTAGACACCATACGATCTGCCCGCCCTTGAGCGAACCAGCCGTATGCATCTCCATGTCGCCAGCCATGACGAAGTCGTGGAAGAACTGGAAGGCATCCTCGTTCTGAAGAGGACACCATTCGCGAGTGACCGTATCTAGGATCTTGTTATCGCTGGAACGTACCAAGGCTGCGCGGTTGATGTCCTTATCGATGCCACCGATCTTCACCGTAGCACCGATCTTTTCGACCATCCAGTCCGTGCCCGATTCGACCATGATCTGCCTGGGCGACAGATCATTCGAGACATTATTACCGAGACCGTGCCAAGGGACCTCCCCGGCGTAAGCCATTGTTTCTACTTCGCCCGACATGTGGGTCTCCTTATTAGAACCTTCCTTATTCTTATATCCTGTAACCAGACTCATGTAAAGGCTTTTAATTGGAACTCGAGTTCAACACACAAAAGAAAAGGGAGAGCCCGAAGACCCTCCCTTTGAATGCATCTAACTGATGAAGCAGTCTTAGATGAAGCCGAACTTCAGAGCGGCCTGCTCCACCTGGTAGCGAGTCATCGTCTGGCAGCCGACATTGACCGTGCCACGATAGATGGTCGAGCTGCGGCTGTAGTCGCTATGGCGGATGCTAGGACCAGAGACGCTGGTACGAGTGTTCTCAGGGTCCGACCAGAAAGCGAAGCAAGCATCCCAGAGACGACGGGCCGAAGTCTCGCCGATCCAGTAACCACCTGGAGTCTGAACCTGACGACCACGGCTACCGTTGGTACGGAAGTTCAGCTTCTGCTCCTCAGAGCCTTCAGCGAACGCGTAGTCCGGCTTGCCTGCTTCACGAAGCGCAGTGAAGAAGTCGACCACCTGCTGCTTGATCTGGCCGTAAGCCTGGAGGATACCGATATCGACATAGTTAAGCGTCATGCCGATGTTCTTCGCGAACTGCAGGTTGTCCTCCTTACTGGTTGCAAGGATCTTCGCGAACTGAGCTTCACCATCGAAGAAAGCGTCAAAGCTCGGAACCCGGTTGATCGTACGATCCGACAGCATCAGCTCCATGAGCATATTGTCGAAGATCTCAGTCTGCTCGATAGTCAGACTAGCACGCACAGTGCTGTTAAGTAGGGTAACACCACCAATATGACGCAGCAGGGTCTTACGACCGACCTTGACATCATTACCTTCAGCGGTAAAAGGAGCAGCAATAGTCTTAAACGTAAACAGCGGCTCAACAGCAACCGGAGCCTCAACAGTCACTTCTGCAGTCACAACATCAGTCATTATGTAAGTAAGTCCTAGCTATGTGGATATGAACCAGTAAACAGTTACTATACTGTGTTACTTTCCATATAGCACTTATATACTAATGTCCCAACATTGTAAAGGCAAAAGTTCAAGAAAATAAGCACAAAAAAAGGGAGGACTTTAGTCCTCCCTTTAAGCTTAGTTGTAGTGGATGTTATGCGCGACGCTTGGCATAAACGGTACCACGCTGCGGGCCCGGCTTGCGACGGGCAGTCCCGTCCAGCCGAGTCGGAGCGACAGTCCGCGGCGTGCCGTCATGCCAGGTGCCGTGGCTACCGGCCTCGGCGCGGTTTCCACCGCCGCGCCGACCTGCACCGCCCGACCGAGCCTGGGGAGCGTTACCGCCACCCGACCGACCAGCCATCGCACCACCCGAAGCACCACCACCCGACGGGGGAGTGTCATCGGTCTGGGGACGACGGGCCATGCCGCGGTTACCCTTCAATCGACGGTCGAACGTGTTGGTCACTCGGCCCCGACGAGGAGCATCTTCCGAGTTGTCCTGACCCTGACGGGCCATCGCATTCGCCGGCTGCTGGTTGCCCTGCGGATTGTCCTTCGAGACGCCCTGCTCGATATTCTCCTTCAGGCGCCCGTCAGTCGACGGATCCTTCACCTGGCCCTGCGCGCCCGGCTGACGATCACCGTCATTATTCGAGTTCGAGTTGTTACCCGAGCCCGTGTTCTGACCCATCGTCGAATTGCCGGTCGCCGGAGCAACCTGCTGGCCGCCCTGGCCATCACCGCCGTCGATGTGGACACCCGCATCGCGGTTTTCCTTCAGACGGCCGTCGTTCGGGTTCTTGACCTGACCCTGAGCGCCGGGAGTCCGCTCGTCATTGCCGAGGTTGCTGAGATCAGCGTTGCCCTCCTGCTGCTGGTTGTTGCCCGACGCCTGATTGTTACCCTGCGACTGGTTGTTATCCTGCTGCTGGTTGCCCTGCGACTGGCCGATGTTCTGACCGGTGTTGTCCGACATCTGGCTGATGTTCGCCGAACCGTCCTGGCCAGACTGATCCGTCTCGTCGTAGTTGGGTGCCGCCATAAGGTCGCCGACATCCGCCGAAAGGATCAGCGGCGTCTCGCCGGGTAGACCGTTCTCGATCGAAACGGCTTCGATGATGGAGACCGGAGGAGTTCCGATTGCTTCCATCTCAGGATCGAGTGAGATGAACAGATCGAACACGTTGCCGTCTTCATCCTTCAGCCAGCCGGCCGTTGTAACGAGATGGCAGGAACCCGATGCACCGATTCCAGTGCCGTAGACGGCCCGGAGATCACCGTATTCATCATCGAGGCCGGCCAGCTCGATCGCACGGTGTGCGACATCGGCATATTCTTCGACGGGACGCGAAGGCTGCTGGAGGATAGTGTCCATCAGCGATTCGCCTTCAACGCCGATGAAGATACGGCTCTTGTTGCGGCGGAAGAGTTCTGCTTGTTCCGGGCTAACTCGAAGCACCCGGGCGATTAGGCTGTCCTGCATTATAAGCTCCATTCCTTGTGCCAGGGTTTATCCCTTGACTAGAACAGTATATAATGCAGGACTAAAGTTGTAAAGGCATTTATTTCCATTATTTGGAATTTATTAGGCCTGACGCAAGGAACTATTTCCAAAAGAGGGTCCAAGCAACTGGCGGGCCTTAATAATAGACGCAGACACGTCGTTCTGGTCTTCGCCCTTCAGATGCTTATCAAACCGAGCATACAAACCGTACTCATGGCCATGTGCGTCGATTTCCCACGGATATTCATGGTAGTCCAACCTAGCGATATCGATAAGCTGACCATTCCAACGATGTGACTTACCATCGAGCGACTGAGTCTTCTGACCAGAAGCCCATTGTTTGACGTGCGCTAGCTCGTGACCGAGTGTCTTGAGCATTGGCGCATAAGCCAATTCGCTACATACCGACACAGTGAAGTGCGTTGGCCGGTAATTGTCATCCTCCCATTCACATAGACCACACGTATTGTATAGCGTAGTCATATTAGCGATCACTACCACGTTCACTTGTAGGAACGAATAGAGATCATCGTATTCATGCATCAGAATCGCCATCATGAACTCTGTTGCATTCTTCAGCAAAGTGTTGTTGACATCTTTTGCTGAAGCGCGGCCCGATACTTTTACTTTCACACGCAGACTCCGGAAATGCTAACCTCCCAAGCGCGGCTGGTATCATTACGCCTAAACCCCTGTTGCCCTCCATTCCCAGCGAGACGAACTCCAGTCTGATAGTGGGTTTGGGACACCACCATCTACTTACCTTATATTAGGCATTCTGGGCAATGTAAATAATCAAGATTATATCGGCGGGAACTTTTAGGGAACATTGTTTAGCAGAGGGCAGCTAGACGAACAATTTCACCCCTGTGTTTGTGCGAGTCGGACAGAAACACCTGAGCTGGTTCGTCGTCTACGCCGATAAGAATAGCGAGTTGAGGCACCTCGATGCCGAGCAATTCCTCTACCATCATAGCGTAGATCGTCGTCTGAAGGTAATAGCCTGCAACCTTCTCTTCGTCCTTAGGCCATTTCGACGTCTTAAAATCGACGATCGACATGACGCCATCAAACTCAGCGAGCATATCAGTACGACCAGCGATGCGCAGCTGATCCGACCATAGACCGAGTTCAATGCCACGAATGACACCGACACGACTATCAAGGACTTTACGCATCGCGCTGAACATAACCATGTTAGATGGCATATGTCCACGAGAGAACTGCTTGTTATTGAGGAGATATTGCTCTATGATGGCGTGAACCGCAGTTCCGCGTCTTTTTGCTTGGGTTGATCGTTTCTCAACCTCAGCTTCACCAACTCGAGCCTTCCATTCGTCTAGCCAGGAGTTATCCGTGTGCTTACCGAGGAAAGTGGTGACTGACTGATATCGATTACCAGCCGGAGTACAATAGAACCTACCGTTCGGTGTGTCTTCGTTTACGATAGTGGGTAGGTTAACAAAATCGTGTTCGTACGTCTTAGTTAGAAACATTATCGTCCAATATATTCGACTTCAAGAAAGTTATGACCAGCTAGCGACCAAGTACATCCACCGCTCTGCCATAAGAACAGAATCTCAGGACCCCAGTCGCTGTTCCACTTGACTTCTCCACCGAGTGGAGTAACAGAGCCGATTGGATATAGTCCAGCTATAACACCACGGTTGCCGATCAAACTAACGACCTTATCGCCAATGCGAAGGTCTTCAAACGGCACATCTTTAATCTTCACGTTCAATACTCACAAAAAAGCCGGTACAGTAGTTATACCATACCGGCTCAAAAATGTCAACAAGTGACTCTTAGTTCGTCCTTCTTGATGATGTACTCCTTAACAAGAGCAGAGCGGACGATGTCACCCTTTTCGAACTCGATGAATTCGAATGACTTCATTCCTGCGATGACTCGCATGAAGTCTCGGAGACCTGCCTTCTCTTGATCCTTCGTGAAGTCCGACTGACGGAAGTCTCCACAGAAGATGATCCTTGTGTTCTTACCGACTCGGGTCATAACTGAATCGAGTTCGTGCAGACTCATGTTCTGCATCTCATCGACGATTACGATCGAATCGTTAAGGGTTACACCGCGAATGAAGCTAGTTGAGATGAACTCTACTAGTCCCTTCTTAGTTAGTACGTCGTAAGCATCACCACGACCAAATAGCTCGGAACAGATCTGGCTATATGGTGCTTCATAGACCGCGGCTTTCTCTTTCGAGTTGCCTGGTAGGAATCCCATCTCACGAGTAGGAACGACCGACCTGACTATGACGACTTTTCTTTGACTAGAGAGACCTGACAGAATGTCTCGAAGGGCAAGGTAGAGGGCGAGGAAGGATTTTCCTGTTCCGGCGATACCGTGTTCCATGAGGTTCATACCACTCTCATATGCTTCAAACGTTAGACGTTGCTTCATAGTGAGTGGACTGATCTTAGCGAGGTTTAGTCCACAATTTGGTGTGTTCTGAACTTCTTCAGTCTGCTGTCGTAGTAGTCTCTTTTCACGCTTGGTCATGCGTGGGGTTACATTAGTCATTTACGTTCTCTTGGTTAAGAGACTCAATATGTATTGATATTCGACCGAGGGGCATCCTTCTTGACCTTACGAAGGATCTCTCTGAAACCTTCGTCTGGTTTACGAACGCCGAGCTTAACAGAGTCGCCAAGCGGGGGAGCGTGACGAATGATAGACTCAAGTTCAGGGTGATCGGCGAGATATTGTTCACGTTCGGAGATCTTTAGGAACTCCTCGTGTTCATCACCTGTCTCAATGTTGCGGAAAGTGTACGTAGGAATTAGTCGTAGTCCTCATCGGTGAAGTAGCTCGTGTCCCTAGTTCGCAATGCGTTATTGAACTTTGTTTTCTTGGGATCACGTCGTTCTATGAGCGCGTCTTTGTCGTCGTCCCAGTAATTGTTCTTACGGAACTTCTTGATCTTGCTCATACGGAATTAGTCCTGGGAACGCTTCTTCAATTACAGATGGTGTGAGACCCTTTGGCAGCTTGCGCTCCTTAACTAGAAGGAGTAGTTCTGCATCCGCGGGTGCGATAGACTCGAGTATCTCGATAAAGATGTTCTCGAGCTTAGTTGGCTTCAGACGAACACCATTGTCATTAACAAAGAGATAAAGACGACGCAGCTCCTTATAGAGCATACCCTGGCTGTCATGAAAAGCTGATGGCTTGTACGGTGGATTGCCGTCTGGAAGGTTCCAGGTGATCGCTGGATGGAGTGCGTATTGGATAAGATCTTGGAGGGCTTTTGAACTATGCTGTTGAAGCACAGCAGCTCGATCTTTCCTGGTCTTTTGCAGAGACGCTCGATCGAGAATCTCGCTTAGTCCCAATGTCATGAAATAGGTCCTTGATGTCGAAATAAGTGGGTAGCCTTGATGTGCTACCACTTATTTATCAAGCATTCAGCTTATTGAGAGCTTCAGTCAGGATTTCGATGGCCTTAGCACGAGTAAGGTCGATGTGAGTGGTTTCGCCACACCATGCCATACCGTCTTGGAGCTTAGAATCTGCACGAACAGTAACACGAACTGTCTCGCCATCTTCTGAGATATTGATGTAGTCTGGGTAGATCGGCTTGATAGAAGTGTAAGCTACGATAGTCTTCATTGTTTGCTTTCTTAGAAGTCCTGGACGTTTTCCATCAGGTGCTTCATACGGTTCTTGATGAGGTAGTTGAAGATCTTTGAACGATCTTTGCCACCCTGGTTGTTGTACTCTTCGAGTACTGCTGCCTGAAGATGCTCAGGCGTGAATGTGAGATCGATCATCTGCTGGTTACGCAGATAGTTGCGGTGGACCTCTGGGTTCTCCCAGACGCCGGTCTTGATGCTCTCTTTGAAAGCAGCAACCCGCTTCTTGGTCATGGTGCCTTGGCGAATCTTTAGTACGAGACTATTGTCAGCCGACAGTACATTAGGGACGCCGTCACCAGAGTCACCACCGAGAATTAGTTCGTTAAGATAGTTGGTCGGGTCATTCTCACGCATAGAACGATTACGGACCGGATCATATTGGTCCACGTTCATGTACGTCTGAAGCTGGCGGAAGTCCTTATCGCCCGACATGATAAGGATCGGATGACCACCAGGAATATCGCTACCGAAGTGATGGCATAGAGTGCCGATGACATCATCAGCCTCGCAACCAAGAACAGAGATACAACGATAAGGGAAGTACTCGAGGAGGTCTTGACGCATCTCGTGCAGACCCTCGAAGATGCTATCCCAGTCGAGGGTAGACTTCTCACGATCGGTCTTGCGGTTGCCCTTGTAATAAGGGAAGTACTCGACACGCCAGTTCTTAGCCGATTCCATGGCCAGAACGAGTTCACCGTACTTAGCGAAGTACTTAGTGCGATATCCCTTCAAGGACGTCAGCACCATATGCTTCAACATGGAAGTCTCGACTTTACCGCCAGACTTACCCATCTGGACCATGATGTTCGAAACCATAACCTGCTGAAGGTCGACAATGATCATTATGTATGTTACCTTGAGGGCGGCTCTACCGTAGCAGAGAAGCGAATTTGTAGCTCAGGAAGAGTACGGAGGAGACCGTCACCAGTCTCCTCGAATAGGTCTTCAGCGAGCTCTTGGACTGGATGGTAGTTGCCGTTGAGCTTCATGATGAACGACCTAATAGACTCTACCACAATAGCTATATCCTTAGTATAATCCAATTCATCAGAATTGTCAATATCAAAGCCAAGATATGCGAGCTCATCAAACAGATCACCGGATATATCGGCAACTATCTGCTGGACGTGGAGTGTTCTAACTTGCTCGTCTTGAGCTACGTTAATCGATTTAGATGTGGCCCATGGGCCGAGGATCACATTGGACATAGAGAACTCTTTGTTGAGACTCTATATTTATGATGCTGAATAGACGAAGGATGGCTTAGGCAAACCTACGTCCATATTGCTTGAGATCAGGTTCTGCAGAAGCGCAGTCCAATCATTCGCGCGACGCTCCCAGTTGTAGACGTCATTAGCGAGCATGCTCTGAGTTTGAAGAGCAAGCAGTTGATGATCTTGATGGAACTGCTCGATCGACATATCAAGGATGTGATAGAGTATAGTCGCATGGATGTGAGGAGTCTCGTTGTAACCATACATGCGAGTCATGCTCATCGAAGTCTCTGGCAGAGCAGCATAGTTCGGATGAACGCATAGAAGGCCAGCAGACATAGCCTCGATCAGACACAAGCAAGAGGTTTCCTGCCACGTGCTTGGATAAGCGAAGATCTGCGCTGAGCTTACTGCTTTACGTACTTCTTCATTAGAAGCGGTACCAAAGTAGTTGATCTTCGGATGAGCCCTCAGAGCATCAAACAGCTCTTTATGCTGCTCGTCCCTCTGTTCCCAACCATAGAGCTTGAATGACGAATAGACATCAAGTTCGATATTCTCATGCTTCTCAGCGAGAGCAGCAAATGTCGAATAGAGGATGTTCAACCCACGATGTGGAGTCGAAGTATAGATCAGCTTGATCTTATTGTCTTCGCGTGGAGCTGAGAACTCTAGCGGCACGATCGAGTTAGGAATGACAAAGCACTTCGACCACGGGATACCGTAGTAGTTGATATAAGCTTGCTGTTGCCAGTTGCTAACAAATACGAGCACATGGAACTTCTCCCATCCTCCGTTGCGAAGATGCTCGCTCTCAGGATCACCCGGAAGGTCGTGAAGATACAGGATACGATATTTTGTATCATCCAAGTCACGGACCCTAGAAAAGATTATTTGACACTTTTCTAGTAACGCACGTGGCACGGAACCATCGTACAGCCTGTTCTGTAGAAGTTCCGTGCCACCCATTGACTTAGCATTTGTTTCGTTACGTACGATTAGATCTTGGTTCATTTTCATTCTTTAGTTTGCGAAGGGCACCACCAACAAATTCCCAACCTTCATCAAATAGCGCCTCGATGTCAAGGTTGAGATATAAAGCCTCGGATACGGCCAGCCATTCATATTCGTCAGTCATGTTAACTCGATCAGATCGGTTGAGCGATCAATGAATTTGTATACGATATGCTTAACGTCGAAGTAGGACTTGATGAAGTCGACTACCTCTTCTGGCGTATAAGGAGCACAACTGTAAAGGTCGAACTCAAAGAGTCCGGTGTCATTCCAGATATGAACGACTGAATTACTGGTTGTGAGTAGGATGTCGCCAGTGACACCCTCATTGCCTGGTTCGTCGCAGTATAGCGCCCTGGCAGGCATTAGCACCTTCATACGAACATGGTCGACTAGGGCAGTTAGGAAAGTAGTTACGTGGTCGACCTGATCGCGAGTAGGTGGATTCGCTATCTCAGCTCGTACCATGAGGTGAAGATGTGCTGAAGGCATCTCATGGGAACTCCGGGGCATGTTGGAAGAATGTAACGAGTGCTACAAACTTTATTTATGCCCCGCAGAATCAATCCTCGTTCATCACCATGCTGAGGATCTCGAGGGTAAAGTCGATGATCTCTGACGTTTCGCGAGTATTGAGCTCTTCGATCAGCTTGGTACGACCATCTTGGTAAGCTTGTTCTTTGCCGACTGTAGATTCATCGATCATGCAGATAGCAGCAAAGATGCCGCTTACAGGAAACTTCTTCAGTTCTTCAGGATTAAAAGCGTGTTCTTCAGTTGTCATTAGCAGCTTTCTCAGCTTGTGCATCTTCCCAGAGCTGTTCGCCTGATGGGAGCTCTCGGATGATGATAGGATCGTTAGCCTGCATATACCAGTCAGGCGCAGACGCCGCCGTGTTACGGCTATTGAACTTAGCCACGTACTTATCAGCGTTAACCAGTTCACGGAAGTACATAGAGAAGTCGCGCCTGGAACCCCAACCACGCTCATATTCATAGACGTCTACACGAAACATAATTTATACCGATATGATTGAGACGCAGATGTCTTGTTCTACGTCATACAGTGGGGATAATGGGCCTTTGCCACCACGTGTTAATTTAGTGACATCATAGCCCATAGCCAATAGTTCATCGATAGCCTCAGCTTCAGTTTGATGAAGCTCGCCTGACTCACTATCTTTGATAAGCGGGCAGTAGAAGATCATCCAACTTCTGGTTCAGTTGGAGTCTCAGGATCGACTGGCGGCTCTTCAGGGAGAACCGGATCTGTCACGATTGGGTCGATGAAAGGACCTTCTGGCGCGATCGGCCTGCTCTCATTGAGGAAGATCGGCTCAGGAATAGCATCGTTCTCTTCAACGTAGATGGCTTCATCTACCGGGATGAAGTGAGCGATGGTGATGTTCTGCTCTAGATCCTCGAGGTAGCCGAAGATGCTAGTAGTGAAATTGTCGATATTGTAGCCGCTGTTCTTCAGATCTTCGTAAACTGCATCGAGCGTGTCATGAACATCTAGTAGATCGCTGCCGTTAATAATTGCTTGGTACTTCATTCAAACTCCGTTATCTCATCGAATTCGTCATTCCAGGGCATACCACGATTCACGTAGTCGTCTATAGCCTCTTGCGGAATTACAGGAACTTCATCATTCATATTCGTGTCCTTCAAGATCTTTATAACACAAATACTTAGGAAAGTAAAGGGCTTAAATTACGTTCAACTTCCTAAGCTGATCAATAGAATCATCAACAGAAGTATGTAGAATAAAAATGCCATCGTTGTTCTCCCAAACGTGCTTGTGCTTGTTCCAGTCATCAACGATGATATTGAGGGCGCCTGGTTCCATATGCTTGAACTTGTCGCGCGACGGACAAGTGATCATTGGTACACCTGGGAAGTATTTATCACGCCAGCCGAGCTTCTGAGCCTGCGACCAATCCCCTACTGGAACTCCGGTAAGAATCGTTGGATCGAGGTGCTTGACTGCTTCATACAGACGGTGCGCATCGTTCATGACGGGCAGGTTGCCGAAGAAGTTATCAGCCGAACTGATCACCTTCCAGAAGGCTTTCGTGCCATTAGCATCTTCGAATGAGCGTGGGTGCAAGCCAGTGGCCGCGATAAAAGCTGCGTCGAAGTCCGCAAGGACACCATCGCAGTCGAGAAACATCTTGATCTTCATTAGATTTCCACTGGAACTGGGAGACGAACATTATTAAAGGAGATAACCTTAGCGACGCCATCGTAATCAACCACTAGCTCTAGCTCAATCTCAGCACCAGCATATTGAAAGTTTGCAAGTGCAGCATCAGACAGCTTTAGAGCTTTAGCAGCATCGCGCATCTCATCTTTTGTTGTATGGACATACAACCTAGTGTACTTAGGGTTACGCACTTGAATCTCTTCAGCAACTTCTTCAAGAAGTGCGACTAGTTCTTCGCGCGATAGTTCTGAAAGGTTCATTACAATCCTTGTTGGGAGAGGAGCGATAACTCCCCTCTCCCGTTTACACAAGTTCCAACGTCACTCTAGCGACGCCAGCTTGGAGCATACCAATTGACCGTGCGGCTCCCCGCGACAGATCTATGGCGTGCGATTTCACGAATGGTCCCCGATCATTGATCCTCACGACCACTGATCTGCCATTTGTTTGGTTTGTGACTTTAAGCATAGTACCGAACTTCATGGTCCGGTGTGCAGCGGTTAGACCATCAGGGCGGAAACGCTCACCTGATGCAGTTCTAGAACCGTAGTCGTAATACGAAGCAATAACCGTACTAGGTTGATTACTTTGAATCGCTAGACTCGGCGTAGACCATAAGGCCATACCGAGTAGAGCTGTGACACACATTTTGCGCATCGTTGTTGCCTTTCCTTGTTAAGGGGATTGGTACAACGGTCAGCATCTTGTTTGTACTCAGCTAGCTATCTTAGCTACCTATCCGATTGTCCCTATAGTCAGGGAGCAGGAGTGAGAACAGACGTGATAGAGTCTAGACGGAATGAGCGCCATGCACTCTTATCAACGTCCCATACGATCATACGCTCTTCGGCAGATACGTTGGTAGTCGACTCTTCGATGTCTTGTTGTGGCGGCAAGAGGTCTGCACGAAGGGTGCAACGCATCTTACGAGTCTCGCCACTGACCTTTGTAAAGTTTACTTCAACGACATTATCAACCAGTCGTTCAAGCATCTCAGTTTTGTTAAGCAAATTCATAACATAATCCCCGCTCGTTTAGCCGAGCTGTTTTACTAGATCTTCGTACCCACCGATCTTAAGCTCATTGCCTCCTTCGGAGATCAGCTTGATTTGTGGGAACGTCTTGGCACTAGGGAACTGTTCTAGTAGTTCCTCCCTAGTGAACTCCCGTCCGAGTTTGAATTCTTTGAACGGAAGATCTCGTTGGGTAAGGAGTGCGACTGCCATGAAGCAATACTTGCACGCGTCCTTACCATAAATGTGGTATTCGAACATGTGGTGAGGGTAACCTTTACTATAGCAATAGTATATACTAATGTGCCGGAAATGTCAAATCGAAATTATTTAGTAGCCTCGACGATCAATGACTTTCAGTGCAGAGCCTGGTGGAAGTATAGCTACGATATGACGTTGATCGATCATACACCCACCCTTCAGGTAGACATGGCGAAGATAGCTACCGCGATATCGATATTCAAACTTACGAACATTGATAACTTCATCTGACCAATGGCGATTTGAACCATCGACTCTCCAGATAACGATATCGCTGACCTTAGGCTTCAACCATATCTTAGACATAAGCGTTCACCTTTTGTTCTTTTTGTTTTTCCCTCATCATTTCAGGCGGGAGCAACATTGAGTAGCGCAATGCCCTTGTCCGACAGAAACCAGAGCGTAAGGTTACTGTTCCAGTGTCCCATGCGCATCATAACGACTAGACCCTTCTTCTTCAGACCGTTCATCGCCTTAGCTGGTGGATGACCCTCAAAGTCGGTAAGAAAGCCATAGGGATGACGAGCTGCGACCTGTAGTAGCAACGTCATCTTCTTGCCGTTCTTCTTGAGCTTACCTTTTGCCATTCGCCATCTTCCATGCTGGGAGCGTCTGAGACATAAAGTCATCGATCTGCTGGATCAACGAGGCGACCTGCAGCTTGATGTTCTCGATAGTTTCAAGGAGCATCGTGCCGATCTGATGTGACCCTTGCATACTCTGCGCTCGCTTTAAAGCTATCGAAGAATTCGTCTGGTCTGGCATATGTTGAGCGACGACTAGCAGCGATGCGTAGTCGAGTTGGAGATCACGGACCTCTGGCTTATAGTTCGTCGCGATAGTAACGGTCTCATCGACTAACGCCATCAGCTCAGACCTACACTTAGTAAGCATCGCTTCGTAG